TAGCTCCTTGGTTACCTTGATTACCTGTAGCACCTTGTGTTCCTGTAGCTCCTTGATTACCTGTAGCTCCTTGATTACCTGTAGCTCCTTGATTACCTGTAGCACCTTGATTACCTGTAGCACCTTGGTTACCTGTAGCACCTTGGTTACCTTGATTACCTGTAGCTCCTTGTGTTCCTGTAGCTCCTTGATTACCTGTAGCACCTTGGTTACCTTGATTACCTGTAGCTCCTTGTGTTCCTGTAGCTCCTTGATTACCTGTAGCACCTTGGTTACCTTGATTACCTGTAGCACCTTGATTACCTGTAGCACCTTGGTTACCTTGATTACCTGTAGCACCTTGGTTACCTTGATTACCTGTAGCTCCTTGTGTTCCTGTAGCTCCTTGATTACCTTGATTACCTGTAGCTCCTTGATTACCTGTAGCTCCTTGTGTTCCTGTAGCTCCTTGTGTTCCTGTAGCACCTTGGTTACCTTGATTACCTGTAGCTCCTTGATTACCTGTAGCTCCTTGAGAACCAGTAGCACCTTTAGAACCTTGTGAACCAGTAACACCTTGTGACCCAGTATTGCCTTGATTTCCAGCAGCACCTTGTGACCCAGTATTGCCTTGATTTCCAGCAGCACCTTGTGACCCAGTATTGCCTTGATTTCCAGCAGCACCTGGTGACCCTGTATTTCCTTGATTTCCAGCAGCACCTTGAGAACCTCCTGCTGGACCTTGAGGTCCAGTAATTCCAGCACCAGTAGCACCTTGAGCACCTTGAGCTCCTTGAGCACCAATAACACTTCCTCCTGAACCTATAAAACCAGCACCATAACCACCAACCCCAGGAGGCCCTTGAGGACCTTGAGGTCCAGTAACACCAAAACCTGAAGTATAATTAGAAACTAAACAATCGCATGGGTCTATATCAGGAGGAACATAATCACATGAAGTGCCACAGTCGCAAACATCTGGACCAGAATAATCACAACTATTACAAGGAATATAGTATCCAGAATTACAACGATTATTACTAGAGGTTGAGTTATATGGAACACCATTTATAAAACTAACATTTAAATTTGTTACTGTTATATTTTCAGCATTTATATTACTCATTTATATAAAAAATATACATATTATAATTTTAGTTTTAGTTTTAAAATAATTTTATTATTCAAAAAATTATTTTAATTTGGTAAAGGTCTTTGGTTTTTTTCTACTACTAAAGGTTCTGGTATATATATAGGTCCTTTTTCATATATATTAACAGAAGGTAATGTTGTTATTTTAGCGACAAAACAAGGTGCTGGATTTACTAAATTTGTTGAGTTAATACCAAATAAAAAAGATTCTGTATCAGCTGCGTTATGTGACAATTTATTCCAGGGGATTTGTCCAGCTAACAAACCATTCCCTGCGAATTTGGTATCATATGCTGCTCCATATTGTGAGTTTGGATACAATTTATAATTCTCAGATTGTTTATATTCAGTTTGTTCTAAAGAATAATTACCTGGAGTATTTCTATTACGTGTAGAAGCCATTTATATACATATGATTTAAAAAAAAGTATATTAAAATTTAACATAATAACTACCTAAAATTTATATGACATCTAATAAACAATACTTTTCAACTTAATTAAATTTTGTTCTGATATTTTGCCTTCTTCCAAAAAATCTCTTACACAATCATGAGTTAAATACATAAAATCGTAAGCAAATAATATCATTAACCCTAATTCTTCATCTGTGCTCATAAAATTACTAGCTAATTTCATCATACACTCTTTTAATTCAGGACAGCTTTGTAACTTTTCATATAATTCATGAATTGCTCTATCCATTTCTTTTTCGTTAAATTCATCCATTCCAAGAATATTTAATAATTCTTGACGATAAATCGCATCCCTAACAAACTCTTTTTCACTATCAGTTGCTTGGTCAGATTCTAAAAAAATATCTGGAGAATTATATGTACAAATAATTTTTGTATTATACATATATTTATACTAGTCAAAGGTCTAAATGTATTTAATTACTAATATAATTATAAAAAAAATGAAATTATATTAATCAATTTATCAGTGATTATAACATACATAAAATACAATGGGTGCTAACCAGAGTTCACAAATTGCTGCTTCTAATTCTAGAAGAGTTACTCCTTCTATTTGTAATTCTAAAAAATTTATTATTGGTATAATTGATGTTCAAAATGATTTTTGTAAAGGAGGAAAATTAGCTATAGCTGAAGCAGAAGAAGCGCTTGCGGCAATAAATAAATTACGTTATATTTATCACGATATGAACACTTTTATATCTCAAGATTGGCATAATAAAAATCATATGTCATTTGCTGAAACACATAAAAAACCCCCGCATACAGGACCAGAAAAATTAGCTCTCGCAATGGAAGACGGCTCTGTTATTAATGTAGAACAAATGATGTGGCCACGTCACTGCGTTGAAAATACGGTTGGCTCACGTCTTCATAATGACTTGATAACTACAGTGAATGATATAATGATTAAAAAAGGGACTAAGCAAAATGTGGAAAGTTATAGTGCTTTTGGCGATGAATTTCAAGGAAAATACGAAAATACGAAATTACATGAAAAACTGCAGGCTTTAAAAATTACTGATATTATATTGACTGGCATTGCTAGTGACTATTGTGTTTATAACACTGGTTTAGATGCGGTTCGTCTAGGATACAAAGTGCATTTAATTTTATCATGCACAAGAGGAGTTGCTAAAGCAACAACTGATAAAGCAATTGCGGATTTGAGAACCAAAGGCGTTACCACTTATAGGAATGTAAATGAATTTTATGAAACGAATAAATCTCTTATTTTAGATAAATAAATAGCTCTATATCAAAATATACAATTTTCAATAGTGTAAATCTAAATTTTTGAATGATTTAATCATATGATAACAAATACTCTGCGCATCATTATCCTGATTTATTTTAATGGGTGTTAAATATCTATTATTTTTTTTAATGACATACCCGATTGTAACAGTTGGAATTATTTCGCAATTAGGTCTAAAAAACATCGCGATAAACTCATCAAAATTAGCATAAAATTTATTTGTAATTAAATGTATGTGACTTTTATTATCATGTTTTTTATTAAAAGATAAAAAATAATCATCCGTATAAACCCCTTCTGTTGCTTTTTGAATATTACCATTTGTTTGCTTTTTCCATTGATATAATATTTGTTCTACTAAATTATTTTTAACATAATGAATATATAAGTAATACAAAAATCTTATTACAATTAAAGTTAATATAATATAAAATAATACATGTGAAATGCTTTTTTTCATATTATATAATGATATAATAATCCTATCATTTATTTATACGTATTGATAGGTAGAATGTTTATTAAAGTAGTCACTATCACGGGTCAATTCACGAGAAGGAACACCGCCACGCACCCAACCATCAGACGCAACACTCTCAATTTGGGTAGATGGGTCGTTCATTCTAGCTTTGACAGCAGGTAGAAGAGGTGTTTGGTGATATTTAATGTAACTTTTCTCACTTAAAGTATTTACGCTGCGTTTATTAACAAGTTGTTCGCCTTGTTGAATCTGTGATTCAATAACAGGATTTACTGAGCCACGTCCTAAAAAGGGGACAGTCGCAAAGGGGCGTTGAAATAAATCAATACGGCATCTAGGATGTGTTTGAATAGTTCCAATTTGTAAATTGGATGATTCATTTATGTTGCATCCACCAGCGCCTACATTGTATCCACCATTATACATAATGCCAGGTTGTGTAGTTGCCAATTCAATTGGATTTTTCATAGAGCAGTCGGAAGCAAAATAATTTTGAGTCATATAATTACAGGTCGCTACATTTTGAATATCAGTTTGAGACTTATTACAAGTGTCTAACCCAATTCTTGCCATGTTATCAAATGTATATCCAGAGACGTTAGCCATTTATATATTATAATATACATTATTTTTTGCTGATATTAAATTAAATGTTTTTGTGTTTCTAAATGTCTGGTAAATAAAACTTGGACATTTGTTCCAAAATCGCATTTATCACAATAAAATTTCATTTCCTTTTTATCTCTTCTTTTATTGAATAGTTGAAATAAATTAAGGATTAATCCATTGGTAATTATCTTGCACTCTCGCAAAAGCACCTTCGGGTGTTGATTCCTTGCCAGAATATTTAAGGTCATTATATAGATACTGAGCAAAAGCACTCTGGTCATTTTCAACTCTAGAATTTGGTGTGCTATAAAAAGCACGATTTGATTGGTCGAGTTCAAACTGTTGCCATAGGTCACCATAAAGCTGTTTATTTGTATTTTTTATACCAGGATTCAACATCTGAACCGCTTTTTTAACATTTTTGGTAATAGATTCATCTACATCCACATTAAAAGAAGGTGGTGCTGATTTTCTTTCAGGGTCATCACTTATTTGGGTTAATAAAACATTGCTAAATGGGTTTTTTTTATTTCCTTCTTTAAATTCACTTTTTAATACACTATTTAATGTTACAGGATTTACAATTGATTCAGAAGCGTTTAATCCAGTAACTTTATTTAAAAAGCCTTCATTTAAAACTTGTTTAGTTATTTTTTGTTTTCTCATCTTAAATAGTATAAAAATTGAAGCTAATGTTAAAACACCAACCACTAATATTTTTTGCGACATTGTTAAAATATATCCTAAAATTGTAATTAATATAATTAACCTACTTATGGCATTAAGCTTTTGTTCATAACACATATTCGATGTAGGCCATAATTCAAAAATGTATTTGTTATTAAATAATACTGTAGGTTCATTAGTCCAGAATTGTATTGTCATTATATATATATAAATCTTTTAAAAAAGTTTCACAAAAACTATTAGTAAAAATAGTTAGTTTAACTAAAACCAATAATTTTAATATTTTCGTGATTTTTTATGTATTCTTTTTTGTTTTCGGCTTTTTCGCATGTGCTTTTTTTTCCTAGTTCTTCTTTTTTTACCGCCGCTGATAACAGTATATAACATATCATATTTCGTTTTCCCTTCATCTTCATCTTCGTCTTCATCCGAATCATAAACCTCTGATTCACTTTGAATTCTAAATCCATTATTCGTATAAAATTTAACTACGCTTCCATAACAAGATAATTTAATAAATGAAAAATTGTTTATTTCAGAAAATTTTTTTACTACATCTAATAAAGCAGCGCCGACACCTTGCTTGCTAGATGTTTTTGGAACGCATAAACCAATTATATTTACATTTGGCTTATTAACCTCAAAATTTAACACACCACTTAATACGCCATTATTTACAGCATATAAGGTTATTCCAGAATTCAAATAATATTTTAATTCATTTACTTGTAACGAATATTCTTCTCTACAAAAATTAGGGATAGATTGTATCTCATCTTGTAATTGCTGAATTGTTTTATCGCCTTTTGGTAAAATGGTTTCCATATTATTTTTTTGTGCTCCGCTACTATCACTAAAAAATATATTCATATATTTTACAAATATTTAATTTAACAGTTAATTATGTATTAACTATTAAATCTTAAAAATGTCTATCGATAATTTTACATGTGCTATCAGTTGATGCCAATAAACTATTTATTAAAAATGCGCAAATTTCATGATAAACATCGTTATTTTTATATTGTCTGCAAGTATAAATGTCAAATGACATGTGATTTTTTTCAGGAAATGTATGAAGTGACAGATGTGATTCTGATAACAAAAATATTATACTGCAACCAATTGGGTCAAAATTATGTTTAAGCTCATTAAGTATTTCAAAATCATATTTTTTACAAACAGACTTCATTAATGATGATAAATCGTCGCAGTTATTTAACAAATTTTCGTTTTTAATACCTTTAAAATCACAAATCATATGTTTTCCAGAAGATGAATACTCATTAAACATTACTATTATGGCAATATTTATTAATTTTTCATTTTTTACTCTTTTTCTTTTTTTTGCCCTCGCCGCCAGTTTCTTGAGGATTTGCGTTTCTGGGAGTTCTCTCGACTTTTTCTCCTGTGCTAAATATTTTCAATATTTCTTCTTCTGACACAATAGGTTGCTGAACTGCTGCTACGGCAGCTGCCATCTGTTGAGCTAATTTAGCTTTTTGATTTGCCTCAGCTTTTGCTCTGATTCTCTCTTTTGTCTTTGCCATCTTCATATTTTTGTTTAAATTAGCTTCCATAGCACCAACGTTTACCTTTCCTCCTAAACCAGATAAATTTCCCATTCCCATTTTGCTTAACATGGATTGTATATTTCCCATACCTGGCATATTTTTCATCTTGTTCATGATTTCAGTTGCTTCAGACATCAATTCGCTCTCTTTAAGGTCACCTGATTTGATTTTTTTATCTAATTTATCACCGACCGTTTTAACCAATCCCATCAGCTTTGTAGGATTTTTCATCAAATTACTAAATATGTCCTTCATATCAGTAACATTTTCCATATCCATATTAAAATTAGCAGCAGTTTCCTCAGCTATCTCTCTTGCTAATTCACCAAGTTTTCCATCTAACATGCCTGTAATATGTTGATGTAAATCGTTTGCGTTAGGTATATCCCCCATATTAAAACCAGAACCGAATTTTTCTGAACCATCCGAATTTTCTTCTCCATCTAAATTACCACTAATATCAAATATGCCTTGAATATGTGACAATGTTTCTTGTAACTTACTCTTAAATTCATCTTGGTTAATAGCTTCAAAAAGTTTAGCCGTATCACCAAACGCATCTTTATTATTCAATGACCCAACAATTGAAAATAAAATGAGCTGGAGATATTTCCAAATAGTTTCGCGTGTCTTTTCAGAGATGTCAAATTTCCACAAACTTTTAAAATGAATATGTGGCAAAAACTCTGTATCAAACTCAGAATCTTCCTTGAACAAATCTGGATTTTGATACAAAATATCAAAAAATCTAGGAGGTAATTTCTTTTGACAAAACTCAAAAAGTAATTGAATACTTTTCATTTCTGCTTGCTCAAATGCTTTATTTCGTTCTTCCTCTTCGTCGATATAATTATATTGGTCTTTTTCCTTCCACCATTTATTAATTAATGGCAAATATTCTGGAAAAGTTGTCTTTAAATCACCGACAAAGTCTCTAATAACCTTTATAAATTCATCAGGAACTAATTTAGCCTCTTCGCTCATTTTTAATTAATACTAAAAATATTTATTTAAATCAAAACAAAATTGAATATATATTTTATATTAGGTGTAAAATATATAGTTATTACTAATGAAATCTGTAAATTATTAACTAATAATTACTCACACAATGCGGACAATTTAGTTAAATTTTGTATATATTTCATTGACTTAGCTTGATTTTCAGGGGTCATTTGACTGATTGGACCTCTCAATCTATTAATTGATTCCATAATTTTATCTGAGTTGGAAGCATTCGCAACATCTGAAGAATAGTCTTTATTAATAAAAAAATCAATATTACCAGCTTCTATTTCAGCTTTATACTTTCCACCAATAAATGTAGTCCAAATTTTGACAATCATTTTAGGATTTGCTTTCCTAACAGCTATTAAAGCATTCTTTGCTGATAAAATATCAACATCTTCTGGAAACACCGTATGTATATCATTTATGAATTCAGCAAAATGGTCATTAAACGCAGTAAGAATATTATTTGACATTTAAATATTTGTATCTTTTTCTTTTTAAATATATTTTTTTATTATTATATAATTTATTTACAACTATTGAAGTAATAAAATTAAATAGCATGTCTAAAAACTCATAGGAGGTTTATTTCCTGTTATGCTTTTTAAATCGTTCTCTCTTTGTGCTTGTATTTTCGCCATTAAATCTCCAGACCCATCTTCAGAAATTCTAGATGCTCCTTTATAATTAAAATCATCTGTAGGCGTGGTTATATTGTTTGAATAATTTAAATCAACATAATTATGCATTTGTCTCATACCACCATTTCCTTTTGCTTCTAATTCATCGGCACCTTGGTCTAAAAAACTATATGTATCAGACACTACATCATTAAATCCACCTCCAAATGAAAACGCCATGGGTTCCATATTGTTTTGTGTTGCTTGTCTTACCTGAACTTCTTGTTTAGGTTTTAAATGTTCAAGTATTTGTTCTCCGTATAAAACGGTATATCCTTGAGTTAATAACAATAAGGCTGGAACACGTGTTATATTATCAGGAAGTATAATTTTTTGCCCATTTTCTAAAACAATATAAGTTTTATTATTTGCGTCTTTTACTCTTTTATCAATACAAATAAAATGTATTTCGTTTTGAAGATTTGTCTTTGATAAGATTTGTAGATATTTCTTAGAAATCTCACAATATTTGCTATAATATAAAATACAACTCATCTTAATCTATACTTAGTTTATTGAAAATAATATTTAACTCATTTAAAAAAAAAATGATATATTTTTTCGATTTAAATATAAACTAATATTAGATACCATGAATCCACAAATCGAAATTAACTCAAATGATGATATGTTAGGTTTTACACTTAGTGGTGTAAATGTTAGCATTGCGAATGCTATTAGAAGAACAATGTTATCTGATATTCCATTGCTTGTATTTAGAACAAGTCCAAATGAAGAAAATAGGGCGAATATTATTGAAAATACGAGTCGCCTAAACAATGAAATAATCAAACAACGTCTTAGCTGTATTCCAATTCACATAAAAGAAATTGACAACTTTCCTTTAAAAAATTATATTATGGAGGTGAATGTAGAAAACACTACGGATACTACTATATTTGTAACAACGAAAGACTTTGTAATTAAAGATACTACAACTGACAAGCCTATAAGTGAAAGTAAGCTAAGAGAAATTTTCCCTGCAAATGATTACACTGGCGATTTCATTGATTTTGTAAGATTAAGACCATCCATTTCAGATGAATTACCAGGTGAAAAAATTCATTTAACTTGTGCGTTTGATATTGGTTCTGCTAAAGAAGATGGGATGTTTAACGCAGTAGGGACATGTTCCTATGGTTTTACAGTTGATACTGTTGCCCAAGATGCGGAATTGGAAAGAAAAAAACAATCATGGAAAGACGAAGGTAAAAGTGCTGATGAAATCAAATTTGAATCTGAAAATTGGAAATTGCTTGATGGCAAACGTATTACAAAAAAAGACAGTTATGATTTTATAGTTCAAAGTATTGGGGTTTATACAAATTATGAAATAGTAGATAAAGCATGTGAGATTTTAAATAAAAAAATGGATGAATTAGATACATTAATAGAAAAAGATGAATTGGAAATTAAAACATCCAATAATACAATGTCGAATTGTTTTGATATTATTCTTGAAAATGAGGATTATACAATTGGAAAAGTTCTAGAATATTTCTTATATGCCAAGTTTTACGAAACAAAAATGCTAACGTTTTGTGGATTTAAAAAGATGCATCCACATGACAGTTACAGCATTATTAGAGTAGCTTATACAGATGCGGTTGAAAAAGCAACTGTTAAAGGGCATTTGAAAGAATGTATTGCTAGCTCTACAGAAATTTTTGGAAAAATAAAAAAGGATTTATTGAAATTGGTTAAAAATTAAATTTTATGAAGTAAATAGTTTATTAGGAAATCATAATTTTGGCATTACATATTATATTTTTTTATATTATAATATGAAAATTGCTTGCGTAAGTGGTTACTTTGATCCAATTCATATTGGACATATCGAATATTTCAAAAAATCCAAAACTATTGCGGATAAATTAATGGTTATTGTTAATAACGATGAACAAGCTACGCTTAAAAAAGGTAAGGCATTCATGCCCGTAGATGAACGCATCAAAATAATAGAGGAATTAAAATGTGTAGACTTTGTTGTTAAATCAGTTGATTTAGATAGAACTGTTTGTAGAACATTAGCTACAGTGTCACCCAAACCTACTTTTTTTTGTAACGGAGGAGACCAAAATAATAACAGCATTCCTGAGGCAGAAATTTGCCAACAAATTGGCATAGAGTTATGTGATGGTTTTGGTGAAAAAATTCAATCCAGCTCATGGTTAATCAAGGGACAAAAATAAATATCAATTATATTTTTTTACTTTTTATTGTAACAAAATATAAATTTGGATAATTACAATATAGTTATTTATACACTTGAATATTTTCAAATTCTGGGTCTTTTTCTACAATCACCTGTTTGGATATATTTTTAATAATTTTATCTTGTTTTTCAATATCATTATCACCAGAACCACCCATTGATTCTACAACAATTTTATTATATTGGTCGGAATATCTTGAAATACTTTTGTTACAATCAGGATATTTCTCTTTATACTTTGGTATTAGTCGCATGTTTTTATCTGTCACCTTCTTAATTACCTTTCTCAGTTTAGTATTATCTTCATCTTGTTTTTCCCATTTATCTTCATCCTTTACATATATAACTTCTCTCTTTTTATCAGTACAATGGACTGGTCTTTGTGTGAAATCAAGAGCATTAAGATTTTTAACAATTATATTGGAAATACCTTCCACGTAACCAACTTTGCCAACATTTTCTAAATCTGATAGTTGTAATTTTATAGAATCTACAAAATCCATTATGTTCATAGCATCTTTACATGTTTCGTTTAAAAAGAATTGTAAATTAAAAGATTTATTATGTGAATTATTGTGATTATTTGTAGTATTATGGGTTCCATTTTTTATTACTTCTAATAGCTCGCTATTTTGTTTCAATAACAACATAATTAAATCTTTATCTGAAGGTTCATCTTTATCAAGCATAGTGGCATTTTCTTTTTTTATATTACATTTTTTGTTATGCCTCCATAAACCAGAGTTATCTTTGTATTCTTTATTACAGGTTTCGCATGTAAAAATTTTGGTTTGCGATTTTTCCGATTTTTCCGATAAATTTATTGACAAATCGGTTGATTTTATTGACAACTCATTATAAATATGTTTTTGCGTCTGGATATGTTTTTCAAAATCACATTTATTACATGTATTATAGTCACAGAGTTTACATTCATATTTTTTGCGATTTTTTGCGATTTTTGCGATTGCTGACATTGCTATATATTGACAGTATTAAAATTCTTAAATACTTTTTCCATAAAATAATTAAAAAATTATGGTAACAAACTTAAAAATATTTTTAAAGTAACCACACGGTAATTTTCAATTAGCATCTGGAGGCTTCCTTTTTACCCCCAAAATATAAGGACTTTCTGAAAATGGACATTTATAAATGTCCAAAATTCAAAACCTAAAATACTTTTGGGAAAAAATAATTCCTTCCCGACCCATCATTCTTTAAGTTACTTTTGAAATATATTTTTAAAGTAACTTAAATAGTCGCTGATTCTGGTTCCTTTTCTACAAGGACCTGTTTGGAAATATTTTTAATAATTTTTGTTGCTTTTTCATGGTCATTATCACCCGAACCACCCATTGATTCTACCACGATTTTATTATATTGGTCGGAATATCTTGAAATACTTTTGTTACAATCAGGGTATTTCTCTTTATACTTTGGTATTAGTCTCATATTTTTATCTGTCACCTTCTTAATTACCTTTCTTAGTTTCACATTATCTTCATCCTGTTTCTCCCATTTATTTTCATCCTTTACATATAATACTTCTCTCTTTTTATCAGTACAATGAACTGGTCTTTGGGTTACATCAAGTGCTTTTAGGTTTTTAACAATAATATTAGAAATGCCATCTACATAACCAATTTCTCCTACCTTTTCTAAGTCAGAAAGTTGTAACTGAATGGATTCAACAAAATCCATAATATTCATGGCATCTTTACAGGTTTCATTTAAAAAGAATTGTAAATTGAACGATTTGTTATGAGAATTTGTGTTATGTGAATTATTATTATAAGTTCCATTTTTTATAACTTCTAATATAGTATTTTGTAATTCATTTGTTTCCTTGGATTGTTCTAATAACAAATTACGTAATTCCTTATTGTCATTGATTAACATAATAATTAAATCATTGTCACATAATTCTTTACTTTCGCAAGTTTCTTTTTTCGATTTACATTTTTGCTTATGTCTCCATAACCCACTTCTATCAATAAATAGTTTATTACAAACTTTGCAACAGAATTTTTCGTTTTTTACGTTGCTATTGTCTGTCGTAATGTTGTTAATGTGCTTCTGAGTGACGATATGTCTAGTATAATCCGTTTTTTTACACGTATTAAAGTCACATATTTCGCAACAGTAATTATTTTCGTTTTTTTTCGTTTTTTCTGTTGTCATTTACACTATATAATAGCAACAGAAAAACTCCTAAATACTTTTCCGCAAAAATAATAAAAAAATTATGGTAACAAACTAAAAAAAATAATTTTAGAAACCAGACGGTAATTTTCAATTATGCAGTGACGGCTTCCTTTTTTCCCCAAAATGTAAGCACTTTTGAAAAATGGACATTTATAAATGTCCAAAATCCAAAACCTGAAATACTTTTGGGAAAAAAATATTCCTTCCCGCCCGAAGTTCTTTAAGTTGCTTTGAAATATATATTATTTAATAAAATTGAATGCTTTTTAATTATGGAATTAATAAGTATTTAAATAACCATGGGTGCTGGAAGCAGTTTTGCTATTTCAAAACATATATACATATCATATGATTGTAGACAAAAGTCAAATGAATATATAAAAAAATTACGGTCACGGTTAGAAAAAGAAGATTATAATATCATTTATAGTGAATCTACATGTGAAGGATTTGAATTGTTAAGTAGCGCAGAAATTTCGAAAAAAATAGAAAATATAATGGATTCATCATATTGTCTTATAATATGTCTTTCTAAGGAAACACTCAGGTCGTATTATCAAACTATAGAAATAAACAGTGCTTTGGATAGCAAAAAAGAAATTATATATATAATGTTAGATGAAGACTATACACCATCAAAAAATCAAACAGTAAAAAGTATAGTTAAACAACAAAATTGGTATCCGTTATATCATGACGAACACCTGTCCGAATTGATAGAAAATATTACATATGTATAAAATTATACATCACTTTCTGCTGAAATGTAATCTACCATTCTTTTCCTCATGTGAAAATTTAAACAATACATCAAAAGTGACGGATGTAAATTATTAACATAATTAATAACGAATGTGTTGGTTATGTAAAGTTTCTTTTCCCTCAACTCATTCATATATATTTGGTGAAGGTTAAACATGTGCGTTCTGTATTGGTTAGAATATTCCATTAGTGGTTTTTCTTTCTTTATATAACATGAAACATAATTAGAATGAAGCGTTTCAGTAAATAAATGTATTTGGTCTCTAAAAATAGAAAAATCTTTTTTGTTTTCAGGATAATACTTCAAAAAGAGCGCAACCTTTCCGTCCTTCCTCAAAGCCAAATATTGATATTGAAGTTTCGGTTGATTTCCACGCAACTGTCTAACTTGTTCATAAATAGGATTCCTGATTTTAGTTCTTTCACCTGTAATGGAATTTAATAAAACTACACCTAAAATATCATATGGTGTATTCATAGAAGCATATTCTTCAATTAAATCGGAATATTTTTCATATTCATAAATTTGTGGGAATTTTATCTTAGAATTTTGCCAATCAAAACATCTTATTTCACTCATATCCATTGAATAAACACAAATATTATTTTTATCTCTGTTATCAATGTGATAAACAGCAACTAAATACAATTGTGGTTTCTTAAATGGCACGACTATTCTATTTTCAGGGTGCTGTAAAACAAAGCTATAATTATAACAACGATTCAAATTGTCGAGAACTAAATTGTTTTTCAAAGCTGCTTCTAAGAACATTTCTCTAAAAGTTTTGCTATTAGGTGATTTATAAAAACTAGATTTAGCACCAACTGAATTACGTGTGGCTATTTCCCATGCGCCAGACAGTCCAATAGTATTATCCCAAAATACATTAATCATGGTTCCTTCAATAAATTCCTGAGCAATTACATTATTTTTATCTTGAGAATATTTCTTTATAAATACATCTGATGGAATAGATTTAGGGGGGGCAAATGACACAACATTATTGGCACTATTTAATATGATTGAACGACACAACCCATATGTGGGTATTAAATCAATAGACAACATATTTTTATCGTATCTAATAATTTTATAAGAGCAATCAATTAATTTGTTGTTACTGTCATGTTTGGTAACTTTTAGTATATTAGAACTATTTGTATCATCATTGTTGATGATTTCATTAAAACCATCTATTACTGATAAATTTGCTAAAAAAATAGTGTTTGGTTCCATTAATACAATTATTATTAATAAATAAATAGTCTTTAAACTATATTTTTATTGATTTTTACTTAAGCATAAAAAATTCTATAATAAATATAGAAACAAATGTCATTACAATCATCAGAAAGTGAAAAAGATGTCAGTAATAAGCCTCCGCAAAATGAAACCATAATAGAGTTACAATTAGGTGATGTTATTCAAATAAGCAACCCTTTAAATGAAACCTTACATGAACAAATATTTATTATTGATTATATAGATAAATCAAAAGCTTATTTGATTAATACAGATACACTTGAAAAAACAAAAGTTAAAATATCTGAAGACGGAGTTATTGGTGATGGAAATATCACACGTATTGCGGTATTGAGTAGAAGTGATACCCCTAGCTATGCTAAACAACATGATTTATTACCTAATAAATGGGTTAATATTTATTTTGGAGGCGATTATCCAGTTATCATTACAGGAGAAATTACAAATTTGGAGGAAGATATGATTGAAGTAAAAACAAGTGACGGAGATACATTGTATATAAACTTCGATTACAAAGGAATTCCTGAAGACTTGCCAATCGATTATTTTGAAATTAGAGATAAACCGCAAGAATCAATCAAAGAAACAGAACAACCGATAGAGGAAGTTTCTGAAATAGAAGGACTACAAGAAGACGTTGAGGAAAAAGAACATAGATTTATTGATACTGAAAAAATACAAATTAGCGTCCCTACCAAAAATATCAAGGACCAATTGAGAGAATTTATAATTAAAGCTGACCAAATTAAATTCGGAGATGAAGAATTAGGACCCATTGTTCAATATGTTGATGTATCAAGTAAATTTCAAAGATATAGTCTTGAAACACAAGTGAGTGATTTACTAGATGAATTATTATCAACTATACCTAGTAGTCAAAGAACTGCGTCAGTTCTGAATAATATTCATATTGTAATAGAAAGATTTAAACAATTGAGAGAGAAATTTTCATTTTTTGACCAATATGGTAACGTTGAAGGAGCATTAGTTAAAGAAGCTACCTATAAACCTTTAATAAAATATTTTGATTCTTTTAAACAAAACCTATTCTGGTTGTTACCTGTTGTTAAAAATATTAAAAAGGTGTATAACGTAGATAACCTTGATGAGGAAAACACAGATGTCGTTAATATAGAATTAGGTAATGACCTTGATAAAATCAATGAACTCATCGAAAATTATAAAGCTAATACATTGCCAACTGACCAAAACAAGTATTCCGCGTTGTACAGCGAGTTAGACCCTTTTTTTACACCATTTGATTTAATTAATGATGAAAATACATCTAATGTCATTATTGAAAAAAGAACGAAATCTGATATTAATGTAATTATTGATAATTTGGAAGACATGTATTCGTCTGTATTTAATAACAATAATATTAGAACAAGACGATTTGTAATACAAAAATATAATATGGGGCTTACAAAATTAGATACATTAGATTCTACAACTAGCAAATTAATTACAACAAGAGTCAATATGACAAATTCTGATACATTATCGATAAAGTCCTTTGTTACTTTGCCAGAACCAGCTATTAGATTTTCAAAAATAAATCTTCCAGGAACAAACATGTTAGAAAGAGCAAATTTAAATTTGATATTTTTAAATTATTGGCAATTTTTAAAGCAAAAAACGGCTGTTAATCCAATATTTGTTGAAGATTTAAATAAAGAAATAGATTTTAATGAGAATAACTTTGTTAATAATGTTAAAAATTATATATTAAATTTAGGTGAAAACCAGGTTAAAGGAATAACTAAACAGGAAATTTACAATAAATTTATCGAAACTATTGTTCCAAAAACCAAAATTCTTTTTGAATTAGTGAAAAAATATATTAATGGTAAGTTATCTATTGTAGATGTAGTAGGATACCTTGAACCGTTTTTAGTATATACCGATGACCTGACTTACCAACAATATGTTCAAATTATCGAATTCATTGATAGTGAAATATCAAAATATAACAAAACTTTTATTGATAAATCCAGACTATTTATGAGTTTGAGTAAAATCAAATCAACACCTATCATATCTTCAAATGCGTATTCAATTATTACTATTTTAAGTAAGGATAATGAGGAGAATGATATGCGTCTTGATGTATTTACTAGTGGGTATGATATTAACGCAAATAACGTGATTCATACTGGCGAATTTACTAATTCTGAAATATTACGCAAGTTAATGATTAAAGATTGTAGCAGACTGTATACAACTGCTTTATCATTAAAAAATGTTCCATTAATGTTTCCTAATGAATTGTCCAGCATTTTAAATAGTGAAAAAATAAATTTGGACAAAAAAGCAAAGGAGGAAGAAAAAGACGACAAATGTAAAACAATGACTATATCAAAAATGTATAACTCATTAGAGGCACTAAATGATGACAATGATAAAACCATATATTTTGACAAAAAATACGATAAAACAAATTATGGAATGTTGGATGCTGACTATTCGAAAGAAATTATAACCATGAATCCTGAAGATTTGAAGATTTATATTACTAATGATTTAATAAACAAAAAGAATCTTTCTGAAATAGATGCGGATTATTTGAGTAATACATTGCTAGATGGTCATAAAAAGGTAATGGATGACCAATATGCTATATTATACAAGGGTTATAATGAAGATATAAATAAAGAAATTGATTATTATGTTCGTAAAGATAATAAATGGTCGCTTGATGATGAAATGTCTGGCAAAATAAATACAGATGAATCTAGTTTATTATGTGACTTACAAGAGAAATGTATAAATGTTCCTGATAAAGTAGATGACAAATGCGTAAGCATTCATTCTGATGAGTTAGGCATTCAAAACAAATTATTAAAAGATGTAATTAATGAATTTGATACAAAATATAAGATATCAAAAGAAGAATTTTCAAAAGAAATCAAGGAAAAGTTTGAGTATTTTTTGGGAATTATTGGAATTATAACCAAAATAGAAACAGTTAATATGTTGAAATATAATAATCAAAAATATAAATTAGGTAGCACACTTGAAGACGATATAGATATTAAAGCAGTTTCACCAAACTTAAAATTATTAAATCTTATATTAAAGCAAAAGGATTTTGTAAAGAAACAACACGATATTGTTAGGTTTGTAAATACATATACATCTACAAAAAGTAGGATTGCTTTTGATAACAGCACTGAAGAAGACCATTGGTTATACTGTTTAAAAACGGATACGCCTTTATTGCCAAAATTTAAATTTGAATTAGCATGTTCTTATGTAACAAACCCAAATGGATACAAGGATTTTTTGGAAATAGTAAAATCCAAAATTGGAAAATTGAGTGATGATGGTGATTGGTGGTGTGATGAAAATAGTGGATGGCCTATTTGTCCTGTAGATTTTGATATTGAAGAAGGATATGAAGATGGGTTTAAAGTTTCTACACGTAGTATTCTAGAAGATGAAGCTGGAAATAAAATTGTGTCTGTAACTAAAGAGTCTATCATTAAATATGACACACCAGACACAATAATGATTAATAATATAGTTAATGCTATGTCAGTTGCTATGGGAATTAATATTGAAATCCAAAAAGAATTTATAATGAATTGTGTTTTATCATCTTTAAGAAATACGTTAGAATCAGAGAGTGACTATAAAAACAAAGTTAAAGAAATGGCTCAAAAAGGGAAAAAAATAGCCTCTTATAAAGATTTTTATAACACCGCAATTTTATATTATACACTTGGTATGTTTTTAATTTCTGTACAAACAGTTATACCATCTGTTAAAACAAGAAAAACACACCCAGGCTGTGTAAGGTCTTTTTCTGGTTATCCATTTGAAGGCGCTGGTGATTTATCAAGTTTAAATTATATAGGATGTGTAGCTTATGACATTAGAGAATCTGGCGAACCATGGAATGTATTGAAAGGTAAAAAAATGGACGTTATACTTAACAAAATTAAGGGGTCTATTGACAGTGTTTTGTTAGAAATCCCAGACGTTAAAAGAATGTTTGATGAAAAAACAGAATATTTGCTAACTAATCCAGCTAGTGAAATTCCACAAGAACATGATATCGCAAAATGGAAGCATTTTCTACCTCCTTTGTTTCCTTTCAAGATTAAAAACTTAGTCAATGTATCAGACGAGTTTAAAAAAGGGTTAATTAATGATTTAAGGTCTGGTTCAGAAAAACAGAGAGAAAAATTATTAGTAATTGATTCAAAAATTATTCAGTTCTCTCTAGCTATTCAGGAAAGAATACAAGAAGTTGTTAAAAAACATAAATTAATTTTACATACATCAAATAATGACCCTTATCTTGAAAATGCTTGTTGCGAAAGCCAGGAAGGAGAAACAACAATAGGTTATTTCGTAAAAGAAGACCCTAGAATATTAGAATACAATGAAACCGTAAGTAGATTGACTAATATACTTTCTGATATTACATTTTATTCAAAGAGTGGATTATTTTATAGTAATGTTAATACAAAGAATAAATACCCACCTTTGAGTAACCAGTTTGATGAAAAAACAATTTATTTATCTTTTATCTATTTCTGTAAATTTAAGTCACTCATGCCAATTCCTACAGATTTTCTACCTTTTTGTTCTGATAAGCCTGATAGCACATTGATTAATCCAAATGATTCAATTGATAGGATTATTCAAAAATTAAAAGATGACGGTAGAAACTATTCAAATGACCAATTTTTAAGACTTTTACAGCTTGTCTCAAGAAACAATGTAATTAATATTGATTTTAATACACCTGAAATATCATCTATAACAAAATTTGTTGGAACATTGGAATCAATTGATATGGAAAATGATGAAGTTGTAGAAAGGTCATTAAGAGACCTTATTTCAAACGCTCTTGATACATTTGATATAGCATCTGAAGATACTACTAAAGAAATTAAAGACTTGAATAATTTTTTGATTAAAAATATTGAATCAATGAAGTCAGAATTGGTTGAATTTATTGGTAACAATAATGGACCTAATATTACTAAAAGTTCCGTTAAAAAAGCGCAGGCTTACATTTTAAATATTTCTAACTGGGTAGCCGATGAATCCACGCGTAATGAAGATATCAAAATATCAAATGATAAGTTATATGGAATTGTTAATTTTTACAGAACATTTGTTGAAAATTTTGTTACCATATTTCCAAATATTATATTAAATCAAGTTGATTATAATGATGTATTAATCCCTAATTATTTAGGGTTTTCATTGAATCATTCTAAAAAATTAAAAAAATATATAAATAGTTATTATGAAAAACTTAAAACTTTTTATGGGTTGCCTAGTGTAACAAACGTTTTAACAACAATACAAAAAACATCGCGTAATTTAGTTAAAATGGCAAAAGAAACCCCTTGTTTTTCTAGCATTAAAACCAGTGAAAGGGAACTTAAACCAGTGCTTGATGAGAGAACCAGCCGATTTTTATATGAGTATTATCTATTAAGAACATTAATTAACTACATAGAATTAGCAGATGAAGATGATATGATTGTAACTGAAGTGTCTAAAAATGTTGACGTAACTGATTTATTTTCTGTAGATTACTTGGAAGAGAGAGAAACACGAATTGATTTTACAATGAGTAATAGAAATGAAACGGATACTAGGTTATTAACTGGTAATAAAAAAGAATTAAGACAAAAGATTACGCAACTGTTAATCGCTTTCATAGATATAATGAATAATCAAAAAGATACCATTGATATTTCTTATGAAGAAATCCAAGATAGAGTATTTAAATTGAGAGAAAAAGAAAAGGATATGGTTACAGACAGACTCAAAAATTTGACTGATGAAACAAGAGATATAGATACTATTTTGAAGATTAATAAATTGGGAATGTATAGCAAGGGGTTACAAAAAGGACTTACAACACTTGATAAAGATTTTTATGACCAAGAAAGAGATTTTAGAGATGAAATGGCGTCAGCTGAAAAAAACATTCGTAAAAAGAATAAAAACGTTACTGATGAAAATATAGATCAGCTAGTAGAAGATTATCTTGATGAAAGAGAAAATGATAGAGAAATAGATGAAGAAGCAAATGATATGTCTTATATGAACGATGACTTTTTTGATGGAAATACAGATGGGGTTGGTTCTCCCGAAGAAGAAGAACAAGATTACGATAATTATAATTAAAAATAGTTTTAGAGAAATATAATTATAAAAAAAGTGTTTATAATTATATATAAGATGTATAGAAAGTATATTAGAGAGAATATAACGACTGTTGCTATTATATTATTCGTTATAATTTTTAGTTTAATACAAATGATTAAACCCACATGTTTTTATAATAAAGATGGAAGCATAAGAGAATTTGGAATAGGATATAAAAATAAAACAATATTACCTATTTGGTTGGTGTCATTAGTTTTAGGAATAGTATGTTATTTAGTTGTTATGTATTATATAGCGCAACCAAAGTTATTCTAAGAATCATTATGAATTAAATGTATCCGTTATATATTTTATTTATTAAATAAAATTTTTTTTATAAAATCAATCCATCCACATTTAAAAAATGATTTTGCTTCTGGTTCGACAACAGGTTCCACTTTGGCTTCGACGACTGGTTCCTCTTTGGCTGCAACAACAGGTTCCACTTTGAGTTCAACGACATGTTCCTCTTTGGCTTCGACGACAGGTTCCACTTTGAGTTCAACGACTGGTTCCTCTTCGGACTTAACAACAGGTACCACTTTGGCTTCAACGATTGGTTCCTCTTTGGCTGCAACAACAGGTTCCACTTTGGCTTCGACAACAGGTTCCACTTTGGCTTCGACAACAGGTTCCACTTTGGCTTCGACAACAGGTTCCTCTTTGGCTTCGACGACTGGTACCACTTTGGCTGCAACAACAGGTTCCACTTTGGGTTCAACGACTGGTTCCACTTTGGATTTGATAACAGGTTCCACTTTGGGTTCAACGACTGGTTCCACTTTGGATTTGATAACAGGTTCCACTTTGGATTTGATAACAGGTTCCTCTTTGGGTTTGATAATTGGTTCCTCTTTGGCTTCGACAACAAGTTCCACTTTGGCTTCGACAACTGGTGCCACTTTGGCTTCGACAACAGGTTCCTCTTTGGATTTGATAACAGGTTCCACTTTGGATTTGATAACAGGCTCCACTTTGGATTTGATAACTGGTTCCTCATCTGATTCCTCATCTGATTCCACTACATGTTTTAGATTTTTTTTTGATTGAGGTTTAGGACTTTGTTTATTATGATGTTTAGATAAAGATAAAAAATCAATACTATTAATAGGGCTATTTTTGTGTCTATATTTAGGTGTAGGTTCAAAAATATCTTCTTTAACTTCTGAAATATCAGACTTAGCTTCTAAATCTTTTTTAAACATTTTATATATTAGAAAAATAAATTATTTTTTAAAAAAGTTTTGAATCTACACTTGTTTCGCACACATGTTAACTTGTAATAGTGTAAGTTGTATCTGTAGCCTTTTCTTGACTAGCTTTTGCGGATTGTTCTTTTTCTAAAAACTGTTGGTAATTTTGTTCCATTGTTTGTGGACTACTAGAGCATCCGCCAGTGGTAATTTTTAATTGAACTATTGAGGTCAATAAAAGACCAGTATAAATAAACCACATTGCTTCTCCAACATTGTCGCGTGTTACAACCAAATCGAAAAGTTCATTTATTACAGAATTATTACCATCAGTTTGATATTTTGGTTTCATTAATGGTTTTAATATAGCTAAATAATCATTGAAATTAGATGGCACTATTTGATTGATTAAAATAGAATTATTTCCACAAATTTTAATAATTGCGTCAGCGGCTTCTTGCATGGCGTCTTTTTGTTCATTCGTTATTGTAGGGTCACTATCCATTTGTTTTTGAATATCTTTATCAAGTAATAATTCAGTGATTACTTTATTTGCTGAATTATAAACATAATAGTAACCAACAACATCAGCGAAAGCGCTTTTAAATCCTGGATACATAGTTAATACTAATACTAGCACTCCAAAAATAAATAACCAGGGTAAAAATGTGAAAATTCCTGCTGACCCCATATTTTCAGTTATATTTCCGCCACATGTAGATGATATAATAGAAGCATTTACCATGAATTGAATTACGATAACCAATAATACATAAACACCTAAATAAATATAATTGTTAGTAATGTAATTTTTATATTCAGTTGGATTTTTTAAAGTATCATATGTTAAATTTGGTTTTAATGCCAAATAATAAAATAATGTAGTGAATAAAAAAGTAACTATATTTAAATACGAGCTAGCCATATAATAATATGTATAATTTATTTTATATTTTTAACTATAAATAATATGGACTTTGATGAATTTTCTAAACCAGCTCTAACTGAACCAGGCGTAAAATATTTTTTAAACCAAACATTAAAACAATGTAATATCATAAGAAATACATTCCACAATACAGTTTTTAATATAGGTCTATTTATAGCATTTTTGCTTCTTTTAGGATTAATACTTTTGTATAAGTATAAAGGAAAACTTACACCAGTTGAAATAGAAAGGAAAAATAGAGAGAAGCAACAGTATATTTTATCAAAAATTAAGAATTTTCAACAAGCAAAACGTATTGCTCATCAAGAACTAATTACAGGATTACCAAATTGGGATAATGAATATGATAATATACATTCAAAGCCAACTTATTAGAGTCTCATAATAAATTTAATTTAATAAATAAATTATAAGATATAAATATATAATGGAGATTTCCGATAATTCTGTAGAAAATGTAACGAATGAATTTTATAAATTAAAAAATAAATATGAAACAGAAATTAATTTAAATAAGAAAAAAATTATAAATAATCATAACTTAAGTTCTAAAGAAAAAAGGTCAGAATTTAAAAATCTTAAACCAAAATGTGTAAATTGTAAAAGACCTGGTGGGACTATTTTTTCAATCAAATATTACCCAGAAAATCTTCTAAAAGAACAATACAAAGATGAATATAGGGAATTAAAAGCTGTGTGTGGAGTTGTTGCAGACCCATGTAATCTTAATATTTCATTACAAATTGGTAAATGCCAATTGTTACCTGATATTTTAAAAGAAATTGAAAAGGAGATTAAAGATTATAAAAACGAGATAATTGATACAAAAAACAAATTATTATTTGGGTATATTACAACAGAAACAGCTGTTCAAGAATTTGATGATATCAAAGATTATGTTTCACATTTCACATCATTATTGGAAAATTATATTAAAGTATATTTTGATATTGTTGATAATTCTGAAAAAAAAAGAGAATTAAATGAAGATATTGAGAAGTCTTATGATTTTATTAGACAAATTAAAGAATGTATTGTAAATTTTAATCAAACAGATAATAATCAATATGTACGTGATGCTGTTAATATTTATTCTACAAGTGTGAAACCATTATTTGAGAAAATAAACAAGTTAAAATATAAAGAAAACACTGTTTTTTATAATGAAGATACCAATACATATCATTTAATTCAAAATAAATACTCTATTAAAAGCTTAGAATATTGTGGAGATAGTAAAGTTATCAAATATGATGTAGGATTAAAAGTTATGAAGGCTAAAAAAAATATCATAATTGAGTCTGATAGCGAAGATGAAATAGTTAAACCTGTTGAAGAGCCTCTTGAAGTGGTTACTGGTCTGCCTACTATTGAAAATGATACTGTTAAATGGAATACCACTGAATATCAGAATTTTTGGGATAAATTTCCCCCTAAACTCCAAACAGCTTTAGAATCAAATACAGATTGGATGTCAGACTTTGTAAATAATTGTTTTACTGCTCGTAAAAATGGTAAGGCTTGTTCTTTTATTTCTCCAAAAGATTTAATTTTACCTCCTAAAAAATTATCGGATGATGAATACGATTTTGGTAATAAAATATATAATGATTATTTTAAAATACAACCACCATCTTATAAGGAAACATTATTAAAACTATATTCAGAAAAAGATGGTGTGCGTAATTATACTATGCTTGAAAATACGTTAAATAGCAATTTAGCTAAGACTTTAAATTTCAATAATGGGTTTATTTAGTTGAAGCAACGATAAATCTTAAATATAAAATAATTGATAAAATATAATTTATACAATAATTATATATGATATTAAACTATATTTCAATACCAATTTTTTTAGTTAGCTTTGCTATTGGATTATTTTTTATATATGTGCTAGGTCCAGAAATGAAAACAATTTATATTTATCCGAGTCCAGAAAATGTAAATAATGTTTTGTTCAAGGATAAAGCCGAAAATTGTTTTTATTTTGAAGAAGAACTAGTTGATTGTCCAAAAGATGAATCATTAATAGCAACTATTCCTATACAAACATAAATAAAATCATTAAAATATATAAAATATATAAAATATTTAAAATATATAAATGGGATTAAATCTAGGTAAATTTGTGCATACTGAAACGGGTAAATATTTAATGTCAATATTGTTAGGGTTTGGATTAGCGTCATTGTTTAGAACAGTTTGTAAAGACCAAAATTGTATTATTTTTCACGCTCCACCTTTAGATAATTTTAAAGACAAAATATATAAAAATAATGGCAAATGTATGAAATATAATCCAGTTGCGACTAAGTGTAGAATAAACTCAAAAACAATAACTTTTGAATAAGGTTTGCGTAATTATTATAATCAATCATTCTTTATAATAATTATGAGCGATACAACAAGTATTTTAGATTTACCTACTGACCCTGTTGGCGGAGGAAGCATTAGTAATAATATATCTATATCGGCCGTTGAAAATTCTATTGTGTCACAACAACAAATACCATCTCAGGGACCACCAGGGAGCCTTAGTTTAGACCAAACTACTATTAATCAAATTGTGAATAGTCTTCAACAAGCTAGTCTTACAGGTGTTACACAGTTGCCTTCTAGAGATATTCCTATAAATACTAATAGCCATAGTAATGACGCACAGGTACAACCAAATTTTGTTCCACAACCTCAAAATAATGTCGATTATATCAAAAATTATGAGGAAACATCTGATATGGTTGATAGTTATAACAAAAACACACAAAGACAAAATAGTCTTGATGATATGTATAGTGAAATACAAACACCTCTATTACTAGCAGTCATGTTTTTTTTATTTCAACTTCCATTTTTTAGAAAGATTCTTTACAACTATTTTCCTGTCCTATTTTCCAATGATGGAAATTTAAACATAAATGGTTTTTTATTTAATAGTGTTTTGTTTGGGTTGTTATTTTATTTATTAAATAAAATCACCGTATATTTTAGTGCTTTTTAAATTATAATTAAACAGTTTAAATGTTTATGCTTATACTTTATAACTTATAATGCTAGATTTTATTGATATACTAAAAAATAATTATAATAATTTTACCAAAATAACATTGTTTAATTATTTTAAAACTGGAAATCCTGCAATTGACACTATTTTATCCAGTGTAGTAATTAGTTTGGTTGGTTATTTAATTAACTATATTTATGAGAATAATTTAAATAACATATTTTCGCATTGTAATGTTGAGACAATTTATAATTTATTTTATAAAAAAAAATGTGTAATTATTGAAGGGAAAAGAAGTTCATCTGTTACTGGATATAATCCGTTTAATACTGTTTCTTCGGTATATAGCGATAGATTTAAATCTATATGTGATTATATAATTAAAAACATTGATAAAACTCAATCTATACATCAAATTAAAGAGACACACTCTAATTTTCAATCATCTTCAGTAGGCGAAGAGCGAAAGAAAAATAGTGACATATTCATGGTATCACAAAACAAAAGTTTTAGCATTGACGATAATATTTATTTTAATGTTGTTATTGAAAATGAAAATAGTAAGGATGATAAAGAAAAAATAACTATTAATATTGATAAAATTATTATACTTGTTTATTCTTATGTATATTCAGTTAGTTATTTAAAAAAATACATTGATGATATAACTGAACAATATTTAATAAATATTAAAGACAGTAGGGAAAATAAACGGTTTATATATATACTCGACAAAATAACGTGTAAGTCTGAAGACGACTCTAGATTTAGCAATTGGAGGGAAGATTTATTTGAAAGTTCAAGAACATTAAATAATATTTTCTTTGATGGTAAAAAAGGATTAATTGAAAAATTAAACTTTTTTATTAATAATCGTGATTGGTATTATGAAAAAGGTATTCCATATTCACTTGGCATTGGATTACATGGTCCGCCTGGAACAGGCAAAACATCATTAATCAAGGCGATTGCTAATTATACTGGCAGACACATTATTGTATTGCCACTTAAACTTATCAAAACAAAAAGCCAACTGGAACATTTTTTCTTTGAAAATACATATAATGATAAAAACGAAGAGTGTTCTATCTCATTTGATAAAAAAATTATTGTTTTTGAAGACATTGATTGTATAGGTGATATTGTTTTAAGTAGAGACAACAAAAAAACGCAGTCAAATAGTAGAGATTATTATACAAAAAATAATAAACAATATGCTTTAAACAAAGATACAGTTAAAATCAGTGACGTTTTTCAAGGCATACATGAAATGAACAAAACAACTGTTTCAAATATGGTGGATGAGCCTATTACGCTGGATGATATTCTAAATTTATGGGACGGCATTCGTGAAACACCTGGCAGAATTTTAATAATTTCATCAAATCATTATGATAAATTAGATAACGCTTTAACTAGACCAGGTAGGATTGATATTACGCATGAACTAACAAATGCTAGTCATAATACTATTTCTGAATTATATTTACATTTATTTGGTGAAAAAATAAACAAGAAACAATTAGCAAAAATAAAACCCAATTTTTACTCGCCTGCTGAATTAATTAACATCTATGTCAGTAATAAAAACGTAGATGATTTTATGAATAGAATATTATTGAATAAAAAGGTGTAATTTAATATTTATTATTTATATATATATAAATGAATACCGTTCCGCCAATAGAAAATCATGATATTAATGATACTACGGTTCCTCTTTTTCAAATAATGCCAAAACCTAAAAATAAAACCAGAGTATCAAGAGACCTTAACACACCAACACCATTTAATAAAGAATATAAAAATTCGGTATTATTATTTGATTATGATGAAGGAACACAAAGTAAAATAGGAAATACTGGCAAGACACTTTATACAAGACAAATAGAGGAGGAACCATTCAAATCATCTACAGTTGAGGAAGATAATTTAGGAGACCAAACTTTAGACCTTCCCTCTTTAACACCAGTTCCTCCTATTTATCCAAAAACTACTTTTGCTAGCACACGTATAAAAAGGCGAACGATAAATCCAAATAAGGTAACCCGTAATAATACTGGTGGAAAAAAAAAGAAAAATAAAAGTAAAAAAAGAAATAGAAATAAAAATAGCAAAAACAGCAAAAAATAAAGTATTAACTATTTTCGTTATAAAATAAAATAGTTAATAATTTTTATTAGTAACAAACAAATGGTTCAAGAATACGTTAATAAATTAATTGAAAATTTACCAGATGAAATAAAAACGACCACCACGCCTTTAGTGATTGACCTAGTTTTAGATGGAGGTGTGTTTAATGGAAGTTATCTTGTAGGAGCTTTATTTTTTTTAAAAGAAATGGAAAAACGCAATTTCATTAAAATTGATAGAATTTCTGGCTGCAGTATAGGGGCTATTGTTGGATTTCTTTATTTTATTGATAGACTTGATTTAATGTCAAAATTATATAGTATTTTTCATGATGATTTTAAAAAATGTTATAATTTAAGTATTATAAAAGAGTTAAAAAATATATTAGCTGAATACATTCCTAATGATATTTGTGATAAAATAAACCACAAATTTTTTATTAGCTATAACAATATTAAAAAAGGAACAAAGGTTATTAAATCAACATACAAAGATACTGATGAAATAATTAATACCATCATTCGGTCTTCTTTTGTTCCTTACTTAATAGATGGGAATATATTATATCAAAATAAAGCCATTGATGGTATAACACCATATGTATTTAAAGTAGAAGCAGGTAAAAAAATTTTATATTTGGATTTATTTGGATATGATAAAATAGGCAATTTATTAAATGTTAAAAATGAAAAAACGAATTATCATAGAATTCTCTCTGGACTCTTAGATATACATAGTTTTTTTATTAAACAATCTAGCACTCAAATGTGTAGTTATGTAAATGATTGGAACATTTCCAATATTTCTTTTAATTACATTAAAATATTGGTAGAGAGAATATGTATTTTATCGATACATATATTGATTTATATTAAAAAAGTAGTCCCTCGTGAATTTCAAGGAACAATAATATATAAAATATTATCAAAAATATTACAAGATATTTTTATCATAATATTAGAAACTTATTGTTTGTAAACGCCCATTTACATCATTGAAGGTTTGAAACTCATAACTTATATTAGATAAAATATCTAAAGATAATGTAATATATAATTATTATGAAGATTATTAAAAATATAATTCAAAAAATGATAAAGGAAGATAAAAAAATATTAGGTAGATGGCATATTGAATATTGTGATAAAAAAATGAATAACAAAATAGATTTATCAAATGAAGACCATTGTGGTCCTTGTGGTCAATATATATTAGATAAAACAAAAAAAGATATAGATATAAATAAAAATGTAAATAAATAATTCTATTATACACGTTAAACGTATTATTTATTAGTATAAATCTTTCTTATTTCGTCTTGATTTTCTGCCATAGATGTCTAGAAAACTCTTTTTAGGTTTGTTTGTTTTTTTCATAGTTTTACTTTGATTTTTAATAGATTTATTTTTGGGTTTATTATTCTCCTCTTTTTTATTTAATTTTTTTCCTTTTATATCATCAGGTTTATAATTTAAAAACCATTCTTCGAACTCTTCGCTGTTTCTATTTTGTTTTAATTCTTTAAATTTCTCTGCTTTATGTGCTCTCATTTCTTCTACGGATTCTTGGTGACCATAACACGTAATACTAAAACGTTTTAAGAGGCCTTTTTGTTCTAATCTATTTTTTTGTTGAACCTCAAACAAAAATTTTGATATACATAAAATTCTTTCTAAAAATTCATTGTAATAAGGCCTATTAGCATATAAAAATGCCAAATAAAAACTCAACATTGTATCAATAGTAGCTATTTTCACTTTGTCTCCATGAATGTTCAATACATTATAACTATGACAGGCGATTGGTTTATAAATAAAAGCAACAGTGTCATTGTCTATTTTAATTTCATAATGTTCTGGTATAATTTCTCCAACTGGCTTTCTTTTAATGATTTTTGTATTTTTAACCCCTATATCTTTTAATCGCTCTTTAACTATTTGTGCGGTTGTTTCGGGTTCATTGGATAAAACATCAAAGTCCGCTATTTTTTGAAATTTAAGTTTCAAATTTTTTGGCATATATTGTGAGTAAAGTGAAATCGCATAACCACCAAAGAAAACAACGCCTTGATTAATTAAGGTTTTTCTTACATTTTCATATATATCGTCTTCGTTTTCTTGTTTTTCCATTTGTCGTTGGTAATCAATTTTATCACAATTAACGGTTGTTAATGGATAATTTTTATTAAGTAATGTAAGACGTTTTAACACTTTTTCCCATCGACTAGTGTCTCCAGCTGGTCTTGATAGTTCTAAATACATTGCCATTCTTAAAAAATTTGGAGGCGCATATAATATTCCTCCAACTCTGATAGAATCTTGTTTTAATGAGCTAAATATTTCCTTTGGTATTTGAGTTATATCCGCAACTGGAATATAGTTAACAAATACTTTAAAGGTTCCATGATGTTGTCCTGATTTTGCTTCTACATCTGTAAAACCACGGCTGTAATAAATATCTGCTAATTCTTTTGCGTCGTGTAATGCGTTTGATGTAAAAAAATCGTAGTCTGGTATTTCTACCTCTTTATTGTAAAATTGGTCTTCTGAAGGTAAAATATTATTAATTGCTGTTCCACCATAACATATTAAATTTTTTTTTTGAATAAAGTCCTCTACAATTTTAATTATTTTTGTTATTTCTTCAGAATTCACTACGCGCTTTGCTATTTTTTCTTCTGCTTTATCAACGGCTATACGTAAAATTGACAATTCGCAGTCTGAAAAATTTAAATCTTTACAAATATTTTTCTGCTTCATATAATAATACAATAAAATTATTATATAAATATATAAAATAACAATTATTATATATTTATATAATAATTTTTAATGGAATTTGTTACTGATGCTGAAACTATTAAACTAAATAACGACAATTTTAATTTAATGCCTAATGGTGGAGTAAAAAAAAGGATAATAAGAGAGTTAAACGATTTATATAAACATTACAATGTCATTATATCTGATATAGATAAAGATTATACTTATAATAGAAATGCCAAGATAACCGTATCAGCATTTGAAGAATTAAATGGAAAACAATCATCGTATAAATTTATAATAGACATGAATTATCCATTTGTTCCTCCTTCAGTTTATTATAATAACAAAAAGTATTCTGACTTGTTAAGGTGTAACAGCGAATGTGAAATTCGTATATTAAAACTATTAAAGGGGATTGACTGTTTATCTTGTAGTTCATATACTTGTAGAGATAACTGGTCTCCAGCAGTAACTATGAATCATATTATAAATGAAATTAAATATTCCAAAAAATGTAAAAGAGATATAATTTATAAAATAATAGCTGATAAAATTAAACGCAAATACTTAATAGACGATATTGATTTAGACAGTTACCTTTTTTGAATTACGATAATGTTTAACATCAGGAACAAACGTTTTATAAAATTTTGACTTGGGATAAACAGTATTACACCCATTACATTTACATTCAGTTAAACTAACAATAAAAAATCTGCCTGCTGCGTTAGGAAGTTTTCCACTAACTTTTTGTTTAATTTCTTCTTTATGTGTTTCATAAAATTTTTTACTTCTTTTAGGTGCTGTGTAATTTTTTAATTTTTCTTTCAATAAGTCAATTTCTTCTTTTAATAATAAATTTTCCTTAATAAGTTCTTCGTTATTCATTAAGGTATTATAATAAATTATTTTTATATATTTTTTACTATATAAAAATCGGCGTTTGAAATGTTAAAAGGTGTAATCAATAATTCATTCATTACTGATTGTTTTTTTTGTTTATGTTCTTCTACATTAAAATCACTAATCAAATCTTGTGATTCTTTGGATAATAAAAGCAAATTCATTTGTAATATATTATAATTATTTGTAATAATGTCTTTGTATATAATAATAAATCAATTTTATTTTGTATAAAAATGCGTGCCGTTTACTGAAAATAAAATATGTTACTTTTTACACCTTTTAACATTTAAAATGCTGAATATTTATAATAAAAAATCAGATAAAAATATCTTAATATTTGGACGAAATGTAGTATAATCAAAATTATAAAACTGTGAAATATCATATTCAACATATTTAAATATAACATTGGAATATTGAATATTATCAAAATATGTATGATTTGTCCCGCTTATAAACAAAATTACGGAATCGATATTGTAACTTAATAATTGCTCTAATATTTTTTCAAAGATAGATTTTTCAATATAATAATATCTTGTTAATAATATATACATATTTTTTTTATTTAAATCTTCTTTCAATCTAATAAATCTTCTTTTATATTTTTCAAAAATATCAGTTATATTTTCATTATCGTGAGGGAACCAAATATTATTAATACTATTAATTTTATTATCAGTATCAAATGCGTCGCCAATATATTTTTTAACTATATCATCTATATTATCGGATGATTTTACTTCACTAATAATTTTAATATTATAAATAATATTAGTATCATATAATTGTTCTATATTAGTAACCCAATCAAACGGATAACTTTTTTTTCTTAAATTAAGTTCTTGTAATATTATTGAAATAGCACAATTATCTCCAATAGGTATAATATTATAATCTGAATACTTTCCCATATTTATATTTATATATATATTTCGTTTTAAATGTTAAAAGGTGTATAAATAATTAAAAATATTACATAAAGAATTAATATTATATGATAATATGATGTTTAGATATAATAATTTTAAAAGACTGCGCTTTTGTAAGGTTGGGTCAAGAAGTATTTTTAGTTATAAAGACCCTTTTTTATTAGAAAAACAATTAACAGATGATGAAAAATACATTAAAGATGTAGCACACAATTTTTCAAAAGATTATTTATTGCCTAATGTTGTTTCATCATTCAGAAATGAAAAATTTGATAAAAATATAATGAAAGAAATGGGAAACATTGGTTTATTAGGTCCTACGATCAATGGTTACGGATGTGCTGGAGTAAATTACGTTTCATATGGGTTAATTATGCGAGAAATAGAAAGGATTGATAGTGGTTATAGAAGTTGCGCTAGTGTTCAATCTTCTTTAGTTATGTTTCCTATATATAAATTTGGCTCACAAGAACAAAAAGATAAGTTCTTACCTGAACTAGCAAAAGGCAATCTTATTGGTTGCTTTGGATTAACTGAACCAGACCATGGAAGTGACCCATCTGGAATGAAAACAAAGGCTATTTTTAAAGATGGGAATTATATTTTAAATGGTAGTAAAAATTGGATTACAAATTCTCCAATCGCAGATGTCTTTATAATTTGGGCAAAAGATGAAAATAATGAGGTAAGGGGGTTTATATTAGAAAAAAATATGAAAGGTTTATCATGTCCTAAAATTGAAGGTAAATTCTCATTACGAACTTCAAATACGGGCATGATTTTTATGGACAATGTTATAGTTCCAAAAGAAAATATGCTACCAAATATTAAAGGGTTGAAGGGACCTTTTTCATGTCTTAATAATGCTAGATATGGTATATCTTGGGGTGTTCTTGGTGCTGCTGAGGATTGTTATTTACGAGCAAGAGAATACTGTTTGGATAGAAAACAATTTAATAGACCACTTGCTGCGAATCAAATTGTTCAATTAAAACTTACAGAAATGTTATCAGAAATAACAATTGGTCTTCAAGCGTCTTTAAGAATTGGAAGATTGTTAGATGAAAATATATCCATTCCAGAGAATATTTCTATTATAAAGAGAAATAATTGTTTAAAATCATTACATATTGCTAGAAATGCTAGAGATATGCTAGGTGGCAATGGTATATCAGATGAGTACCATATAATAAGACACATGTTGAATCTTGAAGCCGTAAATACATATGAAGGGACACAAGACATTCATGCGCTAATTATTGGAAAAGGAATTACTCAGATTTCGTCTTTCACAGCTTAAAGTATAAAAAAAATGACACCAATCGTAGGTGAAAATCCTACTATTGATTTTATATTTTTTACACCTTTTATCATTCAAAATGTCCATTTGCTATGCTATTATTTGATTCTTTTTGATTCTTATTTTTGAATTATTACATATACTATCTGTATAGTCTTGACAACAATTATTACAAAACAATCGCATTTTCATCAATGCGAACCATATTTTTTCACGTTTGTCATTGTCTATCGATAATGGTTCAAGTCTAATATATGACAATCCACATTCATCCCATTCTTTAGAAAAATTCTTATTACAACTTTTACCAGAACATATAAATCTTGGTATGATATTATCCATATAATAAATAATATAAATATACATTTATATCATTTTTTGGAGCTTTACAAATTCATTACGAAATTTGATAAAAGATTTTAACGCACATATGTTAAATTATTTTACAAAAATTCACTAATGTATCGTACCACATAATTGTCTTGAAATACTCTTGTAATTGTGGTAGCTCTCTTTTGTATCTTCTTTTTTATATTTATTTTATTATAAAAGTCAATGACAAAGAGAAATTTTTCTAATGTTGTAATACATACATATGATTTCAGATAAGTTAGTTCAATTGGATAAATTCTTATCCAAACATAAACACTTTTTGAGTTTAACTCATACTTAGTTATTCGATAATTGCTATTTTTTTCCAAAGTTATATAACATGCGTAATTTCCATGAAAACGTTGATTGTTCCATAATGTAAAAGTATTTTCACCGTTACTGAAAACTAATTTACTACCATTTCGTTTGATAAGTTTGTAATTTTTACTTAAAGTTTTTATAATATTTTTAGGACAACTATGATTGTTGAATTTTAATAAATAATTATCATTTACAATAAGATTTGTCATTGTTGATTTGATTTGTATATATTTAATCACTTCAACACAGTAATAAAGTAATTCAATTTTATTAGAAATTAAAGCTATAGTAATCAGTTGAAACATTGCGTGTAGCATAAGAATACGCAGGATTTTGTGGTGTAGGTGTGGGAATAGTAACAGGTTGAAATCTTAGTGCTACTGGTTTCAAAGAAAAAGCATAACCTGCTCTATCAAAAAACACAGCATTTTCCTCTAAATAATTATCTACAAATTGATACCGCATTGCTACCATTTGACATCCAGAACCTCTACATAAATACCCACTTGGGTTTGACGGATTTACACCACCATCAGGTAATACAATAGTCATGCCTCTTTTATTATATTCGGTTAATTCACTTAAATCTGGGTTGTTCTTGACATTGTAATAATCATAAGCTCTCATAAATACAGAATTGCTTGTTAAATTTACATATTCTAAAAAGTCTTGGTTTTCTAAAAAAGCATTATTTATTTTATCTACTATCAAAATGACCTTATTTTGGAACGCCAATAAAGGCACGTTTCCTAAATTCTTACCTGAATTCTCAAAACTGTATTCTTTCCCAAGCATAATTGAGTCGTATGATTTAAATATATTAGCCAAATTTGAATACATGGGTTGATTATTGCTCTTTATTCTTAAATGGATAATTAGCGGGTCTGTAGGATTTGGGCAGGTACCTCCTGAAAACGCGTAGTTCTTTATTGTGCTCATAACGTCGCTAAAATTAACGTAATTAAATGTTTCTTTTACATAGTAATCTTCTATTGTACTAGTTGCTACAACAGGATTGTTGTCAATTGAATAAATTTCAAAATCTAAACAACGGACACCTTGTTTTAGTATTGCTTTCAAATTACAAACATCAACATAGTCGTTTTTGTAGCTTCCTCCTGAGCAAGCATTATATGCGGTTTTAATGTAATAATCAAATAAATTGCCAGAACAGTCAGGATCATTTGGTGTTAGTGCCCGAATGTTACCATCCACGGATGGATATAGGGTGTTTATATAGTTACATTCAGAATTATCTAACCTACTTAAATAAATCATATACCCTATCATAATTGCCAAAATAATAAAAATAAACGCCATAATTATGTAACTCTGAAAATCTTCATTTAAATTCTTAATAGCAGTTAAATCAAATGTTGATTGGCTTGACATACTTAATATATTATAGTATTTTTAATTTAAGCAAATGTAAAATTATATTATCTTCAAATTAATAATTAAAAAATTTCTATATTATATACTAAATATGGCAGGAGGATTAATGCAACTTGTTTCAGAAGGACAAGCAAATATTATATTAAATGGTAATCCAAGCAAGACTTTCTGGAAAGCAACATATTTAAAATATACTAATTATGGTAAGCAAAATTTTAGGTTAGATTATACTGGAACACCTACACTTAATTTGACAACAGAATCAACTTTTAATTTTTCAGTAAAACGATATGCTGACCTTTTAATGGATTGTTACATTTCAGTAACCCTGCCAAATATTTGGTCTCCCATTTTTCCGCCACAAGCAATTGAAAACCCCGATGGTTCTATAACCTATACTCCATGGTCTCCATATGAATTCCAATGGATAGAAAATTTAGGTGCTCAAATTATAGACCGTATCACTATAACATGTGGCAATCAAAAATTACAAGAGTATTCAGGCCGTTATTTATTGGCATCTGTTCAAAGAGATTTTAGTTCTCAAAAACTTGCGTTATTTAACGAAATGATAGGAAATGTTCCTGAACTCAACGACCCTGCGAATTATGGAACTCGTGTAAATACTTATCCAAACGCTTATTATACAACAAGTCCAGCTGGCGCTCAACCATCAATCATGGGACAAACATTATATATTCCTTTAGGTGCGTGGTTTAACCTTAAAACACAACAAGCATTCCCATTGGTTTCACTACAATACAATGAACTTCAAATAAGTGTTACATTTAGACCTATAAACCAATGGTTTACCATTCGTGATGTTATGGATTATGCCAATAATTTTCCAGTCGTTGCGCCAAATTTTAACCAGTATTATATGCAATTTTATAGATTTCTACAAACACCGCCTGACGAGGAACTTGGACCAAATTCTTATGTTGATACTAGAACAATTTGGAATGCTGATATAAATTTAAATTGTACGTATTGTTTTCTCTCTAATGATGAATCCAAACTCTTTGCGAAGAACGAACAAAAATATTTATTTAAGCAAATATATGAAAGACCTTACTACAATATAACTGGTCAGAACAAGATTGATTTGGATTCAATTGGTATGATTGTCAGTTGGATGTTTTATTTACAGAGAAGCGATGTAAATTTAAGAAATCAATGGTCAAATTATACAAATTGGCCTTACAACTATATGCCGCAAGATGTTACACCAGCACCAGCTAGCGGTGATTATCCTAATCCGTTTCCATCTCCTACTCCACTTGGACCTGGAACAAACCCAAATGGCACACCGAGCAACCTATTTGTTACTGGTGTGTATAATCCTCAAAATATTCAATATATTCTTGTCGCATTAGGAATACTTTTAGATGGACAATATAGAGAGAATATGTTGCCTTCAGGAGTGTATAATTTTGTAGAAAAATATGTAAGAACTGCTGGCAATGCGCCTCAAGGGTTATATTGTTACAATTTTTGTTTAGATACTTCACCATATACTTTACAGCCTTCAGGTGCTATGAATATGAGTCGTTTCACTAATGTTCAATTTGAATTTACGACTATTAGTCCTCCTTTAGACCCTTATGCGCAAGTTTTAACGATTTGCGACCCTACAACGGGAGAATTAGTTGGTATTAACAAACCAACGTGGCGTATATATAATTATAACTATGATTTATATCTTATGGAAGAGCGTATGAATATGGTAATATTTGTTGGAGGCAATGCTGGTCTTTTATATGCTACCTAGTTTTGTTATATTATAAAAAAATATAAAATGTGTAATATATACTAATATATGTTACACCTTAATAGATATATATTTTATTCTGTTTGTGATAAAGATATTGATAAATATAATGACATAGTAGATACCATTAGAAGTGAATACATTCAACTAATAAACCAACTAGAATCTGTTACGAAATGTTGTGAAGTTAGAAAAATAATACATGAACTAATTGGTATAATTGCCATATTTGATGGTTCAAATTCGGAAATTATGTATATTCTAAAATCTATTTTAAATATAGACAAGAAGTCTGATGATTTTTCTATGTATAAGTATTACATTGATATATTGTTACTTATTGATTATACCAAAATGTTTTGATTTATTTTCTTTAAGTTACTTTTAGAATATATATTTAAAGTAACTTAAAGAACGATGGGTCGGGAAGGAATTATTTTTTCCCAAAAGTATTTCAGGTTTTGAATTTTGGACATTTATAAATGTCCATTTTCAGAAAGTCCTTATATTTTGGGGGTAAAAAGGAAGCCGCCACTGCATATTTGAAAATTACCGTCTGGTTACTTTTAAAATATTTTTAAATTTGTTACTGTAATTTTTTTTATTATTTTGTCGGAAAATGATTTAGGAGATTTTTTGTTAGTATATATTACTAATGAAAAATCTCCAAAAATCTCCAATAGAATTTTGTTGCGACTCATGTCAGTATAAATGCTTTAAAAACAGTGAATGGTTAAAACATATATCAACCCAAAAACACATAAGGCTAAAAAATGCTAATTTAGACGAACCAAAAAATCTCCTATATATTTGTGTATGTGGAAAGGAATATAAACATGTGACATCATTATGCAAACATAAAAAGAACTGTATTATTGTTAATAATTCATCATGCTCAGTTCAAAATCCTATAAATGATAGCAATGCTTTGACAAATTTAGTTTTGGGAGTAATAAAAAATAATAATGAACTTCAAAAACAATGTATGGAATTACAAAAACAAAATCAAGAGTTTCAAAATAAAATTCTAGAATCCTTTCAAGAAGTTTGTAAAAATGGAACTCATAATACTACATACCACACTAATTCACATAACAAGTCATTCAATTTACAATTCTTTTTAAACGAAACCTGTAAAGATGCCATGAATATTATGGATTTTGTTGAATCCATTCAGTTACAACTTTCTGATTTAGAAAAGGTAGGAGAAATTGGTTTTGTAGAGGGCATTTCTAATATTATTGTGAAAAACTTAAAAGCACTTGATGTTACTCAAAGACCTGTTCATTGCACTGATAAAAAGAGAGAAGTACTATATGTAAAGGATGAAGATAAATGGGAGAAACAAGATGAAGATAATATGAAACTAAGAAAGGTAATTAAAAAAGTTACAGATAAAAATATGAGATTAATACCAAAGTATAGAGAGAAGTATCCTGATTGTAACAAAAGTATTTCAAGATATTCTGACCAATATAATAAAATTATTGTAGAATCCATGGGCGGTTCTGGTGACAATGATCATGAAAAAGCGAGTAAAATTATTAAAAATATTTCCAAACAGGTGCTTGTAGAAAAGGAACCAGAAGTGGCGGCTCTTTAAGTTACTTTAAATATATATTCTAAAAGTAACTTAAATAACGATGGGTCGGGAAGGAATATTTTTTTCCCAAAAGTATTTTAGGTTTTCAATTTTGGACATTTATAAATGTCCATTTTCCAAAAGTCCTTATATTTTGGGGAAAAAAGGAAGCCGTCACTGCATAATTGAAAATTACCGTCTTGTTACTTTTAAAATATTTTTTAGTTTGTTACGATAATTTTTTAATTATTTTTGCGGAAAAGGATTTAGGCGTTTTTTATATTTCCAATATATAGATAAATGGATACGATTTTTACGCCAAAAAACGCCGAAAAATACTGCTCAACTTGTGATTTTAAATGCTGTAAAAATAGCGATTGGATTAGACATATTAACACCAAAAAACATGTTCATCGTCACAATGGAAATAACGTGGAAATGATTTTTACGCCATACATTTGTAATTGTGGAACAACATATTCAACAAATTCTGGTTTATGGAAGCATAAAAAGAGCTGTAAATTTATAGAATCTAAAAATGATGATAGCATTGTTAAGAATCAAACTACAGATAAAGACCTTATTATGCTTCTTATCAAAGAAAACTCAAATTTAATAAAAGAAAACAATGAATTTAAAAGTATGGTTGTGGAACAACAAAATATGATGATGGAAGTTATTAAAAATGGAACTCATAATACTATAAATAATAATAACAGTCATAACAAATCATTCAATTTACAATTCTTTTTAAATGAAACATGTAAAGATGCGATGAATATTATGGATTTTGTTGAATCGATTCAGTTACAACTTTCTGACTTAGAAAGGGTTGGCGAAGTTGGTTTCGTAGAGGGTATTTCTAATATTATTGTAAAAAACTTAAAAGCATTGGATGTAACTCAAAGACCTGTTCATTGCACTGATAAAAAAAGGGAAGTTCTATATGTAAAGGATGAAGATAAATGGGAGAAACAAGATGAGGATAATATGAAACTAAGAAAGGTAATTAAAAAAGTGACAGATAAAAATATGAGATTAATACCAAAGTATAGAGAGAAATATCCTGATTGTAACAAAAGTATTTCAAGATATTCTGACCAATATAATAAAATCATTGTAGAATCAATGGGCGGACCTGGTGACAATGATCATGAAAAAGCAACCAAAATTATTAAAAATATTTCAAAACAGGTACTTGTAGAAAAGGAATCGGAATTGATTATTTAAGTTACTTTAAATATATATTCAAAAGTAACTTAAAGAACGGAGGGTCTGGAAGGAATTAGCATTAAGATTGTTACCACAATTTTAATTATTTTGAGAAAAGTATGTTAGTTTGCTACAAATAATTTTAAGATGATTATAAAATTATTTAAACATAAATATAAATATTTATCATAAAATATGCCCAAAACAATTATTGATTATTCAAATACAATTATTTATAAGATAAGATGCAAAGACGCATCTATAACTGATGTATATGTTGGTCATACTACAAATTTTGTTCAGAGAAAACATGCTCATAAACAAAGTTGTTCAAATGAAAAATCATTAAACTATAATTGTAAATTATATAAAACAATAAGACTAAATGGCGGCTGGGACAATTGGTTAATGGAAATAGTTGCTTTTTATAAGTGTTATGACCATTATGAAGCAAGAATGAAGGAACAAGAATATTTTACTTTATTAAATGCGACATTAAATAGTATAGAACCATTGCCAAAACCTAAACCAAAAGAACTTCCTTTACAAAAAAATGTTCCACTATATTGTTTCACATGTAATTTGGATTTTGATAATTCAGAAGAAATATCTTTACATAAACATACAGAAAAACATAGTAAAAATATGAAGACTGAAACTAATAAAAACAATATCAAAACTGCCGCAAAAATATTTAGTTGTATATTATGTAACTATTCTACGTCTAAGAAAAGTAGTTTTGATAAACACCTATTGACATCTAAACATGCCAAGTTAACCATATCTAACGATTTAAGTTTCAAAGATGATATAAAAAAATATAATTGTGAGATTTGTAATAAAATATATGATTCCAGAAATGGATTATGGAAACATAATAAAATATGCAAGTACAAAAATACATGTGAAACTGTAGGAGAAGAAAATAAAATTACTGAAAATCAAAATAATGAAATTCAAGAGATCAAAGAATTTATGAAATGCTTGACGAAAGATAATTCAGAAATAAAAATCATGATGATGGAAGTTATTAAAAATATATCCAAACAGGTTCTTGTAGAAAAGGAACAGCCGTTCGAGAGCATTTAACCTAAATAAGCATTGGATGCGATTGGTCCATCCTCTATAAATTCGCCAGTTAAACTATAACGTTTGGGATAATTTGGCATATATTGAAGTCCAGATGGTTTATATCTTTGGTTAAATAGTTTTTCACCTTCATTAAAAGATGACGACCATGTATTTACACCGAAATTCGCAGAAGGAGGTTTAGAAAAAAGGTCATTAGTAATTAATTTAGCTTGAGTTCCAATATCAGAAGTTAATTCAGAATATTGAGGTGTAACTCCTAAAGTCAATTTACCAGCATCGTTATCACCTGGAACATTCGTCACACTTTTTGTAAGTGGAGGCACATATGGCTGACAACCAGGACAATCTATATCCGTAAAACATTGTTGTCCAGTTATAGCGCAACGAGCTGTTGGTCCGCAAAAATTTTTACAACTATAAGTTGTAGTTAATGGTAGATTAACGGTATGACTAGTTTTCCCAGACACACTTTCTTCAACAGGTCCTGGTGTGAAACATTCCACAACATATTTATTTAAAGTTAAATAATCAATCCATTTGAAAATAACAACAAACAATATAAAACTAATGACTATTAAAAATAAAATATTATATTGATTTTTTGAAATATCCATATAATATATTTTTATATTTTATTTTTATTTTACAATAGCATAAAGTAAATAATTGATTTAGAAAGAACTCTAAAAAATCCTCGATAACAAATTAAATAATAAATAATTTTATATCTTTTTAATATAAGTAATGTCTGATTCCAATGATACTTCAGCTATTGATAATAAAAATGAAGAAGCTAACTCTACTCAACCTGGGTTAGCATCGAACATTTCCAAGTTTTTACTATCAGTAATATTATTAATCGTAATTATTGTAGTGTATTTTTCATTTGGAGGCGTTATATTGTATGGTTGTAAATTAGGTCAATCAAATATACTGCCTACGGATAAAAAATGTTATCCATATGATGACTTAAACCCTGACATTCAACCAGTAAAAATAAATGTTTTTACTACATTGTTTGAAGACCCTCAACAATCTATGAAAATGACCTTTCCATATGATGAGTATAATTCATCGAATAAAATCATAGATATGTTTCGCAAATATAAACAAGAACCAAAGTCAAATTTTATGGCTAATTATTTTATTTCAATTATGGAAGATATGATTAAATTTAACTATTCGTCGTTGAATTTTATTTTAAATTTACTAAATGGTTTGCCTGAAATGCTGGTAATATTATTTGGTCCAATTATTTTGCCATTTTTTACAAGTTTAATATTTTTGGTTGACCATATATATATAATTTATTTATGGTTCGCAAATATGGGATGGTTTTTTAAACAAAACACAAATAGTGATTTAAATCATGGTCCAGTGTGGGAAGATGTGACACTAATAGAACCAATTGATTATTTGTGTGCGATAGCGCTGGTTATATTATTCTTATTTTTATTTTGGTTTTTATTAGCATCATTACCCGTATTACCATCTTTAACAATGTCATGGTGTTTATTTTCTTGTGCTACTTATACAGCTCAAATGAATGGCAAACATATTTCTGCTTTAACTATTATTAAAGACGTATTTAAATACCATAAGGTATTATTTATGTCTATATTTAGTTTTTTTATTATAATAAACGCATTTGGAATTTTAGGAACAATTCCAGGAATATTTGCCATCATAACTCTTATATTAATTTATTTTGGAATAATTTCAATTGATGCGTTCAAGGGTATAAATCCAGAAAATCTAAGTCCAGTATCGAGTTATGACCAAGCAAAAAAAGTATGTCCTGTTAAAGCTAACCAGCCAAAACATCATGGTCTGTTATATAATTTAATTTTTGGACAAAATGGTGGAAGTATAACAAAAGAGCTGAAAACCATTGGTAAAAAACTAAATAATAAATAAGTATTATAAAAAATATATATTAAAAAAATAAAATAATATATTATAATTAGATGGGTAAAACAAAAAAAAATGTAAATAAACAGCCTTTTGTAACATTATGTACTCCTACTTTTAATAGAAGACCATTTATACCGATAATGTTAAAATGTTTTGATTATCAAACATATCCAAAGGATAAAATCGAATGGATTATTGTAGATGATGGAAGTGATAAAATAGAGGACCTTGTATCTCATGTTCCCCAAATAAAATATTTTAAGTATGATGAAAAATTAACACTAGGAAAAAAAAGAAATATTTGTAATGAAAAAGCAAAGGGTGAAATTATTATTTATATAGATGACGATGATTATTACCCACCAGAGAGAATTAGTCATGCGGTTGAGACATTGATTAAAAACCCAAAGGCATTATGTGCTGGGTCGAGTAGTATGTTTATACATTTCAAACATATAAATAAAATGTATCAATTTGGACCATATGGACCTAATCATGCTACTGCTGCTACTTTTGCTTTTAAAAAAGAGTTATTAACTAAAACATCTTTTGATGAGAAATCATCGGTAGCTGAAGAGAGACATTTTTTAAAAGAATATACTATACCATTTGTTCAATTAGAATCCAAAAAAACAATATTAGTGTTTTCACACAATCATAACTCATTTGATAAAAAAAAATTATTAGAAAATTTGCCTAATCCAATGGTTCATGATACACAGTTAGAACCTGCTGATATTGTAAAAGAACCAGAAATATTAGAATTTTTTATGAAAGATATAGACCAGTTGTTAGAAACTTATGAACCTGGAAGACCAGAACATAAACCAGATGTCACTAAACAATTAGAAGAAATAAAAGAAAAAAGAGATAAAATGATTCAAGAACAACAGATGAAAAAAAAGGAATACAATGATGTTATGAATAAATTAAATTTAATAAATAATCCACAATTTGCTGAAAACAAAATTAATGAATTAATTGTTATAGTTCAAGAATTAACAAATGAAAATAATGATTTGAAGAATAAATTAAAATATTTGGAAGATAAATTTAAACAACTTATCAATAGTAAGATACAAGAAAAATTATTGGATAAAAAAAATGACGACTAATTTATTTATATTTATTATAAAATAATATTAATAAATATACTTAAAGGTATATGTAATATATACATTATATACACATAGAAAGAAATGGATTACATTGATAATTTTCACCCCACTCTTAACAACAATGATTTATATTCAGATGCTGATACAAAAGAATTTGAGAGAAATAAGAAAAATGATAGAGGGTATAATAAATTGTTTAGAATGGTTAAGCGTGGTGATATAATGAAGAGAACTAAGGTTGAAGTTTATACATCTGGTGATGTAGGGTGTAGTATTAGAGATGCTGAAACTGGCAATTACTATACAAGTGTAGTTGGAAGTGCTGACGAAGACCTATATTTTAAGGTAGGCATATCAACTGGTGAGTGTAAAAGCGCGAATGGTTCTACTACGCTGTTTTATTTATCGCCTCAGCATTATATGAAACATCAACATACTGAAGTAGACCCATCTGCTATTGAAAGGTGGGAAAATAAACGTGCTTTGCGTCTCGCCGAGACAAAGAATGTTAAAAAGGTGAATGTGGCTTCTTTTGTTGACAATTAATCATATTTTAACATTTAATACAATAAAAATTTAAAATAAAAACATTTAATACAATATAATGTTTTTATCTATTCTATCTTTTTTTTACATTCAAAAATATGGCATACAAACTTATAAAACTTATAAAGCAAATGTGCTTTTTAACAATAAACAAACAAAGTATACTGGGTATGATTACAGGCCTAATAATAACACACATTGCTATGACATTCGTAAAATATCAAAATTTATTGAAAAGAAAAAGTTACTTGATATATTAGAAAATAAGAAAATACCAATTTATAATAAATATTATTTATTACATGATAATAGTATTAAACCTCCAAACTTAAAAGCTGGAGGATTAATAAATGATTTTGATGATTAAAATTCTTCCTCTATTTCTTCATCTTCATCGATTTCTTTATCTATTGTTCCCGATGCGTTTTCTTTTGTATATTTTTCAAGATACCTATAAATTCTATTAATATCTAATTTTCCTATTTCATAGTTTTCAAAAAGAGCTAAAATTTGGTTATCATCGTATTTATTTTTAAGTTCAATAAAAAACCCAAATAAATCCTTTTTATCCATCCCCAACTTTTGACAAAGTTTCTGAATAAATAAAGAATTATTGTATTCAGTTGAATATTTTGTTAAAACCTTTGTAAATCTAACTTCAGATGGATTATATTTTTGTTTATTTTTAAATTCTTCGTGATATAATTTATTATTTTTTAACGTTTTAATTAAAGAACTCATCTCGTTAAATTGCCAAATTTGTTTTTGAAATGTAATTCTATCTATATAATCTGCGAAGCAAATATTTTCAAGTTGTTTAATGTAAAAAGGGACTGATTGTTTTTTCTCAGCTTTGTCAATTACATCAATTATATTTTCATGCCATAATAATCCAACACTAGTTCGGTCTGTTTCATTCATAATATTATTATGTTGATTAAATGAATAATAATTATTGATAAGTTTGTTGGTTATTTTTTTTGTATCATCGTTGTATGATTTAATTTGGAAAATATTTTCTATTATTTCACTATTAAATAAATCAGGCTTATTTTTATATATTGTATAAATATTATTCAGCTTTCTTAAATCACATTGAACAAACTTAACAATTTTATTTTTTATATTTAAATCTATTTTAGGTAATATCGTTTGTATTATTTGTGAAATTTGTGGCTCTGTTGGTGTTTTAAGTTCAATCGTATTACAGACCTTCATTAATTCTTTTATTTTTTTATCTATATGATAATTTCCTATACAAATAATAGGACTCATTGTGACTTCCTCTAATTTTTGTTTTTTTGTTTTTTTTGGTCTAATAAGCTTAATTAATGTATTTATTCCACCCTTATCTCCATTATTCATGCCATCAATTTCATCCATTATAATTGCTATTTTTCTAATACTTTTGTTGAATACACTCATAATATTTTTATCTGACATGTTGTGTTTTGTAATATCTTCAATGACAGATGTATTTCTTATATCACCAGCGTCATATTTAATAATATCAAATCCCATCTCTTTTAAAATATTACTGGCAAATTTAGTTTTACCACTTCCAGGGTCACCATAAATATATATACCTTTCTTAAAAAGCATATTATTTTTATTTTGCTCAAAAGAAGCAAGTATTTCTTTAATATTTGATGCTTTATCTTCTCTGTTAAGAATTTTATTTATATTTAATTCATCCATTTAATATATTAATAATAATCTTTTTATGTAGATTTTTATATAAACCAAGATTACAATTTTATATTAAATATATTTTATACTAAATATATAGTAACCATTTCTATAAGAACAATATTTATTTTATTTCTATAATGATAACAAAATAAATACGTATGAGTTAAAATATAATGTAATGTAATTTTACACTTTTTCTCATTTAGAGCAACGCGTATTTGTATATTCTGACTGATTTTCCATTTTATATTTATTAGGGGTGCTAGAAGCATAACAATTCAAATACTTAATACATTTATAAAAAAAATTGAAACAAAATTTAAAAGCTAATAATTATCAAATTATTTAGTAAAATGGAATTTAATTCTCAACAACAAGGTTCGAATTGTTATGTGATTGCTTCGTTTATGGATATTTTTATGATAACCAAATTAAATAATAATAAAAAATGGATAAAAATATTAGGCAACTATTGGAGTACCATAAAAGATGTCTCTTTAGAAGAGACGAATAATGATGCATGGACGGAGTTAGGCGAGTTAATTGAAACAAATTTAAAAGAAAATTGGAAAAATGACTGGTTTGAATCGCAACTAATGGAACGGTACATTTACTCGATTAGCTGGTATCGGAATAATTTAAAACAAGACGAAAAATTTAAAAAGTATGCTGAACATTTTAAACAAAGGGATATAGAAGAATCTGAAAGAGATAACTATTACTATTATGATAGCGATGAGAGAGAAGAACATGAACGTAAGTTACGTGAAGACGAGTTTGACGAATTTGAAGACTTCTAAATGTTTAAACTGTAGTATTACATGGATTATTTACACCATATGTAATACCATCCCATGTTACACCGCAATTATTTGCCCAATTGTATTTACTACATAATCCATTTGAACCTGTAAAAGCAGACCCATTGAAATTCATAGTTAAATGTTGGTGCCCAGACTGAGCAGGACAAGTTCCTAAATCTTTAATATTTGTGCATGTAGAATTATTACCAGAACCATCAATTTGCCAATAATCAGGACAAGCTGGAACCATTGGTGGCCATTTATCCTTTTGCGCATAAGTTAAACTAAAAGCAATAATAATTAACGCTATAATCAAAATTATAATAGCACCAAAAAGAACAATTTTTTGAAATCCTTCCATATATATAAAATAAATATATAATTTTTTCTATTTGGGTAATATAAATGAACAAAGTAAATAATGGACGTGTAGATATTAAAAGCCCAAATACTTGTACTTTATTTCAAATGTATGATAAAATACCAGCAAACCAATGTGCTACATTTAGGAACCCTACTGAAGGTTTATGGACAGATAGTCAATTATCAGATGTGTTTTTCTCTCGACAAAACATTCAAATATTACAAAATGGTATAAGAGCTGGTGTGTATGATAGGTCAAACGGTCAATATGTAATTGGTCCACAAGACTGTGAATCTCTTAAAATTGTTATGCGAAGTGTATTTTTACAACATTCTGCTAATCAACCACATAATATTTCTCAACAAATTAATGAACTAAATAAGATTGTATTGAACTATTGTATTCAACAAGTCTATAGTGAAGCACAGGGATATATGAAATATCTAGATGATGTTAGCACCTTAGCAGTGCCAATAGCACATCCTGTAATGTCAAGTAATAATGATAGACAATTAGAATTAAAGAAATGGTTTTGAAATAAATATAATTTAAATATTTATTATATATTTAAATTATGGATAAAATTGTATTAATATGTGCTACTGGACGTTCTGGTTCTACAACTATGTTAAGAATCATTAATACAATACCTAATAGCAATATTTGTGGAGAGAACTTTGGAGCAATAAATAGTTTATTAGAGTTTTATAGAAGAACTAAATTGACTATTACAAAAAATGTAAAACAATCATATCCTAACACATATGAAAATATAATTATGAAAAATATTAAACCATCTTGGTATAATTCTTATAACTTTCAACAAGTCGTCCAAATGATAAGATATATGATAATACAGATGTTTAAAAAAACAACAGAGACAACACTATGGGGGTTTAAAGAAATAAGATATGATAAAGGGGATATAAAATATATAAAGGATTTCAAAGAATTATTCCCACAAACAAAGGTTATAATACAAATTAGAGAGAATATAAAGGCTCAATCAGTAAGTAGTTGGTTTAAAGATGATAAAAATGCTGTTGCTTATTTACATAACTTAAATAATGAATTATTCGATTTTTATAACAACAATAAAGATTTTTGTTATTTTATAACATTTGAAAAAATGTTTGATAAAGAAAATATAAAAGAATTGTTTAAATTTATTGATTGCGAGGAACACTATAATGAATCGATAATACAGGAGGTTTTAAATAATAATATTAAGGACTAAAATTATCTGCTTCATACATGTAAAGATATATTTTCTGTATTTTTTATAATATTATTATATGTTTATAACGGTTCAAGATAATGGAAAGGAAAATGAAGTTATTTGAACCATGGTTTTCACTAACTCAATTAAAAATTAAAACAATTGAGGGAAGACTAAACGCGCGCAATATACCTATTGCGGAAGGGGATGTAATTATTTTTACAAATAAGCAACTAGGGTTCGAAAGAAATATTCGTGTGAAAATTACAAAAATAAAAATATATGAATCATTTTATCATTATTTATCAAGTAATTCATTAAAAAAATGTTTGCCTAATTTTGATAATATTTCGGATGCGTTAAAATATTATGATAAAGTTTATAGCAAACAAGAACTAGAACAATTTTGTGTAAAAGCAATTGAATATGAATTTTTATAAACAATATAGTGTTTTTACTTTACTAATATGATTTTGTAATGTTAGATAGGTTCTATATTTAGTCATCTTCAACCACAATTTGTTTTTTAGTTTCAGAACCCTTTAACTGTTTTTTGATAACACCTTTTGTAAGAACCTTCTTTTTAATTTTTATTTCTTCGCCATTCATTAGCTTTGTTCGTTCATTTGTATATTCAATATATTGTTCTTTAAGAGTATCTAGCTCTGATGCCCACATTTGATTTATAGTTGTCTTTGTAATATTTTCTAATTCCTTTTCTTTATTTTCCTTATCCTTCAATAATTTTTCCACGTTTTCTTCTGTTACTGAATCCATCGGCATCTTTGTCAAATATTTATATTCGTTATCATCATCAATAATATCATATCCCTTTTCGTTTAACATTTCAATAACTATTTCCTTCTTCTTTTTTCTTAAGTCGATTGTGCCGTCTAAATTTTCTTTAATATATTTAGCTTTATTGGAAAGCAATGATAGTTCCTTTTTTAAAGCAGATATCATATATTCTTTTCTAGTTCCATACATTTCTAATCTAACATCATAATAGGCATCGATAATTTCTGATATTTTTTCATACTTTTGAAGTGTGTCATCAGCATCAAATAGATGCATGTTAGTGCTGGAGTTTGTAGTTTGTAATTTGAGTAGTTTTTCAAGACCATTACAATCATGGTCGCATTTTGTATTTTCTAATTCGTCTAATTTACCTTTCACAAATGTAATAGTAAAATCAACATTTGTGTCTTTGCTCATATCATCATAATCTTTTACAATAGATGGCGGTTTCTTTCCATCCTTTCCAGCGGTTGGTTCTATCAACTCCTCTAGCAATTCTTTAAAATCTTCTGTCCAGTAACCGATTGGTAACTCAGTGACTCTTATTTTGTCAGGGGCTGTTTTTTCATATAGCCCTTTAATTAAGAACTTGTCGTCATTTATTTTTGTAATTTTACCTTTAAACCCTTCATAATAGGGGATAAAATCAATTGACTCTTCTTTACATTGTAATTTATTTTTTAAATATTGAATAATTTGTAATGGATTATAACACATAATATCAGTGCTAAACCCAGTGCCTATTCCCTTTGAACCATTAACAAGAACCATCGGAATAATGGGCGCATAGTATATTGGCTCCACTTTTATACCATCATCGTTTAGATAATTTAATATAGCATCATCCGCAACTGGAAATATAGTCCTTGTTATTTTATTTAACTGAGTGAATATATATCTTTCAGAAGCACTATCTTTTCCGCCTTGAAGTCTAGTGCCAAATTGCCCATTTGGCATGAATAAATTAATGTTATTCGAACCAACAAAATTTTGTGCCATACCAACAATAGCTGCGTTCAAACTAGCCTCACCATGATGATAGCCAGAATGTTCTGAAACATAACCGCTAAATTGTGCCACCTTTATTTCAGTAGTTAAATTCTTTTTAAATCCAGAATATAATATTTTTCGTAAACTTATCTTAAGCCCATCCATCAAGTTGGGTATGCTTCTATCGCAATCATATTTTGAGAAATGTATCAATTCTCTGTTAATAAACTCTTCATAAGAAACATTTGTTTTAGAAGTGTCTAGATAAGCATCTCTATCATACTCTTTTAACCAATCCTTTCTGTCATCTGCTCTTTTTTTGTTGAAAACCATATCTATGGCATCATCACTTTTCTCAGAATGTTCAAACCCAACAATTTTCTTTTTTTCAAAATATTCTCTAAATTCCTTACCCGTGCTAGTTCCTAAACCTTTATAATATTTCACCTTCCACCCCTTGTTTTCATTTTCTTCCCTCCATTCATTATACTCACCATCATTATAGAATTCTAATTCAACAGAACCCTTTTTAGCTTTTAATATAGGTGTGTTCATAAAACCAATGAATCCTGGTATGTTAGCGAGAGTTGGCCATTCGGATTGAAATAAATTGATACCTAATCCCTTAATATGACTACCATCTAAATCTTGGTCAGTCATAAATAAGACCTTACCATATCGCAAATTTTTATATACATCTTCAATGGTATTATATTTTTTACCAGTTTCCAAACCCAATATTTTTTTAATTTCTGTAATTTCTTTATTTTCAGAGATTTTTTTTACCGCTTCACCTCTTACATTGAGAATCTTTCCCTTCATAGGATAAACACCAATGTTATTACGGTCTTCGGAAGATAATCCTGAAATAATACCAGCTTTAGCTGAATCGCCTTCACAAAATATAATCATACACTCATTTGACTTTTCAGTGCCAGCCCAGTTCGCATCTGTCAATTTAGGAATGCCTCTAATGCTTTTGCTCTTAGTTCCATCTGTTTTTTTAGCTGCCTTGTTTTCTTTGACTTCGGTTAATTGTAAAGCTGCGTCCATAACGCCCATTTTTGCGACCTTTTCGATGAATTTATCGCTTACATCACATTTGGACCCAAATTTAGATGAAGGAGTATTCATGTAGTCCTTAGTTTGACTGTCAAATGCGGGGTTTTCTATATCGCATCTTAAAAACAAAATAAGCTGCTCTTTAATGCTATTAGGATTCACCTTTACTTTTTTCTTTTTATCAATGAATTCAACTAATTTTCTTGTTATTTGGTTCAATATATATTCAACATGTTTGCCACCTTTTGCGGTATGAATACCATTTACAAATGATATTTGCGCGAACTCGTGTGTAGGTGTTAACGCAACAGCATATTCCCATCGTTCGCCATTATCTTCATACACACGTGGTGAACTACTTTTATCTCCAATATACATATTAATATATTGTTCAAAATTTTTTACTGGAATTACTGCTGAATTGTATTTTACCTTAAGACTTTTATCAGTTATTGCTGCTACATCATAGACACGTTTTTTTAATAATGAAATAATATCAGGCGTAAGACCATTAATGCCAAGACGTTTATAGTCTGGCTTGAAAACAATCTTCGTGTAAGGTTTCGTCTTACATTTAGTAATCGACGGCTTACATATTTCATCCAGATTATTTTTAAATTCTTGTCTATATTTAAGACCTCTTATGTGGTCAACTGTCTCAACAGACCCATATGTTGACCAAATAAGAACAAGTTTGAACCCAAAACCATTTTTACCTCCAACAATTTTCTTTTCAGTTTTATCATAATTTGTAGATGTTCTTAGATGACCAAAAATCATCTCAGGAATCCATATTTTATGTTCAGGATGTTCTGCGACATCGATTCCATTTCCATCATTCATCATTGTAATAGTCCCATCTTCATCAATTGATATTTCAATGTTAGAAACAGGTATACAATTATCTTGTTTATTATTAATTGCTTGTAGCATTCGAACCACATGGTCACGGCAATTAACTATACCCTCGTCAAATAATTTGAATAACCCAGGTATATATTTCATATTTTTTTCAATAATTCTATCGCCTTTATCATCAAGAATCCATAAATCCGCATCGACTTCTTCAACAGAACCAATATAGGTATCGGGATTGTCTAGAATGTGTTGCTTATCCGTTTTCTGTTGGTATTTATTTGCGAGATTTAAGTCAGTAGTGTTCATTGTAATACTAGTATAAATTCTATTTATAGCTTTAAATAATTTCAATTTTTATTTATAACAATAATAAATTATAATAAATTATAATAAATTAAAATTAAATAAATATCACAATTGATATTATTATGTATTCCCAAAGACAATTTACACCTGGCAAAAAATCAAATTCCAGTAAAATTATGTATGTAGCACAATATAATGCTTTAAACCCAACATTGCCAGAAATAACTTGTGCTTGCGTTGAAGACAAATATGATAAATTTACTATAGGTTCAGATTCTCCATCCGTAAGAGTTTCCAATAATATTAGAATTTCACAAGTAATTAAAAGCTCTTTAGGAGGAAATACTCAATATGGCAATTTTTATTTAGGTCAACCCTTACAGTTAAACTATTTAGGACGCACCGAGGGTATGCCTGGTGGTAGTGGAAGACCTCCAACAAATAAATTCTAAATGCGTTTTACATTTTCATTTAGAAGAAATAATATTTTCTCTTGTATTTTTATAATGACAAAGTTTTCTAGAACATCAACTGGCAAATATTCTGTTGCTGGCAAAACATATGAATCGTTAATTGGTAGTCGTGCTCAAGTATGGCATAGAACTGCTTATAAAACAACTGGTGGATTAACACATGCGCATTTAATGAAGAACAAGGCTGGCCATATTGTTTCAAAATCTAAGCACGCAAGCGCCAAGAGAGAGAAACGTCTCGTTAAAGCTGGTTTTTTGACAAAGAAAGGACATTTTGGATTTATTAAAAATGGCAAGTCCAAGAAACAACGTGGAGGTGTTCATACTCCTGTTCACATGAAGAAAGGTGGAAATGCTGCTCACGGTTTGGCTTTGCCCAAAGGTTTTGTTCCTGCTCATCCTGCTGTTACTATGAAGAAGGGTGGACGCAAACATCACGGAGGTTCAGGTGTTAACCTGCCTTTAAGTCCTTCTGCTTTTGATGGAAAGGGTGTTGGAACAAGCGGTGTTGACCTTCAATTTATTGCTGGAAATGCCAACTAAATTAAATTTATAAATTATAATATATTATATTATTTACATTATAATTTTTTAAGGTGTAAATACCCAAGCTGTTTCAATAAAATTTTCATAAACTACATATTCAGAAAGTTTAAAATACAAATATTTTTCAAAATAACGTTTGCTTACTATAAATTTATGTGCATTTAATTTACAATACATAGAATAATAATTATAAACATCATCAAAAGATATTAAATTTAACTTGTAATTTTCTTTTATTTGTTCTTTAATATAGTCAAAAGATTTATTGATATCATTTATCTTATTCCATACACAACATGTAACATTTAATACATATTTATATTCAATTATGTCTATTGAATGAAAAAAATGTTTCAGGATTTTTATTACATTCTCTTCAGAAATATTACCATTTGTCATTAATTGTTCTTGATTTTGTTTTGTCCAAAATTTAAACATTGAACAAATTTCATCGACTTCTAATTCATTATCAAATGATTGTTCATCACCAAAGGTATTAGTTGTAATTTTAATCGTATTGTCCCAAAATTTAATAAAATCGCTTTGAATAGGCAAATACTTACTTGTTATTCCTATAAATGAATCTGAATCTTCTTCATATTCATGTATTTCTCTTAAAATGTTTTTTAAATTATTCGAATAAATTACACTAGGTAGATTATAATTAGAGAGAAATTGTTTCCAAATAAAATGTAAGTTTTTCCATTCTATTTTCACATCATTTGAAGCGTCTATAATATATTTATTACTAAATTCTTTAACAATGTTCAAAGGAGTAGTTTTTTTAAGATAATATGAATAATTTTTAAGTTCCTCATCAGAGTTATTCTCAATAAACTTATCAGAATTTTCATAACGTTTAGAATAATGAGCAGCTACACATAGCAAATCTAATCCTATTTTTTTTAGAATATCCCTCCACAAATCAAGAGAAAAAGCCTCGTTTATTTTTATAAGACGACAATTATCGTATGTATGGTTTTCATGATATTTTGTCATAAAATTACAAGTTGAATTATTATAACCAATAGACCCAAATGCTATATTATCTAAATCAAATAATAATTTTTTCATTTTTTGAGTAACTAGAAATATTAAATTGGTGTTTTTTTTTAAAATATTATCTCCAATAATCGTTAAAAAGTATTTGGCACTGTTTTTTGATGAAAAAATCGACGGATATAAAACGTTGAGAATATTCTGAATTGTATCCGTTTCAGGAATAGAATTAAATAAACTTCTCTCTTTTATTTGTTTTATAATGTTTATTTTTGTTTTGTATTTCCAATCTAACAGAATCCTATCTTTAGATATGGTGGATAATAGTTTATGTATGACATCATCTTCTTTAACTATAAAATAATTAGTGCCATTGTATTCATAAAAAAAATTATTACTTGGTAAATAAAAATATTGATTTTTACTTAGAAAAACTTGTATAAACACTTGTTGTTCAGTTGTTAAATATGTATTGCGGTTTTGTCTTTTTTCATAATTTTTCAATTCATTGTCGAGTGTATTTGGTAGATAATTTATAATATGGTTATGTATGCGCTGAAACATATAATCACTGTGTTCATTTTCTTTATATTTATTTAACAGTTCTACGATTGTATTATAGCACTTTTGTTCTAATTCTTTATTGTCATAAGACATTCTAAGATTTTTACTCTCTTATTTTTAAATTAGTTTTTAAATTATATTATATAATATATTATAAATTAGTATAGGGATGAATATAAACTTGCGTTATTTACCCAAACGTTTAACAAAAAAGGACAAAAAACGACAAATAAAAATGTTAAATAAATCTAAAAAATTATATAAAAAGGGTTTTTATTACACAAGAAAAAAACTTCCATCATTTACATCTAAAAAATCACAACATATAATAAAAGCTGAAAAGATTTATGGGGTTAGCTCAATTGGCGCTACAAATGAATTGTCAAAAGCAACTGGCTGCACAAAACGTGCTTTATCGAAAATTATCAATAAGGGTGCTGGAGCATATTATTCATCTGGTTCAAGACCAAATCAAACACCACAATCTTGGGGAGTAGCACGATTAGCAAGTTCAATTACAGGTGGAAAAGCGGCGGCCGTGGATTTTGATATTTTAGAAAAAGGTTGCAAACCAAAAAGTAAGGCGTTATCTTTAGCAAAACGTGCCAAAAAAGTGTATAATTATGGAAGACGAAGAGTTCCTAAAATTGTTGTATAGTTTCTTTTTATTTAATAATTCGTTTAATTTTAAATTCATAAATAATTTAATTGCGTAAGTATTTAAAGATTTTAAGTTAAATTTTAATACAATGAATTCATTATCAAATAAAAATCAAGTTACAACACAAACTGAAGGAAATGTTTTAACTATTAAGACAGTTCAAATATCACCTTTTAGAACTCTGATGACAGCTCTTAAAGATATTTTATTAGAAACGAATATTACTTTTGAACCTGATGGAATTCGCATTATTAATATGGATAAATCACATACCATTTTAGCTCATTTGTATTTAGCAGCTCAGAATTTTGAGTTTTATGAATGTAAAAAGGAGAAGATTATTATTGGTGTTAATATGTTTCATCTTTTTAAATTAATTAATTCAATTGATAATGATGATACACTAACTATTTATATTGAAAATTCTGATTATGTTGACGGAATTGTCTCTCATTTAGCTCTAAAATTTGAGAATGGCGAAATTAAACAATGTAAAACACAAAAATTGAGGTTGATAGAGCCTGAGCCTGAAGAGCTTCAATATCCTGATGTTAAATTTTCTTCTATTATTAACTTACCGTCTGCGGATTTTCAAAAAATTATTCGCGACCTTTCATGCATTTCAGATAAATTGGAAATAAAATCTGTAGGAAATGAATTAATATTTAAATGCTCTGGACAATTTGCGTCAGCTGAAATTCATCGTGCTGAATCAGATGGTAGTATGGGATTTATTTTGAAACAAGATTCGTCAAAGGTAATTCAAGGAGAATTTTCTCTTAAAAATTTGGGTTATTTTATTAAATGTACAAATCTTTGCTCTCAAATTGAGGTATATTTAGAAAATGATTTGCCATTGGTTGTCAAGTATGATGTGGCATCACTTGGTAGTATAAAGTTATGCCTTGCGCAATTACCTTCATGTTAATTTATTTTTATGTAAGCCCTTAAATAAACCAAAATATTATTGTATTTTATAAAATTATAATATTTTTTTAATTATATATGTCAAGAAATTTTAGAGATTATAATCAATATTTAGCTTCTCAACAATGTTGTAATTTAAAAGGAAAAGGACCTCCAGGGCCTCAAGGATATCCAGGTATTGACTCTGTAGGACCTCTTGGTTTTCATGGAGCTACTGGACTTACAGGATTTCGGGGAGCAACAGGAGTAGGTTGTATAGGTGCTACAGGTGCTCCAGGCGCTCAAGGGGCTCCTGGGGCTCCTGGGGGACCACAAGGGGCTACTGGCGCTCAAGGGGCTACAGGAGTAGGACCACAAGGACCTGAGGGAGCTACTGGTTCTCCAGGGGCTACGGGTGCTCAAGGCGCTTCAGGGGCTCCAGGGGTTACGGGTGCTCAAGGAGCTACTGGTGCTCAAGGAGCTACTGGTTCTCCAGGTGCTACTGGTGTTACGGGTAGTCAAGGTGCTACTGGTGTTCAAGGTGCTACTGGAAGTCAAGGTGCTACTGGAAGTCAAGGTGCTACTGGAAGTCAAGGTAATACAGGCAGTCAAGGTGCTACTGGCAGTCAAGGTGCTACTGGCAGTCAAGGTGCTACTGGTGTTACGGGTAGTCAAGGAGCTATAGGTTCTCAAGGCAATACAGGTAGTCAAGGAGCTATTGGCAGTCAAGGTAATACTGGTGCTCAAGGAGCTACAGGTTCTCAAGGTGCTACAGGTTCTCAAGGTGCTACAGGTTCTCAAGGTGCTACTGGTGTTATTGGCAGTCAAGGAGCTACAGGTTCTCAAGGCAATACGGGTAGTCAAGGAGCTACTGGTGCTCAAGGCAATACGGGTGCTCAAGGCAATACGGGTGCTCAAGGAGCTACAGGTTCTCAAGGTTCTACTGGACCTCAAGGCAATACGGGTGCTCAAGGAGCTACGGGAACTCGAGGAGCTACTGGACCTCAAGGCAATACAGGTGCTCAAGGAGCTACTGGACCTCAAGGAGCTACTGGACCTCAAGGAGCTACTGGACCTCAAGGAGCTACTGGACCTCAAGGAGCTACTGGACCTCAAGGCAATACGGGTGCTCAAGGAGCTACTGGCAGTCAAGGCAATACGGGTGCTCAAGGCAATACAGGTGCTCAAGGAGCTACTGGTTCTCAGGGAGCTACGGGAACTCGAGGAGCTACAGGAACTCGAGGAGCTACAGGCAGTCAAGGCGTTGCGGGTGCTCAAGGAGCTACAGGCGCTCAAGGAGCTACAGGCGCTCGAGGAGCTACAGGCGATGCTGGTTCTACGGGGGCTTGGGGAAATTCAAATTATTATGTTTTATTATCAAATCAAGCAATCCCTTTATTACCAGCAATATCAGACGTAATCCAAGCAGTAAATCAAGTAACATTATCATATAGTTTTGCTAATGTGAACACATTTTTTTCAATTTCAGGTCCTAATCAACCAGCTGATTATGCTTGTCATAAAAATGTATATGATTTTAGTTTGTATAAATGTAATAATGAACCAGTTACTGATGCGGTTCATCCAAATGAATTTAGTTCACAGATTTATAACCCCCCACCAGGTTATACCCCCCCACCAGGTATTCCAGTTATTAATACCGACCCTTTATCGCCTTGTTCATCAACATCTCCTGAAAGTTACATATGTTATATAACTAGCAGCACCCTCGGAGAGGTGTTGCCTTTTGCTCCAGCATATATAGAGTGGTATTGGGTTGGCAATGCTAAGGTTGTTAGTGCAGTTCCAAAAGTATCTCCTGTTAGTGGGGTTATGAAATTTTGTGCTACTATAGAATATTTACAAAATTGTTATTACATAAATGGCTGTAGATATACTAATGGTCCAGTTTTTCAATATGGGCTACCATTATTAATACCATGTAATCATACACTTCAACCATAAATTAAAATCCAATATTTTGTAATAAAGTAAATATTTTAAATTTATAATATTTTTTTTATTATATATGTCAAGATTTTTTAATAATTATAAACAATATTTAGGTTCTAAAAAATGTAATGATTTAATTGTTGGAGCTCAAGGACCTCCTGGCGTAGATGGGTTAGGAAAAACAGGTTTTCAAGGTGCTACAGGCGCACAGGGTATGCAAGGTATTACGGGACAAGGCTCTAAAGGAGATACGGGTTACATCGGTCCTCAAGGTGATACAGGTATGCCAGGTGGTCAATACGGTGCTACTGGTGCTCAAGGTGCTACTGGTGCTCAAGGTGCTACTGGTAGTCAAGGTGTAGGCCCACAAGGAAATACGGGAGCGCCAGGTGTAACTGGCATATCTAGTACTGGACCTACAGGAACACAAGGTTCTACAGGTAGTCAAGGGTTGATGGGTTTAATAGGTTCTCCAGGTGCTATAGGTTCACCAGGTGCTACAGGTTCTCCAGGTGCTATAGGTTCTCCAGGTGCTATAGGTTCTCCAGGTGCTACAGGTTCTCCAGGTGCTATAGGTTCTCCAGGTGCTATAGGTTCTCCAGGTGCTATAGGTTCTCCAGGTGCTACTGGTCCTCAAGGTGCTACTGGTCCTCAAGGTGCTACTGGTCCTCAAGGTGCTACTGGTCCTCAAGGTGCTACTGGTCCTCCAGGTGCTACAGGTTCTCCAGGTGCTACAGGTTCTCCAGGTGCTACAGGGGCTCCAGGTTCTCCAGGTGCTACAGGTTCTCCAGGTGCTACAGGTTCTCCAGGTGCTACAGGTTCTCCAGGTGCTACAGGTTCTCCAGGTGCTACAGGTTCTCCAGGTGCTACAGGTTCTCCAGGTGCCACTGGTCCTCAAGGCGCTACAGGTTCTCCAGGTGCTACAGGTCCTCAAGGTGCTACTGGACCTCAAGGTGCTACTGGACCTCAAGGTGCTACTGGTCCTCAAGGTGCTACTGGACCTCAAGGTGCTACTGGACCTCAAGGTGCTACTGGACCTCAAGGTGCTACTGGACCTCAAGGTGCTACTGGTCCTCAAGGTGCTACTGGACCTCAAGGTGCTACTGGACCTCAAGGTGCTACTGGTTCTCAAGGTGCTACTGGACCTCAAGGTGCTACTGGTTCTCAAGGTGCTACAGGTCCTCAAGGTGCTACTGGACCTCAAGGTGCTACTGGACCTCAAGGTGCTACTGGTCCCCAAGGTGCTACTGGTCCTCAAGGCGCTACTGGACCTCAAGGTGCTACTGGTGCTCAAGGTGCTACTGGTGCTGGCGTCACTGGTTTACCAAAATTTTTATTAGGACTTCAAATAGTTCCCTATTTAAGAGGCGGGACTGGATTTATAGTTAGCCCAGCATTAAATTATTCTTATGCGAATACTACAAATGTTGGTAGTCAAGGCAGTCAAGATAATTGTGGACTTAGTCAGGAATATAGATATGTATTAATTGATTGTGCATCACTTAATCTTATGGGCACTACGGGCAGTAATACAGCAGCTCACTCATATGGAATAGTTTGTGAACCTCAAGTTGCTCTTTTAAAAACTTTCAATGATAGTATTAGTTATGCGTGTTTAATAACTGGTGCTAGTGGCGGAAATGCTCCACCAGGAAGTCCAGCATACATTGAATGGCACTGGACTGGTTATACATATCCTGCGGGTTCAACAGGTAGTCAAGGTGCGCAATCAGAACCATATCGTTATAATGGTACAATGAAATTTTGTGCTACTCAAAAATATTTACAATATTGTTATAACATAAATGGTAGTCAATATGCTAATCCTGGTACGACTGGTGTTTTTAAATATGGAATACCAATGTTAATACAAGGTAATGAATCAATTTAATTATGTTTAATATTTAATAAAAAGTATTTAAAATAAAATATTTTTTTAATTATATATGTCAATAAATTTTAAATTTCATAAACAAAACCTAGGTTCTCAAAGATGTAATAATTTTACAACTAATGGTCCTCAAGGCCCACAAGGCATTTCTGCTATAGGTCCGATGGGTAATCAAGGTGCTACAGGTAGTCAAGGATTTCAAGGAGCTACTGGAAGAGGTTGTAGAGGTGAAGTTGGTCCTCAAGGTTTTCAGGGTGCGCAAGGCCCATCAACTGGATTACAAGGAGCTACAGGCGCACAAGGAGCTACAGGATTATCTGGTTCACAAGGAGCTACAGGATTTACAGGTGCTCAAGGAGCTCAGGGACCTCAAGGTGCTCAAGGTTCAACAGGTAATCAAGGTTCAACAGGTAGTCAAGGAACAACAGGCAGTCAAGGGTCAACAGGTAGTCAAGGAGCTACTGGTGCTCAAGGTGCTACAGGGACAATAGGCAGTCAAGGTTTAACAGGCAGTCAAGGTTTAACAGGCAGTCAAGGTTTAACAGGCAGTCAAGGTTTAACAGGCAGTCAAGGTTTAACAGGCAGCCAAGGGTCAACGGGCAGCCAAGGGTCAACGGGTAGCCAAGGGTCAACAGGTAGTCAAGGGTCAACAGGTAGTCAAGGGTCAACAGGTAGTCAAGGGTCAACAGGCAGCCAAGGGGCTACAGGTATAGGAACTACAGGAAGTATAGGAACTACAGGAAGTATAGGAACTACAGGAAGTATAGGAACTACAGGAAGTATAGGTATTATAGGAAGTCAAGGAATAACAGGAAATAAAGGAGCAACAGGAAGTCAAGTTACAGGAAGTCAAGGTGCTACTGGAAGACAAGGTGCTACTGGGACACAAGGTGCTACTGGGACACAAGGTGCTACTGGAACTCAGGGGGCAACTGGAGCTCAGGTAACAGGAAGTCAAGGTTCAACTGGAACTCAGGGTGCTACTGGAAATCAGGTAATAGGAACTCAAGGAAGAACTGGAACTCAGGGTGCTACTGGAAATCAGGTGAATGGCACTCAAGGGGCTACGGGAAGTCAAGGGGCTACGGGAAGTCAAGGGGCTACGGGAAGTCAAGGGGCTACGGGAACACAAGGGAATACTGGAACTCCTGGTCTTACTGGGGCTCAATCTGGTGTTACTGGGGCTCAAGGAGCTACAGGAACTCGAGTTACAGGAAGTCAGGGTCCTACTGGCGCTCAATCTGGTATTACTGGTGCTCAAGGAGCTATTGGCACACAAGGTATGACTGGAATTTTAAATGATACTAGTGATGTTCCACCTTCTTTACTAGGAATAGATATAATACCTTTGTTAGATAATATGACAGTTCAAGGTAATACAGGTTTATATTTTTATCAATCACGAATAGTTGGTTCTTATGCTAATAGTGAACCAATTATTAGTTTGGGTGGAACTACTAATTGTGGAAGTAATTCATATGTGTATCATCTAGTGCAATGTGATGACTACGCGAGTGTTTTGTGGACTCATGATGCTACATTAACTTGTTCTTTTCCAGCTCAAGGTCAGACTGATGTTTATCCATGCACAACTAGTGTTTCTGGAGGTACTACTGGTAAATATGCGTGTATATTAACTCACGGTCCTACGTATCCTGTAAATTATCCAGCATATATAGAGTTTTATTGGATAGCAACAGATGAAGGGAATCCATCATTTTCGTCACAGGTTGGAAATTATAACGGAAATATGATATTTTGTGCCTCTGCTGAGTATATCAATAATTGTCTCGCAGCAAATGGTAACGCATATACTGGAGGTCAGCGATATCCAAATGGTATTCCATTATTAACACAAACAAACAACACATTTTTGCCATGAGTATTATAAATTATTATATTTTTAGTATATATATGACAACTCCTAATCCAATTGTTACACCAGTTTATTATGCTAAATATTTAGCTAGTCACAGGAGCACATCTTTATTACTACACGATGATATATCTGGCAATGAAACTATAACAACTTTAACATGTGATACGCTGAGTAGAACTACAAATTCTACTAATGCTGCACGTTCTACTATTTCTGCCACAATTGAAGATATAATAAATGGTGGTTCCAATACATTATTATTAAACGGTGGAATATCTGGACAAGTTCTTGTTTCACGAGGCAACGGAATTGCTGCTACATGGGCAACCTTTACACCTGCTTTTGTAAGTCCTTTTTATAATGTTTCAAGTTTTAATAACGGTTCTATGAATCCTTTAAACACAGGTGCTAATCCAAATTATGTTTGCGGTGTTTCTGTCGCAGTTTCTATTCCAGCATCTTGGAATGAGTATGATATGACAATTACAATATCTCATAAATTTAGTTTATCTACTGGTTGTGGCGAAGTTTTTTTTTACAATACATTATATAGTTCTAATACTGCGCCTAATAATTTAGCGGGCATTTTACCAACAGGAGCTATTGTTCTTCCTACTATTACACCTTTGGATTATTTACTAGGCAATTTACACAACTCCCTAAGTACTACTGTTTATAACCCTAATAGGACAATACTTATAAAGGGTGCTCAAACTCAAATTAATCCAGGGAATACTAAATATATATCTTCATGGTGTAAAAGAACCAATGCTGTGGTTGTTGGATGCGCATATTCAGATCATTATATTGCGGTAAATTGTTATAGAACCGCATAGATTTAACTTCTATAAAATATTTTGTTATGGTTATGTCATACCAAAATATTTGATGTATAAGTAAATATATAAACGATTGTGTGAAATCATATATTTTGTAAAATAATAAAAAATATTATATTTTTCTAAATTATACATTATGTCAAGGAATTTTAGAGATTATAATAATTATTTATCTTCACAAAGATGTTGTAATTTATCTGGACAAGGTGCACAAGGTCCTCAAGGTCCTCAAGGTGCTCCTATCATAGGCCCAGTTGGGTTTCAAGGTGCTACTGGTAACCAAGGACCTAAAGGTGCTACTGGAAAAGGATGTAAAGGTGATACAGGTCCTACAGGACCACAAGGTGCTCCAGGTGGTGCTACTGGACCTCCTGGTGTTACAGGTTCACAAGGTGCTACTGGGATACCAGGTGTTACTGGACCGCAAGGTGCTACTGGGATACCAGGTGCTACTGGAGCTCAAGGTGTTACTGGAGCTCAAGGAGCCACTGGAGAACAAGGTGCTACTGGAAGTATAGGTCCCACTGGTTTTCCTGGAGGTGCTACTGGCGCTCAAGGAGCTACAGGGCCTGCTGGTGGCGCTCAAGGAGATACTGGTGCTCAAGGAAATACAGGTGCTCAAGGTGCTACTGGAACTCAAGGTGCTACTGGAACTCAAGGAGCCACTGGAGCTCAAGGTAATACAGGTGTCGGTGCTACTGGATTTCAAGGAGCCACTGGAGCTCAAGGAGCCACTGGAACTCAAGGAGCCACTGGAGCTCAAGGTAATACAGGTGTAGGTGCTACTGGATTTCAAGGAGCCACTGGAACTCAAGGTGCTACTGGAACTCAAGGTGCCACTGGCACTCAAGGCAATACAGGTGCTCGAGGAAATACTGGAACTCAAGGTGCTACTGGATTTCAAGGTGCTACTGGCACTCAAGGAGCCACTGGAGCTCAAGGTGCTACTGGAACTCAAGGCAATACTGGTGCTCAAGGTAATACAGGTCCTCAAGGAACTACAGGTCCTCAAGGTGCTACTGGCACTCAAGGTAATACAGGTGCTCAAGGCAATACAGGTGCTCAAGGTGCTACTGGCACTCAAGGTAATACAGGTCCTCAAGGTAATACAGGTGCTCAAGGTGCTACTGGTGCTCAAGGTAATACAGGTCCTCAAGGAACTACAGGTTCTCAAGGTAATACAGGTCTTCAAGGCAATACAGGTGCTCAAGGTTCTACTGGTGCTCAAGGTGCTACTGGTGCTCAAGGTAATACAGGTCCTCAAGGAACTACTGGTCCTTGAGGTAATACGGGAACTCAAGGTGCTACTGGTGCTCAAGGTGCTACTGGAACTCAAGGCAATACAGGCGCTCAAGGTTCTACTGGTGTAGGTGCTACTGGTGCTCAAGGAAATACAGGTGCTCAAGGAAATACAGGTGCTCAAGGTTCTACTGGTGCTCAAGGTGCTACTGGAACTCAAGGCAATACAGGTGCTCAAGGAAATACAGGTGCTCAAGGAAATACAGGTGCTCAAGGAAATACAGGTGCTCAAGGTTCTACTGGTGCTCAAGGTGCTACTGGAACTCAAGGAAATACAGGTGTTCAAGGCAATACAGGTGCTCAAGGTTCTACTGGTGCTCAAGGAAATACAGGTGCTCAAGGCAATACAGGTGCTCAAGGTGCTACTGGAACTCAAGGCAATACAGGTGCTCAAGGTTCTACTGGTGCTCAAGGTGCTACTGGAACTCAAGGTGCTACTGGTGCTCAAGGTTCTACTGGTGGTCAAGGTGTTACGGGTGCTCAAGGTAATACTGGTGCTCAAGGTTCTACTGGGGCTCAAGGTTCTACTGGGGCTCGAGGTGCTACTGGTGCTCAAGGCAATACAGGTGCTCGAGGTAATACGGGAAATCAAGGCGCGACTGGTGCTCAAGGTGCGACTGGTATTCAAGGTAATACTGGTGCTCAGGGTGACACTGGACCTCAAGGGGCTACGGGTCCTCAAGGGGCTACAGGTTCTCAAGGTGCTACTGGACAATCAACATTTATAGTTAATAATCTAAATCAAGAAGTATTTAGTAAAACTATTAAATTAAACAGTTTGTATTACAATAATACAACTTCTATAAAAACAAGCGACGTAAATGCTGAAATTGATAATTTTACAGATAATCAACAAGTATACACATTTGGACCAAATATTCCCAATAGATGGGTTGCTGCTGGACCATCTAATGGACCAAATATTACACTTTATTATTCTTCAGACGGATTAAATTGGTTTCCATCTCAAAATACATCTTTAATAATATTTGACTCACTCGCTAATGCTGCTCTATGGAATGGCATATTATGGGTAGCCGTAGGTGGAGATGTAAATAGTATAGCATATTCATATGACGGTATAATTTGGACTCCAGCATTACCTTCAAGTGCTTTTACCAGGGGGTGGTGTGTAGGTTGGAATGAAAAAATGTGGATAGCTGGCGGACAAGCAGGTGGCTCAAATATGTGGTATTCATATGACGGAATGAATTGGGATAAAATTACGTCTGGTGACATTGGGACGGTTGTTGGTATAGCTTGGAATGGAAATATTTGGGTTGCTGTGGGGCTTGTAAATATTACATCAATTGTATATTCATATGATGGATTTATTTGGTTCCCAGCATCAAATTATTTTGCTAACCAGGGAAATGCTGTAGCTTGGAATGGAAATATGTGGATTGCGGTTGGGGATAATGGCGTAGGATTTTCATTCTGTTATTCCTATGATGCTTTTAACTGGAATGCTATAACCGTTTATACAAATGTATTTAATGATATAAAATGGAATGGAATATTATGGGTAGCTGTAGGTGATAAACCATTCATTGCTTATTCATATGATGGGTTTGCATGGAATGCTTGTATTATTACAGACATTGTGGGATTAGGAATAGGAGTATATCAATCAGTTTGTTGGAATGGAACAATATGGATTGCTTCAAGTAAGACAAATTCAACTCTAGCATATTCGAACAATGGTATTAATTGGGTTACAAAATATAATAACAATACAGGTGACAATAATATATTTTATGGTATTGCTTATAACGGTAAAAGAGAAAATACACTAATCTTCCCAAAAAATAGAGTTGTTGCTGTAGGAAATTCAACGAGTTCTGGTTCAGGTGATACCATTTGGTATTCAGATAATGGTATAGATTGGTCATCAGCATCCAATTTGTGTTCTAATAATGTAAATGGTATATCATGGAATGGTAAAATATGGGTAGCTGTAGGGAATCAATCAGGAACAGGAACCTCTTCAAGCATTTCTTATTCATGGGATAGTTCTACATGGATAAATGCTACAAATGTTTTTAATGTAGGACGCGGTGTAGCTTGGAATGGAAGTATGTGGGTTGCCGTAGGAGAACCCGATACAAATACAGTTAATATATTTAACACTCCGATAGCATATTCATATGATGGCATTTGTTGGAAAAAATCAGTAAAAACAACTGTAGAAAATGGATATTGTATAGATTGGAATGGAACAATGTGGGTTGCGGGTGGATCATCTGTAGGGCCAAATACATCTTTATCTTATTCATATGACGGAGACTTCTGGTATATTTTAACATCAACACAATTCACTACTGGAAGAACTTGCTATACAGTAGTTTGGAATGGAACAATGTGGGTTGCTGGGGGTGATAATGGAATACTTGAATACTCTTATGATGGTTTAGTTTGGATTCAAACTATTGGCGGAGGGTTTAGCACATATTTATCACTAGCATGGAATGGTTCTATGTGGCTGGTTGGTGGAGATACAGGACCTTATTACATAGCGTATTCATATGATGGGGTAGTTTGGGATACTGCTAATGTTAGTGTACCACCATTAAACACTGTAGCTGGTATTACATGGGACGGAAATAAATGGATTGCTACTTTATTAGGAGCAGGAGCAGGAAATGGTATTCAGTATTCTTACGATGGGTTTGTTTGGTATTCCGCATCATTTATAACAACAAGTCCTTCAGACAATGTAAATGCTGTTGCTTGGAACAAAAATCTAGGTTATACCTATATTCAACAACCAGTTATTTCGCTTGGCTCATCTAATGATCATGACACCATCGCATATTCTTTAGATGGAATAAAATATACTGGATTAAGCAAAGAAGTTTTTGATAAGGAAGGCAGATCCGTAGCATGGAATGGGACAATGTGGGTCGGAGTAGGGGATAGGAATAATACTATAGCGTATTCCTATGATGGAATTAAATGGACACCTGTATTAAACTCTACTCTTTTCTTATTATTTGGATTTGCTGTTGTATGGAGTGGAATCAATTGGATTGCTGGCGGTGTTGACCCAGCAGGGAGTGGACCGTATCTATTAATCTATTCACCAGATGGCATTAACTGGTTCCCACCTTTATTTAATCCAAATGCTTATTTAGCTTCATGTTATGGTTTAGCGACAGATGTAAAAACATTAACTAATTCTACTTCTACAACAGTTGCGGTTGGTTCTGATTCTGGTTCTGGTTTTGGAAGTATAATATATTCTCAAGATGATGGTATGTCTTGGAATTCAATAACTGTGGGCACTGTTCCAATCTCTACTATGAATTGTGTAGCATGGAACGGAACAACGTGGTTGGCAGGTGACGCATTTGGATATTTATGGTATTCATTTAATGGAACAAGTAATTGGACACAAAGTGGTAGTCCAATTGGTAGTTTAGTAGACATTAAAAGTATAGCATGGAATGGTGTTACCTGGGTAATTGTTGGAAGAGGTTCTAATCCATATGAAATTTACTATTCTACAGATTTAAATGGTTCAACATGGACCCTAGCAAATGTGCTATTTGGATTATCAAATCCACCAATAGTTTTAAATACTGTAATATGGAATGGTAAAAGATGGATTACTGGAGGCAGTGGAACTGGCACATCTATAATACTTACGTCGCATGATGGTATAAACTGGTATGAAAACCCGCCAGTAACAACTCCAGCAAATCCATATACAAATCAAATAGACGCTATCGTATGGGGATTAGGAAGTAATTCCACTATAGGAGGAGTTATCGTAGATAGTCAAATAGCTTTAAATAATAATAATAGCGTGACTTTAACAAAAAAATTGGATGTATTTTCTGATAAATATTACAATAATGGTTATAATAATATGGTTGTGTCAGTTAAAAGCACAGATTTATTATCTTAATACTTCTGTTTACACCTTTGGACATTTAAAATGTCGTTTATAAATAATATTACTTAAACATAACTTGAATAATATTATATGTCAAAATTTCTTAAATTTACTAATTTTTTATTAAATACAAATGATATACATAAAATAGTTATACAACCTAATAAATATTGTTTTCATATTGTGAGTAAAAAAATGGACGGATTTAATTGGGGTTTTGGTGGTTTTGGTCTTGGAAATATTTCTTCATATAATTACGAATTTGAGGTATGTGAAACCAACCACTCAACTGATTACAAAATAGTTACTGATTGGATTGATAAAAATTAGTAGGCATTTTCACAAGTTATGAAATGTCCAAAGGTGTAATAAAATATAGTTATAGATTTAATATGATAGAAGTTACAAACATTTGTAAAAATGCCATAAATTATAGTAAAATCTAAATAATTTATTTATGTAAATAAATATATCACATAAATATAAAATGGCAAGCACCAGATTTAATGATGACCCATGTAGAATAAAAAAACAATTACAACAATCAACAGACCCTGGAAGATGGATATTAAATGTTCCAGGAAACGGTTCAAATCCTTGTTACATTGAAGACCCACAAATAATCATTCAAAAATGGGGTGGAAATTTAAGAACAAATACAGTTAACTTAGAAAGTGATTTGTTAGGAGTGAATAGACAGTTAAGTAGAGATTGTTTAGGAAAAGACGATTATAAAAATTATAATGTGCCTAATGAACCAATAAAATATCCAACATGTAAGGCTTTATTCACAGACCAATCAAGAGCCACAAACCCAGCTTGGTGGTATCGTGACTTAGAACAGGTAGATTGGTATTATCCTCCTTTAAATCCTCAAGAAAATACTTGCTTACCATTTCAAAATAACTTAAGCACAAGAATTTTGGAGAAAGATTATTTTACACCAAAGAGGGACTGCTTCGTAACTGAAACTAAAAATTATTTGCCCTCTAGTTATAATTTAATAAGAGGCGGCTATGTAGGAGGTCCAACTACATGCCAACAAACGAATTCATGTGCTTTTCCAAAATCAGCATAAATATTTGAATTTTAAATCATAATAAATAAAATACAAAGAAAATTATAAAATATAAATAAAATAATAATCTAATAAAATTATTTAGATTATTATGTTAATAAAAATATAATAGTCTATATATATAAATATGGAATTAGCAATCCCTTTAATAGCATTAGGTGGTATGTATGTAGTATCAAATCAGCAGCCATCCAGTGAATGTAATAACCAAAATGTAAAAACTAATAGAATTAGAAAAGAAAATTTTACAAATATGGGTGCGAATCCAAATTACTTACCTAACACAAATATCCCTCCTCAAAATTTTCCAATATCAAATATAAATCAATTAGTAGATACTGTTCAAGAATACCCAAATCCAAATGTAGCGACAGATAAGTATTTTAACCAAAATTTATATGAGAATAAAGTAAGAAAAAATGTGCCAGTTTCCCAAAATATACAAGACATTTATTCATTAAGTGGTAACTATTTGAATTCATCCCAATTTAAACACAATAATATGGTTCCTTTTAATGGTGGAAAAGTAAAAGGTAATACATATGATATTAATATTGCGGAATCAGTTTTGGATAATATGATTGGTTCAGGTTCTCAAGTAATAAAAAAGATAGAACAAGCACCGCTGTTTAAACCAGAAGCAAATATGCAGTGGGCATATGGAACACCAAATAATAGTGACTTTTATCAATCGCGCGTAAATCCAGGGATGAAAAACAATAATGTAAAACCATTTGATTCTGAATATGTTGGTCCAGGTTTAGATAAAGGCTACTCAGTAAATGGAACAGGAGGATACAATTCGGGTATGGAAGCTCGTGACAAATGGTTGCCATATACAGTAGACCAAATGAGAGTATCCACAAATCCAAAATTAGAATATGAACTAGCAAACCATGAAGGACCCGCCAACTCATTCATTAAAAATGTGCCTACAGCACAAATGATTGGTCGTGTTGAAAAACAAAGACCCGATACTTTTTTTGTGAATAGCCAAGACCGTTGGCTAACTACAACTGGAGCTGAAAAGGGTGAAACTCTAAGGCCAATCCAAGAAATGGGAGTTGTCAGACGTAATGACATTGTTACAGATTACACAGGTCCAGCAGGTCCAGCAGATGTTAAAGCAGGCCATGCGCCAGAGAATTTCGAACCATCCAAACGTCACGAAGTTATGTCCTGTGGTGTGAATCATTCCACCGCAGTTGGTCGTGGTCCCCATACAGACAAAGACAACTTTTTACGTAGTCACACCAATTATACAAACCATAGGTCGTCAGTAAAACAACCCGATACAATGAGGAGTGGATTTGGTGGTGCGATTGGTGCTGTCATAGCTCCAATAATGGATATTTTCAGACCAACCCGCAAGGATGAAACAATAAATAATATTCGTATTTATGGTGAAGCAACTAGCTCTGTTCCAAGTAGTTATGTAATTAATCCTAATGATACTACTTCAACAACGATTAAAGAAACAACCTTATATTCACAATCCTTTAACATTAATAATCAAAAAGAAGGCATATATGTGAATAATTATTCATCACCTGATTTAACTCAAAGAGATACAACCAGTTGTGAAACAATGGGACCTGCTGGTGGTTATGCTAGTAGTTATGGTGATATGCTTTATGAGTCCGCTTATAGACAACATAACAACGAAATTAAGTCAGCTACAATAAACAATAGACCAAATCAAGGTGGAACACAAATTTTTAACCAAAATATGAATGTTAATTGCTGGAAACAAGACACAAATAGATATGATGGTAGAATGAACCCTGCTGGTTCTGTTAATTCAGGAATGCCTCCATCTGTTCAAACCTATGGTGCTATCAATGCGCCACAATATTATAACGAATGTGCTGGTTGTGACCGCATTCAACCAGATATTCTAAACGCATTTAAAAGCAACCCTTATACCCATTCATTAACTAACTCAGTTTAGATGTTAAATATGGATATGGTTACACTAAATTATAAACATACTTAAAGGCTAACACATTTATTAAATTAACAAAAATGTTAGCAAAAACTTATCCGACGACAGCAAGGGGGTTTAGGAAATGGTATTTATCGAATAAAAAATGGGAAACAATGTATAATAAATTAGGTTCTCCAAAGCCATTTGATGTTACTTTAAGAGATGGACTACAAGCTTTATCAAAAGAAGAACAAAATGAATTTACTACAATTAAGAAAAAAGAGTTATATAAAAACATTTGTTTAAATTATAATCCAAAATGTGTTGAAATTGGTTCAATTGTATCTGAAAAAGTGTTGCCTATCTTTAAAGATACATTAGAATTATATAGTTATGCTTTGAAGCATCAACAATCATCTAATGAGTGTAATGACTTAAATAACCAATACAATCAAAAACATTTTATTTTGATACCAAATAAAAAGAAGTTACAAGAAGTGATTAGTAAATCAGAAATAAACCATTTCGCATTTATAACATCTGTATCAAATAGTTTTCAAAAAAAGAATACCAATTTATCCTTATTTGAAAGTGATAAGGATATTATTGAAATGATAAATTTATTTAATATAAATTCAGATAGAACACAAGACCCTGTTATAAAATTGTATGTTTCTTGTATAAATGAGTGTCCTATTGAAGGTAAATTAGACAATGATTTCATAGTAAATCGTCTACTGAATTTGTATAAATTAAATATAGACACTATTTGTTTATCAGATACATGTGGAACATTAGAAGTGGAAGATTTTGAATACATAGTAGATACATGTGCTTATTTTGGTATGGTTTTATCTAAGTTATCTTTACATTTACACGTTAAACCAGGAAAGGAAGATATAGTGGAACAAATAATACATACAGCATTGGACCGCAAAATTATAAACTATGATGTTTCGCTATTAACAACAGGTGGGTGCTCTGTAACAATGAAAAAAGAAAATATGTCACCTAATTTATCGTATGAATTGTATTATAAATCAATCGTAAAATACATTGAAAAAAAAACAAGAGACTTGTAAATTTATTAATTAATTACGTTATATTAAAATATAAAAACACTTATTAAAATATAATAGACTCATAATGATATTAAATATACATCAATCAATAAAAGAAAAATTGGATTATTTTCAAACAATCCATAAAATTCCCAATATAATTTTTCACGGACCCTCTGGAAGTGGTAAAAGAACAATTGTAAATGAATTTATTCATAACATTTATGATAACAATAGAGAGAAAATAAAATCATTTGTAATGTATGTGAATTGTTCACATGGAAAAGGTATAAAATTTATAAGAGATGAACTCAAATTTTTTGCTAAGACGCACATAAATTCAAATGGAGGAAATGTTTTTAAGAGTATAATTTTGTTAAACGCAGATAAATTAACAATGGATGCTCAATCTGCTCTGCGAAGATGTATCGAGCTTTTTAACCATAACACTAGATTTTTTATTGTTGCTGAAGATAAGTATAATTTAATGAAACCAATTTTATCACGTTTTTGTGAAATTTATGTTCCTGAACCCATTTTAAATGGTAATAAAATTAATCTCTATAAATATAATTTAAATGAGGTTTTCAAAATGAAGGAAGTTAAAACCCAACGTCTTGAATGGTTAAAAAAAGAATTAATAAATTTAACAAGTAAAAATACAGATATTACTGATTTAATATCACTATGTAAAAAACTATATGAGAAAGGTTATAGTGGTTTAGATATATTAAATTTACTTGAAAACACACGTTTTTTAGATACAGTTATAAAAGTAGAAAAGAGATATGAGTTGTTATTATGTTTTAATCGTGTAAGAAAAGAATTTAGAAATGAAAAGTTGCTAATGTTATTTATTTTAAACTTTGTTTTTTTAAGTTCAGAACTGTCTTTAGAAAATATAAGTTTTATGTAAATGGACGATTTTAATGTTAGTTCTCTCCACGAATCTCGTAATGAATGGTCATCAAGATTAGTTACAATATTAACACCTTTAATAATTGATGGTTATAAATCCATTCTAGATGAGGCTATTAAATTATGTAAAGAAAATGGTGAAACCGATAAATATTTAATGACATTTCAAAATTTTATTTCAAGAATACCAAAATGGAATGCTACTATAATTGAAACAGAGAGAAAGAGAATATGTGAAAAATCTGGATGTAACTATTTAGAAGACTTAGTTACATGTGTTCATATCATTCAATTAAAAATTTTAACTGCTATGCGTGTTGGACAAAAACAAAAGAAAATTGACATTAATATTCCAAAATTAGACGATTTTATTCACAAAACGTATGTTAATGTAGCTAGAAAAGTATATAAGAATGTATATTTGTTTGAAACCAATATTCCACCACTTCAAATGCAGAAACATCATAGAGAATTAGAAGTCATTGTCCAAGAGTGTATTTTAAATACATTGAGAGAAAGCATTCCTGTTGAGGCAATTTTGAAAGCTTATATGGATGAAACTGTTGAAGAAGATGTAGTTGAGGAAATTAAAGAGGAAATCAAAGAAGAACCCATTCAACCAGTAAATAATACTGAAAATTCTCCACAAACTACAAATGTTCAACAAGGCGGGTCAAGATTGAGTTTTAATGATATAGATTATGTTTCCAATGGAAACGGTAATGTAACATCCATAAACGCACCAAAATCAATTGAACGTTTGAACGAAATAAGCGAATTAAGGTCACAACAAAGAAAAATGGAAGCAGAAGACGATGATAACGACAATGTTAAAATAAGTATTAGCGACCAACCAGTTGAATTAAGTTCATTTGATGTTCATAACATTGAAGAACCAAGCATTGATTTGTTACCAGACTTGTTAATTGATGATATTGAAATTTTAGATTAATTGCGTAAAAAAAATAATAAGAATGTGCTTTAGTATTTTAAATGGACAATATATTTGTAATAGCAGCAGTAATATCAATCATTTTTTTAATAGCAAAATTTTTTGAAATGAGATTTATTGAAAAGGAGAACAAACCGTTAAAATTTTTAATTAGGGATTCACTTTTAGTTTATTTTAGTGTAATTAGTGGGTATTTTATTTTAGAACAATTGAAACCAGTTTTTCAAAATGGAGGCGAAGGCATAAAAAATACGCCTGTATTTACAGATAACCCAGGCTTTTAAAAATGTATATTATTTACGGTAAAAATAATATATGTTATAATTAAATATTTTTATTTATCGACCAGTCCAAACTTTAACTATGTATTTTGGCACCTTATTGGTTTTTAAATCTTTTTCATATTCTTCAAAAGTATATCCCCATTTTTGATATTTCATAATATCTCCTAGCAATGATTTTTTATTATGAATTGATGGATTTTCAGTAAAAAATAAACAGCCAAATATTCTCTCTAGACAACATCTATCACTTCTACAAATTACTTGAGAAATCATATTTGTTATGTTGTATTTTTGTTCTAAATACAGTAAAAAATTATGATTTATAAAACTTTGAACCCCAAAACAACCATACCATTTTAAATGTGACAACCCAATAGCAGTTATATCTAATGAAATATTAGATTTTAATTGAAATGTGTTTTTTAAACAATACATGATTCTCAAAGTATTATGTAGGTTTTCTTTATCAGGATGAAAAAACCATAATGGTAATACTTTTGTACCAATCAATTTCTCAAAATTAACTCTTCTATGGAAAAATGTGCTATCATGTAATATCACCGCATTTTCAAACCACATGTTTTTTAAATAATAGTAATATGGTAATAATTCACCTCTACCTTTTAATTCAGAATTTATAACTGTTAAATTAGTATAATCAAAATCTGCTTTTAAAAATAAAGGGTTACTATTGTCATCGATAACTACAATTTGTTTTAATGGATAAAATGTTCGTAGGCATTTAATACAATGATTCCAATATTTATTTGTTTTTTCAGAATTAACATGTCTAGTTATAATAAAGCCAAAATCATTCATAATATATATAATTATATAATAGTATTATGAATAACAAATGTATTAAATTTTTATTTTTACATATAAACTGGTATATTGTCAATATTAATAAAATCAAAAGGAACTTGGTTTTTAAAGTTAGCGAATGCTTTAAATTCAGGTCTTTCTAATTGTTTCTGAGGTGTATGGTTGTGTACACATCTAGCTATCATCTTGTATAATTTAAAATCAGGATACCTATCAGCGCCATTATTTTTATATAACATATTAATACCTTTATCGTCTAAACACCATTCAACAATTAAACGTTTTATAGGGTCTTTACATTTATTTAAATCTTTAATTTCATCAAAGTCATCGATTACATAATCAAAAATAGAACAAGCTAAACGACACAAATCAAAACTAAAATTAGGTTCCAATCTTGGTTTTTTATCGTTAAAATATGGTTCAGTATTATATTGAGTAGATGCGTCTCCACCGAATTGAAAACTATCACTACAAAATACGTTTCCATTAAATTTATAAATACTTCTTCCAAAATCGATAATTTTGAAAATTCTACCGTAGGTTGGAACCTTGTAATACTTTTTATTGTAACAATAATATATATACTTTTTATCTGTTTTATTATACATTACGTTATTGGTATGAAGATCATTATGTGTAAAACCAAAAGCTTTTTGATAAGTGATTAAAATCATAATAATTTGCATAAAAGCAGAATACCATTCTTCAGGTTTCAAAGTTGTTGATAAAATTAAGTCATCAAATGTATTTTCACAATATTCCATACAAATAACTTGAACTGGAAATTTTGGAATAGTGGCGTCAATTCTTTCTTCTTGGTATGTTTCATCATCTTCTTCACTACATTCATCATCTTCATTTAAGTGTTCGTCTTCATCATCATCGTCTTCATGTTCTTGGTTATCATTATCACAAATGTCATCTACATTTTCTTCAGAATTGTCGATAGAAGTATAAGATGTTCTAGAAGAACATGTAGAATTTGACCTAAGAGTTACTTTATTATCATCTTTTGTATTGTCAATGTTGCTATTAGTTATATCAATTAAATCAATAGACATATCTTTCAAATCGTTCAAGTCTAAGGCATTTTCATTTGCCTCAAAAATATCTTCAAATATTTCATTATCAATCGAATTAATAGAAAACCTGGATTTTGAACTAGAATCATGTTGTATATTTATTGGTTTTAACTTTGTATTTTCTTCTTGAAATAAATGGTCATAATCATCTATTGTGAATAATACATTTTTATTTTTATTAAAAAAATCAGAAGTTGCCAAATAATCAATATCATCAAATATATTTAATTTGAAATTATTTTTAATAGCTAGATAAGAACCATAATAATCAACACTATGAATAAATTCATGTTCATAAATTAAATTGCTAGTTAAAAACAAGAAAAATCCATCTACATATGCTGAATTATTAACATCTAGAAATTTGGAATTGCTATTGGTTTCATTCGAATTAATTTGCGGTAAATTAAATAAATTTGGGTCTTCAATATTATATTTACCTATTAAAAATTTAAATGGGTCTAATAAGGGTGCCATTTTAAAAAACACATCCTTGTCTTTTGATTTGTTATTGGAATTTTTTACACGACAATTATACAAATTTTTATTTTCTTCGCTTACTTCTTTAACAGTAGATATATGCCATTTATGATTAAGATTAATACTATTGTAATTGGATTCATTTAATGAAAAAAATCTTGTATAAATTGGTATATAGTTTTGAGTATTAGAGAGAAAAAGCGACGATGGTGTTTCTAAAGTTTTAAAAAGTTCAGTATTCTTCCTTTTTTGATAATTAACATTTATCATCATTTTCTATTTATGATATTAAATTATATGTATTTTTAACTTATTATAAATGATATATGTATTTTTGTGTTAATTTAATTTAATTAGTATTTGCGTAAAATATAATAAAATATAATTTATAATTCTAATAATAATGACATTAGAACTAAAAAAGTTTGATATGAAGAGTATTAGCTTCAAACCAAATGAAAATAAAGGACCTGTCGTAGTTTTGATTGGAAAGCGTGATACAGGTAAGAGTTTTTTAGTTAGAGATTTGCTTTATTATCAACAAGAAATACCAATAGGAACAGTTATATCTGGAACAGAAGAAGGAAACGGATTTTATGGAAAAATGGTGCCAAAATTGTTTGTTCATAATGAATATAATACTGCTATTATTGAAAATATTTTGAAAAGACAACGCACAGTGTTAAAGCAAATTAAAAAAGAAATGGAAACATTTAAACGCAGCACAATTGACCCTCGAGCTTTCGTTATTTTAGATGATTGTTTGTATGACAACACGTGGGCTCGTGATAAGATGATGCGGTTATTATTTATGAACGGGAGACATTGGAAGGTTATGTTAGTTATTACAATGCAATATCCATTAGGCATACCTCCTACCCTAAGAACAAATATTGATTATGTCTTTATTTTGAGAGAAAATTATATTGCCAATAGAAAACGTATTTATGAAAATTATGCTGGAATGTTTCCAACTTTTGAGAGCTTTTGCCAAGTGATGGACCAATGTACCGAAAATTATGAGTGTTTGGTTATTAACAATAACTCTAAATCCAATAAATTACATGACCAAGTGTTCTGGTATAAAGCTGATAATCATAATGACTTCCGATTAGGGTCAAAAGAATTTTGGGAATTATCCAAGGGAATGACTGACGACGACGAAGAAGCAAAATATGACCCTAATAATGTAAAGAAACGCGGCGCAGGTCCTAAAATTAGTGTTAAAAAGGCGAATAAATGGTAGAACCGATTATAAATTTGGAATAGCACTTCAAAAATAAAAATAAAAATAAAAGATTCCTATTATGGTATTATATTAATTAAATATTTAATTTATATAATATATCAATGTATGTGTTTATTTTTAACCTACTTATTTTTTATTAGCAAAAGGACCGCTTACCAATTCACTTTGCCCATAATCACTCTTTCCAACAACAATGTTTTCACCCTCGAACAACTCCATACAAATGTCAGCAGTAGAAATATGGTCTTGCTCTTTCAAAGCTGCCTCTTGACTGTTAGCATTATTAATGCCAATCAAATTGCCTTGTTCATCAATTGTTTGGGTCAATGTATTGCCAGATTTTTCAGCACTCTTGATGTTGTCTTCAATCGCCTTTTGTTTTGTTTCCTTGACACGTTGTTCAAAAGCATTCTTAGCATTCGTTTCATTCTTTTGCTTTTCATGCATCAATTGGTTCAACTCTTCCTCCATATATTCAACACGTCCAGTTTTGTAAGCTTCAGGTTCCCAAGGCATCCACAAACCAACAGGTCCAACCATAATGTCATGATTAGGGTCAATTTCTCTCAACATTTTACATCTTAATTCAGCTTCTTCGAGTGTTGGATATGAACCACGTATCTTCAATCCTCTTGTGGATGTTTGGAAATTATGAATTCTATTAAAATTCTTTTCAAGCTCTTCCTCATTGTTGTCAATAAAAGTTTTATAATCATCCTCCATGCTACTCTTTGAAATGGTTTCCTTTTCTTCCTTGACAAAATCCTTGAAATCATTCGATACATCGTCGAATGAAATATTATATTTATAAGAAACGAAATTTATGAATTGAACAAATTTTTCCATAGATTTATTTAAATCCCATTTCTTTAGGAATTCTTCAAAAAAGAATATAGCTTTTTCCTTTAAGATTTTTTCAGGAGAAACAAAAGACACACATACGAATTTTTGTCCAGCTATAGGCTTATCTTCTTCTAACAAATCTACATATTTAGGATTATTATTTCCATTAACTTGTTTTCTCTCAAAACTATGTTTTTTTGAATTCTTATCTTTAGAACGTTCCATTTTAATTATTCAATGTATTTAATTTTAAGTTTTTTATCGCAATATATATATTTTTTTCTTTTTATTTAATATAAATGAACGGTTTAATTAACGTTGGAGAACTTGTCAAGAGAATTATTAAGTATCTTGTTGAAGGTTTAATGGTAGCTATTGCTGCTTATGCTATTCCTAAACGTTCCTTGAATATTGAGGAAATTGTATTGATTGCTTTAACTGCTGCTGCCACTTTTAGCATTCTTGATACATATGTTCCCTCTATGGGTGTAACTGCCCGCAGCGGAGCTGGTTTCGGTATCGGTGCCAATTTGGTGAGATTCCCTGGTGGATTTTAAAACAGATATCCTACCAAAATCTTAAATTATCAGACATAATATATTTAAATATACTTGTAATATATTATGGTAAAAGTTAGTCATAAAAGACACCGAAAAAACAAAAAAGGAAGTCGAAAAATGCGCGGAGGTGTAGATGATGAAAGTGTAAATAATTCATTACATTTATCCGACTTGAATAATAGCAATGGAAACATGAGTCAAGAAAACGATGATTTAAACATGTCTGGTATTTCACATGTGGATGACGATGAACACGAATTAGATTTAAATAATAGCATTAGTTTGAATGATTCAATGGAAACCACTAGAGATAGTATGTCAGGCATTGCTCCTAACAATAATACTAATAACAACATGATGAACTTTAGTTTAGGAGATGATGATAGTTTTGAATCGCAAGGTTCGTTACATTTATCAGATTTTGATGTTGAAAATGCCGATTCTAATGTTTCAGGCAATACAACGAGAGAAGGAGACTCAATCGGTTCGTTAGGAGGTAAAAAAAGAGGAAGAAAGGGGCGTAAAACATTGAAAAAACGTAAAACCGTGAAAAAACGCAATGGCAAGAAAACACGCAAATCACGAAAGTTAAGAGGTGGAACTAAATATGGAACTGGTGTGGGTTCAAATTGTAATGAACCGAATCAATCCATTAATAACACCAATATGTTAGAATTATTCCCATATAGACCAAAATAAGTTTATATAGTTGGAATAAATTCCCAATTAAGCTCTCCGCATATTTTACACCATATCGCATCTTGGTCTATTCGTTTCTCTCTATCTTTAAGCATAGGGAAATGTTCTAAATATGTAGTTTCTCCTAAAAGCTCACACAGTTTATATGCGGTATAATAATAATTTAAAAAATTAACTCTGTCATCTGGACAATATTTAGAATAAGGCGATTGAAGTTCGACAAAAAGATTACATAATGTTTCTTCTAATTCAGGAGACATAATAGGCGGTTTAATACCTAATTTATCTTTAATGAATGGTATATGTTCATAAAATTTATTATATCCTAATTTTTTAAGTATTTCTTTAGTTTTAAAATTAGTAATTTGACTTAATTCAATTCTCTCTTTTTTTATTTGTAACTTAATATTTTCAATAACATCTGGTGGAATTTGGGTAGTTTCTTTGCCTTGAAATTGAGCCAAAATTTCTTTAAAATGGTTTATTCTTTTATAAGCATAAAAACATACTTCTTTAGGTGGTTCTTTGTAAGATGGCTTTTCATTTTCAATAAGATAAGGAATACTTCTATAACAATTATTACACACCATAATTCCCTCGTCTTCTAGAGGTATCAACTCACCTTTTTGACAAATTTTACAAATATCAGTCTGACAAACAAACGCGTTAATATCTAAAAAAGAATCATCAATATTACTAAGATACTTTTGAACAATATTATTGTTGTTACTTTGTGTTTTTATATCGTGATTTTCTTCTTGTTTAATTTTAAAAAACGAATTTACCAATTTATTTTTATTAGAATCACTAGATGTAGAATTTCCTATAGAAATGTTTTTTTTATTTTCAAAATAATCAAATACAAATTTTGAATTATCCAAAAAATATAATTTTTTTTTCAAATTAATACTTTTAATTTGGTCTGTAATTTCATTTATTTGGTCTGTAATATCTAATCGTTGTTCAACCGTCAGTGTATTATTTTCATTTGTTAGTTTTTGTTTCAATTGTTGTCTCTCAAATTTTAATTCTGGAATTCTATCTGTATCATTTTTTGAAAATTCATTTAAAAATTCTTTGTGTTTTGTATCAAGTGTAACCGAAGTTTTTTTATTATATTTAATTTTTTTATTAGTTTTAGGTTTAAAACTAGGCATTACCTCTTTAATTTAGTTTAAGATTATTTATTTAATTAATAATAAAGTAAAAATATATTAATTAAATTGAAGACAATATAAAATAAAATTGAAATTAATATAAAATAATGTATTATTTATATTAATAAAAAAATGAACAGATTACTCGATACTATGTTTATAAAGCGATTTTGTTTGCCTGTTGGTTCTAATATTGAATCATATGAGAATGGTGAAAAAAACGTATCTGACTGCTTGTGTGGACATTATAATCACGCGGCATGTATAATAAAAGGGAAAGATCGCTAACCTTAAGACAGCCCGAATATTAAGTTTTGGTGTGAATCAAATGGGTGATGATGATGGTAATGTTCCAGGAATACACGCAGAGGAAGACGCATTATCAAAATTAAAGCCTTTAAAGATTAGAAAAAGATTAGAACATATAAATTTATTAGTAATAAGAGTTTCAAAAAAAAATAAACTTCAATCTAGCAAACCATGTGGAAATTGTATAGAAATTATGAAAAAAATCCCACACAAAAAAGGGTATAAATTGGATAATATATATTATTCGGATGGAGAAGGGAATATAGTGAGAACAGATTTAACAACTTTAGAAGGTGAAGATAAACATTATTCTAGCTTTTACAGAAGAAGGTAAGAATGTATAATGGTTATTACAAGTTAAAAAATCTGAATACTTTTCTTTTTTTTATGTAATGGATATTAAAATAAATTTAGATGCTTTAAAAGATTTAGAAACTACCAATTTAAAAGTGGACGCTATAAAATTTCAAAAAATGATAATTCTATACAATGCTATCGAGCAAGGATGGAATGTTAAAAAAAGAAATAACTCGTATGTTTTTACAAAGAATTATGAAAATAAAAAAGAAGTGCTTGATGATGATTATTTATTAAAATTTATGAACACCAACTTAGATTTAAATAAAGTAATCGGATAATAAAATAAAATTAAATATTTTGTGAATTTAATTTTATGAAAATAAATTGAATTAAATTTAAAATCAAAATTTTTTTTTCTTTAGCAATAATATAAAATGGGTGGTGGATTAATGCAATTAGTGGCCTATGGGGCTCAAGACGTTTACCTTACTGGTAATCCTCAAATTACTTTTTGGAAAGTTACTTATCGCAGATATACTAACTTTGCGATTGAATCTATTGAACAAACTTTCAACGGTCAAGCCGATTTTGGACGCAGAGTCCAATGTGTGATCAGCAGAAATGGTGATCTTGCTTACCGCACTTATCTCCAAGTTACTCTCCCCGAGATCAACCAACTTATGGGTCTCGGAAACTACAGCACTGGCCAAAACACTGGTGTCTATGCCCGTTGGTTGGACTTCCCTGGTGAGCAACTCATCGCTCAAGTTGAAGTCGAAATTGGTGGCCAAAGAATTGACCGTCAATATGGTGACTGGATGCACATCTGGAACCAACTTACCATGACCTCTGAACAACAACGCGGTTACTTCAAGATGATTGGTAACACCACACAACTTACCTTCATCACTGACCCTTCATTCTCCGATGTTGAGTCTCCTTGCGACTCCTTGGCTCCTCGTCAAGTTTGCGCTCCCCGCAATGCTCTCCCTGAGACCACTTTGTATGTGCCCCTCCAATTCTGGTTCTGCACCAACCCTGGTCTTGCTCTCCCTTTGATTGCTCTCCAATACCACGAAGTCAAGATTAACCTTGATATCCGCCCTATTGATGAGTGCTTGTGGGCTGTTACCACATTGAACTGCAACACCAACCCCTACTCTGGCTCTTCTGGTCAATACTCTGTTGGCCGCCCTGTCCCTGCCACCATTGCCTACAATCAATCTTTGGTTGCTGCCTCTTTGTATGTTGACTATGTTTTCTTGGACACTGATGAACGCCGCAGAATGGCACAAAACCCTCATGAATATTTGATTACTCAACTCCAATTCACTGGTGATGAGTCTGTTGGTTCTTCTTCCAACAAAATCAAGCTTAACTTTAACCACCCCGTTAAGGAACTCATCTGGGTTGTCCAACCTGACCAAAACGTTGACTACTGCTCATCTTTGACTTGCGATGCCCTCCTCTTCAAGGTTCTTGGTGCTCAACCCTTCAACTACACTGATGCCATCGATGCTCTTCCCAATGCTATCCATGCTTTCGGAGGCCCTACTGCCATCGCTGCTGACTCGCGCGCCTACATTGATGCCCGTGGTCTCTTCCAAGACGCTGGTGCTGTTGATGTTGCCTACACTGGATACTGGCACGGTCCTTCTAACCCCTACAACGAGATCAATCTCGGTGGCCAACAAGTTCCTTTGAACACTTCTGGTCTCCCCGCCTCTGTCATCCAATCGCTCCAAGAATCTGGCTCTCATTTGGATAACTCTGGTGTCTCTGATGCTGGCACCTTCGTCCTTTCTGAGACCTCTCTTGACATGCATTGCTGGGGCCAAAATCCCGTTGTCACCGCTAAGCTCCAACTTAACGGCCAAGACCGCTTCTCTGAGCGTGAAGGTTCTTACTTCTCTTGGGTCCAACCTTACCAAGCTCACACTCGCAACCCTGATGAGGGTATTAACGTGTATAGCTTTGCCCTCCGCCCTGAGGAACACCAACCCAGCGGCACATGCAACTTCTCACGCATTGACAATGCCACACTTCAATTGGTCTTGTCTAATGCCACTGTTGAGGGCACCAAGACTGCTAAGGTCCGTGTTTATGCTACCAACTACAATGTCCTCCGTATCATGTCGGGCATGGGCGGGTTAGCATATTCTAATTAAAAATATTGTTACCATTTATGGTGTCATATTTTTATATACAATTTAATAATTAAATCAATGATTTTTAATTACTAAAGCAAAAAACGATATAAAGACTCCACCCTAAAAAATGATTTTGTCATTGATTTAGATAATGTATGACAATGGCTAGGATTTAGTTCTAAACATAAGGCAAAAGAATTATTAAATAAAAATTTTTTCATTAATAAAGATTATAAAATTTTGCTATCCCAATTGGGTGAGCAAAAAAAAGATTCTAGAGGAGGACACAATAAAGAAATTATAATGTTAAATATTAAAACATTTAAGTTGTTTTGTATTAAAATACCTACATTGATATGTGTAAAAGGAATAAGTATAATACAATTACAAATAATTTTATAAAAAAATGAAATAATTTAAAGCAAAATAAATAACTAATAAATACAACAATAGATATGACCCAGTCATCAAATATAACAATTTGCGTAAAATTAGCTTACACATGTATAACAAAATATTATTCAGTCACTCCTGACATGTATATTAAAAAATTTATAGAACTAATTAAAGATAAAGCACATATTTATTTTCAACTTGAAGAAGGTACCGAAGTTGAAATTGTTGAAGCAGGTCAATTCAATAATATTAATGGTCGCGATGCGGAACTAGCTCCCGCTGTTGAAATAAATCCTAATATTACTTTAAGAGAAAAATATGAACATATAAATTACAATGTTTCATTTTATATAAGACCTGTTGCTCTACAAGAGAGAAATAGAGTTCTTTCGCTGATTCACCCATCTGATTTAGAGGACGACAATGATGACAATGGTTATATTTCTCCGCCAACTATCACACCTAATATATTCTCATGTGGTTGCCTATAAATAAAAATATTTCTTTACATTAGTAAAATAACAAATAAACAATAAATAATTTTTTATTTTACTTTTTTGCGTTTTGCTATCATTTTTTTTAAATGTATCATATGTAATGTCATTTGGAAAATATACATATAGAAAACCCACTATATTTTATATGAATGATAACGCTAAATTAGTAGTAGGCAATTTTTGTTCAATAGCACAAAATGTAACTATATATTTAGGAGGTAATCATAGAAATGATTGGGTAACGACATATCCATTTGGTCATATTCATACAAATATATTTAATGGTTTTAATGGTGATGGACATCCAGGAACAAAAGGGGACGTAATTATAGGCAATGATGTATGGATTGGTTCAAACGCAACAATTATGTCAGGTGTTACTGTAGGCGATGGAGCGGTTATAGCAAACAATAGTCATGTTGTAAAAAATGTAGAACCGTATAGTTTAGTAGGTGGCAATCCAGCAAAGTTAATAAAATTCAGATTTACACCTGAACAAATAGAGAAACTATTACAAATTAAATGGTGGAATTGGGATGATGAAAAAATAAATACATATACACCACTATTATGTAATACAAGCATTGATGAGTTTATACAATCAGCATTAGAAATATAAAGTAAATTTTATATATTAATTTTCGTCACTATCTTCCTCTTCCTCTTCATTTCCTTCTTCATTTCCTTCTTCATATTCATCATCACCATCCAAATCGTCATCTTCTATTTTAATATACTGATTATCTTGCCATACTACTTTACGTGTATTAAAGAGCACGTTCATATTTATTATTTCTGGTTTATCCGTTTCCGATGTAAATAATTTTAATATTTGAGCGTCATCTCTAAAACGCAATGTATATGTCTGTTGAATATTATTTCTACCAATTCGGCCCATTGCTTGGATAATTTTTTCTTGCGTTAAATCCAAATCTTTGCTCAAATAACCATGACAGAATTGATAATTCGTGCCATAAATATAGTCGCTAGTAGCAATAATCATATACAATTTCTGTTCATCCGCTAATTTTTTCATTATTTCTGTATATGTAATATTTTCATGATTAATAAACACACCGATGCCCATCATAAGAAGAACCTTCCACGAACTTTCTACGCCCTTTAAAGCCATTATATCACCAACTGTATTGTCATCGATATGACTAGTAAATGCGGCTTTAGTATCTAACCCGTCAGCCCATTTATCGATATGCATTTTTTTATTTGGCACAAAAGTATCATTTAGTGTAGCCAATTTAATCATTGACCTGAGTGAATTTATTTCATTTGTAAGCTTTCCAATCTCACCTTTGCTTTCGATTTCTTCTCCGCATTCTCTATTTAATTTTTTAGGGTCCTTTGATGATTTATTTCTTCCTTTAATGGACGAACCATTGTGAAATGCGGAAACAGTATTCTGAACAGCATTATCAGAACGCTCTTTTATAAATTCAATTTCAGTCTCAAGCAAATGAAGTTTTTCATTTATTACATTATTATAATCGATTTTTTTCGTAATTTCATCCATAACAATAGCTGGAATATTTGCTTGTTGGATACAAAACTTTGCGATTTTTTCAATATCGTTTGAAATAAATATAGTTGGTCCATCTGTCAAAGTATATGCGTCTTTTGTAGTTACATAAGCGCCAGAGGTTCCTGCTGGTGTCTGATTTATTTTAGATGAATCTACAATTTGTTCACTAGCTAATCTAGACAAAGGCGCACCAGATAAATGTTGTTGTCTTGAGATAGAAGGAGGTGGTGTAATGCCTGGGCCAATACTTCTAGATTTGGATATCTTATTTCCTTTATTATCAATTGTATCATTATTCACGATTCGTGGTTTTCTCGTTTGTATTAAATTTAGATAAATAGATGCCCACGATTCTTTCTTAATATTTTGTAAAAGTTTAATATAATAAATTTTTATATTTGTCATATTTACATCATTTAACGTTTCAAAATGTCTATTGACATTCATTTTTGAACTAGCAAAATTATTTTTATTCACAAATGTAATAAACTCAGTCACTTCTTTTAGGTCAAAGTATCTAAGCAAGGTTAAATAATTTTCGCAGTGTTTAGCTACCTTGACAGTTTCTTCGTAATTTTCATTAATATGATGCGGCAAAACCACATATCCATCTTTATTAATGATTGGAATTGATTTTTTACAATCATGGCTAACAATATTACAAATTTCAGCGGTAGGAAATTTTTCTAAGAAATTAGGAATTGTTTCTGTGAGCTCATTCAGTTTTGGCAATGTAGCCGAAGATAATACCACATTTGGTATCAAATTTTTTTTCCAATTTTGTCTAATGGTTATATGAAAATCATGTTGAGGGTAGTCAAGTGTAATAGTAGGTTCATCCCAATAAAATATTATATCCTCTGCTTTATTAAAAGCCAACATATAATACATTGCTGGCAAATATGATTTAATATCGCAAATAATAATTTCTACATTATCTCCAACACTGTTATCAACTTTTTTAATTCCGCCAGTGCGTTTATTTCTGGTAAATTCCTTGGCAGCAAAATAGTGTAATCGAATATCATCCGCACTAGAACAACCAAACGCAAATGCGATTTTTTTATTTACTGAAATTGCTGCTCTTGCCAACGCTAATCCTACGTGTCTAGCAGCGCATACAAATATAATCTTTTTTTGTTCAGACAAAGCGACTGGTGTCATAGTTTTACCAGTTCCAGTAGGTGCCATATATAATATCAACTTAGGAGTAGACATTTTACATGCTGTAAAGATTTCTTTTTGATGCTCATAAAGAGACATGTCAGCATATTTCAACAATTTATCATTTTTCTCAATGAATTCCAAGGCATTTTCTATAACAACTGATATATCTATACGTTCTTCAAATAAATGAAGAATTCGATTTGTTAATTCTATAACATGTCTATTTAATCTTGTTATATTATTTCTAATTAATTTATAGAGTGTATAATAGTGAAATGAGAATAATTTACTATTTGAATTTTCGCTTTTATAAGATATAATTTTTTCAATATATGTAAGTAATGTAAATTCATAAAGGTCATTCTTTTTAAGTGAATCATCTTCGAATCTTTCTAATCTAATTTTATCAGCAGAATTAATTTTTACATTGCTATCAATTTTCATCTTTTTATATTCCTTGTTGTATTTTTCAATTTCCTTCTCAATCTTATCAGCCCTTTCACGAATATATTTATTATATAAATAATCTTCCATTTTCTCACTGTATTCTATCTTTAGAAATGTAAAGATAGAATTATTACTATTAATTCTAATATTAACATCATGATAACCTTTCTTTATGAGATTTAATACGTCAATTTCAGCTTTTGAAACTGCTATCTCAATAGAGTTCCATTCAGAACGATTTAGCTTTCTTTGATTTAAATCCATTGTTGGTGTAAGTATTTGATATTATACTCATATCTTTAAGTTTATTTTTAAAATCAATTTTTTTTAAAATTGAAACAAAATAATATAAATAAATTAACAGTATAATATCAACAATCCATCATGTCATACATTTATACTGTTGTTTCCATTGAAGGTAATATTGGTTCTGGTAAATCAACGCTTTTGGAAAATTTAAGAGCAAAATATGAAAGCAATGAAAATGTAATATTTCTAAAAGAACCTGTAGATGAATGGGATAAGATTAAAGATGAAAATGGCGTGACCATGTTAGAAAAATTTTATGATGACCAATATAAGTACTCGTTTCCTTTTCAAATGATGGCATATATTTCTAGATTAAAATTAATGCGTGATACTTTAATGCAACACAAAAAAGAGCCTATTAATGAGGATAAACATATCATAATTATTACAGAACGAAGTTTATATACAGATAAAATGGTGTTTGCGAAAATGCTATATGATACAGGTAAAATGGAATATATTAATTACCAAGTTTATTTAACCTGGTTTGAAACATTTTCAGAAGAATTTCCTGTGAATAAAATTATTTATGTTAAAACAAATCCATCAAAATGTCATTCTAGGATTATGATGCGTTCTAGAGATGGTGAAAGTAATATTCCATTAGAATATTTAGATAGTTGTTGTAAATATCACGATAATATGCTAGATATAAATTCCAGTGATTGCGTATGTCACAATCAACTAGTTTTAGATGGAAATATTGATATTTATGAGAATAAAAATCAATCGCAAGAATGGATAAGACAAATTGATGATTTTATACATAATTAAATAAAATAATATTATATGGAACAAACAAATAATAATACAATTATATTTACTATGGCAAGAATGAATCCACCAACACCAGGACATTTAGCTCTAATAAAAACACTTATAGAACAAGCCATTCGGATGAATGTAAATAAAGTTTTTTTAATTTTATCGAAAACAAATGACAACAGTGACGACCCTATACCATGTGATATGAATCCTTCTGAACCTAGTATAGCATTTAAAACAAGTATTATTAATCCAATGGTAAATGTTTTAAAACAACATTTAATACAAACAATTATTAATAATGTTACAATGGATGAATCTTTAAAACATACAATTATTTCCAAAATACAAAACATTCAAGTTATTTTAAAATGTGTTCCAATTGTCCCAAAAGAGCCAGGTGTTAGACAACCTACACCTTTTACGCCATTATACAATATTATAAACACAGATTTTAATGGAATACCAAATATAAATTTATTTATGATTGTTGGAGAAGATAGAGCAACTTTATTAGACAGTGTTGCTGATATTTTTTTTAAGAAAATAGAAAATGTCCATTCTATTGATGGAATTATTATGCCGAGAGAAGGAATGAAAGAATTCAAAGGGTTATCTTTAGACCAATTAAGAACATTAAATATGGAAACTGTCCCTGTAAATGCTTTTTCTGCTTCATTTGTTAGAAAAATTGTAAAATATGGACTAAGAGACAAATTTAATGATATTTATAGACCCTATTTAGATGAAACAGCAATTCAACAACTATATGATACCATTTCTCATGGTCAGCTTATGAAAGAACCAAAAAATAAAGGTGATGATAAAGTTGAATTATCAAAGTATAAATATCCATTAGTTAAGGGTGGCAAAAAAAAACATACCAAACGCAAATTGAAATCAAAAAGGAAACAATACAAATTTAAAAATATAAATAAAAAACAACATAAAAGAACAATGAAACGATAATTTAATTTACAATTGATAAATATATAAATTAAATTTAAAATCATAAAATATTAAGGAAATATAATCTAATATGAAAGTATTATCTTTGGCAATGCTAGTAAATCATGCTTTTAATTATGTAACTAGAACATGTAAATTATTTAATATTGATGAATCTCATGCTTTAAAACATAGTATGGAAGTGTATAATGTAGCAAACAAAATATATGAATCAGAAGTAATGAAACATCCATATTTAAAAGAACAAAAAGAAATTATTTGTGTATCTGCTATTTTACATGATATGTGTGATAAGAAATATATGCCGCAGCACAATGGTGTCGGTTTAATAAAAAGATATATGGGTGAGTATATGCCTGAGGCAAATTTAAATACATTAGACAATATAATTTCAACAATGTCATATTCAACGGTAAAAGCAAATGGATATCCAAATTTAGGTGAATACCAATTAGCATATCATATTGTGAGGGAAGCAGATTTATTAGCAGCATACGATGTAGATAGGTGTATAATTTATGGTATGTATAGAGAAAATTTAGACTATGATAAATCATTTAAAAGAGCTATAGAATTATTTGATAATAGAATGTTTAAATATCGGAGTGATAAGCTGTTTATAACAAATTATTCAAAAAAAGAATCATTGAAATTACATAAAAAAGCGAAAAAAGATATAGAAAGTTTAAAATTAATATTAAAAGACTAAATCAATTACTAATGGGTAATGGTCAGAATCATATTTTCCGCAATATTCATCGTAGTCATGATAAACAAAAGTATTAACTATATTTTTTCTTATCAAATCAGTAGTTAATATATGGTCAATCATTGAATAATCCTTTTTAGAAGCAGTATTACAATTATTATCAGAATCCCACCAGTCACTGTAACGTTCATTTTGAACAATATTTTCAGAAACACTATGAAGAAGATATTGACCAGCATAATCACCGCTTGTGCCTTTTAATATATCAAGCACTTTTGATATTGGTTTATTATTATTCACGTCTAATACTTCACCATCATAATCATTAAAGTCACCAATCATAATTACTTCATATTGATTGTTTATATATTCAAAAATAACCGTTTGTAAAATGGATGCTTGTGCTTCTCTCTGTGCGCATCTAGAAGGGTCAGTTGGTATGGCAATTAAATGTGCTGAAATAAATGCTATATTTACGCCATTAAATTTAAATTCGGTTATGTAATGCTTGCTAACTCCTGTCGAGCTTACAGAACCAGTATAACCGCAGGTTGAACCAGGGATAGGATAATTATATTTTAATTCTGTTCTAGATAAGCTCGTCAACGGGTCAACTCGGGTAAGCATTCCGACATTTTGTCCAGTTCCAGTGTCAGTGCCTTTTTTTAAGTAAGGTATATAACTACCATCTAACTCATCCTTTAAAATGTTAAGCTCGTCACATCCTTCTACTTCACAAAAATTGATTATATCTGGGTTAATAGCTTTTATTCTTTTGGATACGTAATCCATATGTGTTTTAGCTTCGCTATCATTTTTCCACGTGCAACCATCGCCTGGACAATTCATATTGCTATAATAATCTATAAATAACCATTCTACATTATACTGAGCAATACGTAACTTGTTTTTATCTTGACGTCTGTCACCAATGCTCGTAACTATAGGACATTCTGAATCCGCCAAAATTGTATTGATAAATAAAGAAAAAAACAGTATCCACCTTAACATTTATATTTACTTTACATAAAATATAAATATAAAATTGAGTTATTATTTTGTTAGTTATTTTATTATACTGTATAATATGTTACGCAAAGTGTTATCAAGACCAGTGCAGACCTATATCAAAATATATCCTGAATTAGGGTTCAAGTTACAATTTGATGGTTATAGCAAGACTATAAATGGAATATCATGGATTGGCACTGGTTCTGTTATATATCATAATAATCGTGAAATTTGGAATGGCAGTTTCTTTCTGAAAGATGACACTCAATCAAATAATTATGCTGAATACATGGCGCTTATAATTGGGTTAGAAAAAGCAATTGATTTGGATATAAAATCATTGTTGGTTGAAAGTCACAGTAGTCTTATTATAAATCAAATGAAAGGACTATATGACTGTAAATCATTAACTCTTATTAACCTATACAATAGAACTAAACAATTAGAGGACGAATTCGACTCAATGTATTTTAATTATATTCTAAAAGAAAATAATAAAAGAGCTACTTACTTGTCAAGTATTGCTGTATGTGATGAGTAGTGTGTTTAATTAGTATTCTAATAAATGAACATTTAAGAGTTTATTTGGTTTAAATTTTAAAATATCCAACTCTTTTTTTGTAGTTGGGAATTCATTCTCTCCATAAATGTCTTGTAACATAAGCCATTCAAATAATCCTCCAGTATAAATAAAAACATTATAAAATCCTAATGAATTCAACTGATTATGTTTATCATATATTTTATCATCATTACAATTTTTGCCGTAAATAATAATTTTTACTTGTTTATTTCCAGTTTTTATAAATTTATTTATTATTTCTGTTTCTTTTTGGAAACTCGTTGTATTAGGTATTAAACAATCTTGTTCATTCTCATTTAATGTATTAATTAAAAGATGAATCTCTGAATTTTTTATTACGTATTGAATATCTTCATAATTTATTTTTCTATTTGATTGTGAATTCCCCATTTATTTAAAAATAGTTAAAATATTTTTAAATATTAAACTTTAAAATATTAATTTTAATGAAATTGTACTACAATTTCTACTTCTTCTTTCTTAATACTTTTTGTAGCAGAAACGGACAATTCCTCGCGTTTTTTACGTGTCTTAGAATTATCTATAATATCTTTTCGTTTTGATGTGCTATTTCGGTTATTCATATCTTTCTCTATGGTATCATAATTTTCTTCAATGTAATTAACGACACGATTTTCAATAGCCCATTTGAAAAAATTTAACTGTCCAATTGTCGTTTCTATACACGTTCCTGTTTTATAAGGAATACTTATTCTATCCCATCTACAAAACGGGTCAAACCTTTTTTTGCTATATGCTTTCAATTTGAGCTTATAATCAAAATAAACCTTAAATCTGCGAATTGGACTATTCGAATCTTCAATAGTGTATAAAGTATAATACTTCTTAGCATAGTTAGTAGCAAACCAATCTACAATTCGTAAAGATATCTTGGATTCACCTGTAATAATTTTAAGCATCCTAGTCAAATTATTTTCATCCTTGTAAAAATCCATTAAATTATTTAGCAACAATTCGTTTTGTGTAGTATAATTAGAAGCAGCACTCATTATGTTAAAAATTTAAAACTTATTTAAGTTGTTTATATTACATATTATAATTTTCATTTTAATAAAAAATAAACATAACATATAATATAATGGCTAACTTGTACAATAGTATATTTGGACCTTTAACTAAAGAATCTTGTTATTATTTTTTATTTCTTACAGGGTTTTTCTTTTTTGTTTTAGTTTTATCTATTCTCTCTGAAATCCTTTTTATATACACAAATTTTAATAAATTAAATTTTAGAATGCTTTCAACTGGGTTTTTATTTTTATTTAATATTTTTATTGTTTATTTTGTAAATCGTTTATTATATACAATATGTAGTAAATCGTTAGTTTAATTAATTATCGCTTGTAGTGGTAACACGGTCTGAAGTAGTATTTACTGGTTTTAAAAATTGGTCTCTAATTGCTATATCATTCACATAATCGCTTTCACCTAAAAAAGGATTAAATCCCCTTTGTTGAACCATTTCTCTATCAGCAATTTTCGAGTCTAAATCTTCTCTTTTATTTGATGCTTTAAATCCTACTCCAGAGAGACTTTGATTTAAAATATCCCATGTATTTTCATCATGATTTAATGATGATTCATACGCAGTTCTCTCTACTTCTTTGCTAAAATGAATATTTTCGATTTCATTAATATTTTTTACTCTTCTAGACCTTTCATAAGGTTCTCCTTTTGTCCATTTCCATTCCATACTAATAATATATTTTTTAAATATTATTAATAAACTTAATATTTTAATAATCTTCTCTCACGATATTTAATTGTTTAGTAAATAAAAATTTTTCGTCTGTTATTCTTCTTCTTTTTAAATTACATTCTAAACAAGCTAAATGGAAATTTTCATTATTATGTCCTTTATCATTATTAATTCTATCAACAGACCATTGTTTCATTTCTCTCGATAAATCATATAACACTGACATTTCACAATTACAATATCTACATTTCAATTCAGACTCAATCATTTTTTGCATAACTGTCTCAAATGTTAAAAAATTAATGGCATCAAATCTTTTTTTAATAATATCTTGTTGCTTATAACTAGCTATTTTTTTATTTATTTCTTGTATTATTATTTTTGATACATCATCTAGATGTATATAATTATTTTGAATGATTTCATTTATTGCTTTAATTTGATATGTATAATTATAATATTCTTCTGAAAATACCCATTTCTCTGATACCATACGTTTTTTAGAGTTTTTTACTTCTTTATTATTTGTTATAAATTTTTTTACCATATATTTATTGTTGGTGCCTGTTATGTTTATTTGTCTTGATTCTTCCATAAGATAACTATATTAATAAAATTATATTTAATATAATTATATTTATTATTTAACTGATATAAATATTTTTCAATAAATAAATACTTTGCGAAAATAAGTTAAAATTATCATTATGTATAATTATATAAATATGGAAGAATTTAATAATAATGAAGAATCTAACAAGAATGAAGAATGTCAAGAACTTAAAAATATTAAGTATAAAACAATGTTGTTAAATGGTAATCCATTAAAAGAAACAAAATCAGCAAATGACTTGTCAAATCTGGAATTATTTTTAGAGAATGAAAAAACAAACAACAGTAATGAACCTTGGTGTAAATTAAATAAAACCGTTAAAACAAAAAAAATAATCGAATATATTGAAATATATAAAAAGGAAAAAAACCTTGATGAAGAAGAATGTAAATTATTATTTATTTTTTTAAAAGATAGCATTGATAGGAAAAAACTTCAAAGAGTAAAAGATGTTGTATATGATAAAGTTAATGGAATTATTAAAGAAATACCAGCATTAACTTATACAAAATCAAACAAACATTTTACATTAAAAAATATTGATAAAAGAGTTTCGACATTGAAGTCTCTTGCTCCTATAATTCCTCAAAAACCTATTAAAAATAAAATTTCGATACCTGAAAATATTGTAGCTGATTGTGATTTATAGATTTACAATAATTGTATTAAAAACAAATACATATTGTATATAGGTATGTTTATTTCAGAATTAGAAGACTTAAAAGATATTCTTGAAGAATTGATATTTGAAGATGAACCATCTATATTTACAGAAGAATATACACTAGAACTTATTGAAACAGCAATTCATTTAATGGATATTTTTATGGATGAAAATCCAACAGCTATAACAGAACCAGATTTTCATGAAATTCTTCTTGAAGAAATAAAAGATTTTTTTTATATTCAATTGGAAGAACACATTCTTGAAAGCGAATATATTGAAGACGATATGAATGATTTATTAGAAGACGCATTTGATATTTTTATTAGCACATTTCATCATGAAAGGTCTATTGATAATTTTACAAATGATACAAATGAACTTTTAGAAGAAGAACATGATATTATTAAAGAAAAAATCGATGTTTTACGCAACATTCCACAACCAACTCAAAGAACACCTGAATGGTATCAATTTCGACACAATCTAATAACCGCAAGCAACGCATATAAAGCATTTGAAACACAATCAACAATAAACCAACTTATTTACGAAAAATGCCAACCATTAAAAACAAATTTTGAAGACCCTGAAGAAGTTAAAATGGTAAATGTAAATACATCATTACATTGGGGACAAAAATATGAACCTTTATCTGTATTAATTTATGAGAGTTTATATAATACAAAAGTAGAGGATTTTGGTTGTATTCAACATCCAACTTATAAGTTTATAGGTGCCTCTCCAGATGGCATTAACATTGATAATAAGTCAGACCGTTATGGTCGTATGTTAGAAATAAAAAACGTGGTAAGTCGTGAAATTAACGGAATTCCAAAAAAAGAATATTGGGTTCAAATGCAACTGCAAATGGAGGTGTGCGACCTAGATGAGTGCGATTTTTTAGAAACAAAATTTATCGAATACACTGATTATGATAGTTATAAAGATGATATTGTTTCGGAGGGAAAAATGAAAGGTGTAATTATTTATTTTCATACAAAAGAAGGCAAACCTTTTTATTCTTATAAACCACTTAATATAATTAAAGAAGAAGATATATCCGTATGGGAAGATGATGTGATTTCATTATATCAGACGGAGCCATATAACTACACATACATTAAATTTATTTACTGGAAACTTGAAAAAATTAGTTGTGTTCTTGTATTGAGAAATTATGAATGGTTTAAAAATAATATTAAACAGCTTGAAACAGTATGGAAAACAATTGAAAAAGAAAGGGTTACTGGTTATGAACATAGAGCTCCTATAAGAAGAACAAAAACAAATATACCGTCTAAACATTCCGAAAATTCAATATCAACAGGTTGTTTTCTCAAATTTAATAATATTATTAAAGTTGATACTGAGGTTAAAAATACTATGTAAATTTCAAAATTGTTCAATACAAAATATTCGGAACAGATGTTCTAAATGGCAATAAATTTTCATCTGTTGTAAAATATCCAATACGTGTTCCTGAGGTAGGATTTACAGGAGGCAATTGTTTTACATAATTTGAATGTAGTTCACGCTCTTTATATAATGCTCCACACATTGATGCGGGCATACATGTTCCTTCGTCTGGATTATTTGGGTACTTAATATTATTTGTTATTTGAGCATAAGACCCTAATTTAAATATGGGATAATGCCACCAAATATCGTTGGATGTATTATTAGATATTCCATTGATACTAGTTCTAGGATAAAAATCCTGGACTAAAACATCATTTTGTGCCGATGGAAATGCGCCCATTGCCCCGTCTAAAGCATAATTTGAAAACCCTTCACTTTTTTTAAATGTTTCTATAATATTGAAAAAAAGTGGTAACCCAATAGACAATACTAAAATAAGGACTAAGAATACTATTTGGTTCATATATATAATTAATATTTTTATTGTGTATAACAAATAATATTAATAGATTGAACAAACTTAAAACTATTCACTAATATAAAATAATGGACAATTTAACTGAAATGCGTGTAACAAAACGTAATGGAATGTTGCAAGATATTTCATTTGATAAAATTTTAGCAAGAATTAAAAATTTAGCCCAAGAGGCAAATATAAACATTAATTTTTCTTCGCTTACTATGAAAGTAATTGACCAACTATATGACACAATACCAACAACTAAAATTGATGAGCTTGCCGCCGAACAATGTGCGTCTTTATCTACGAATCATCCAGACTACTCTAAACTTGCGTCACGTATTGTCATATCAAATCATCAAAAAAATACAGAGCCTATTTTTTCAAATGTAATGATGTCTTTATATGAATTTACAAATACTCACGGGATTAATAAACCACTTATATCTCAAGGACTATATGATTTTGTCATAGCTTATTCAACCGAGTTAAACACAATGATTGACCATAATAGAGATTATTTAATTGATTATTTTGGGTTTAAAACATTAGAGCGCGCTTATCTATTTAAAATTGGGTCACTTGTTGTAGAAAGACCACAGCATATGTGGATGCGTGTTGCTCTTGGAATTCATGGAAATCTGAATAATAAAAATAGCCTTCAATTAGTTAAGGAAACATATGACCTTATGTCATTAAAATATTTTACGCACGCAACACCGACACTTTTTAATGCTGGAACACCTAGACCACAGCTATCTAGTTGTTATTTAATTGCTATGGAAGATGATAGTATTGATGGAATCTTTAATACATTAAAGGATTGTGCTCATATATCTAAATGGGCAGGAGGCATCGGACTACACATTCACAATATTAGGGGAAAAGGAACTCATATTCAAGGAACAAACGGAACGTCAAATGGATTGGTTCCCATGCTTCGCGTATTTAATAATACTGCGCGATATGTTGACCAAGGAGGAAATAAACGAAATGGTTCTTTCGCCATTTATTTGGAACCTTGGCATGCTGATATTGAAGATTTCTTAGAAATGAAAAAAAATCACGGCGATGAAGAGTTAAAAGGTCGTGACCTATTTTATGCTCTTTGGGTATGTGACCTTTTTATGGAATGTGTTAAAGAAAACGGAAAATGGTCTCTTTTTTGTCCTCAGGAGTGCCCTGGTCTTTCTGATGTATATGGTGATAAATTTAAAGAGCTATATGAAAAATATAATAGTGAGGGCAAATCACGCAAAATAATAAATGCTCGCGATTTATGGTTTAAAATTTTAGATTCACAAATGGAAACGGGGACACCTTATATTTTGTATAAAGATGCCGCAAATAAAAAATCTAACCAAAAAAATTTAGGAACAATTAAAAGTTCAAATTTATGCACTGAAATTATAGAATATTCAGACTCAAAAGAAACAGCTGTTTGTAATTTGGCTTCTATTGCGCTTCCTGCTTTCGTTAATGAAGAAACTAAATTATTTGATTACGATAAACTTCATAAAGTAACAAAAGTTGTAACTAATAACTTGAATAGAGTAATTGATATTAATTTTTATCCAACTGAAAAAACAAAGAGAAGTAATTTATTACACAGGCCTATTGGAATTGGTGTTCAGGGATTAGCAGATGCTTTTATTATGATGAATATTCCGTTCCATTCGGAAGAAGCAAAAGAAGTAAATAAATTAATATTTGAGACAATTTATCATGCTAGTTTAGAAAAAAGCAACGAACTGGCTATTCAAATAAAAAATGAATTTGGTGTTTATAATAATTTAGACAATTCAATGATTTATAGTGGATATGAGTCATTAAAATATGGGCTAAAATCTCATCATTGTGGAGCATATCAGTCATTTGAGGGTTCTCCAGCATCCAAAGGAATTCTCCAATTTGATATGTGGGGTGTCACTCCTAGTGATAGATATGATTGGACATCGTTAAAGAAATCTATCGTTGATCATGGATTGCAAAATTCGTTGCTAGTTGCGCCTATGCCAACAGCTTCTACCTCTCAAATTCTTGGATACAATGAATGTTTTGAACCATTTACTAGTAATTTATACACTCGTCGGACTTTAGCAGGTGAATTTGTTGTTGTAAATAAATATTTAATGAATGAACTTATTAAACTTGGTTATTGGAATGAAACTATTAAAAATAATATTATTGTTAATAAAGGTTCTATTCAACAATTAGATTTTTTACCACAGAATATTAGAGATAAATACAAGATTGTTTGGGAAATTCCTATGAAACATTTAATTGATATGTCAGCAGACCGTGGGGCTTTTATTTGTCAAAGTCAAAGTCTTAATTTATGGGTTGAGGACCCAACGTACAACACTTTGACTTCTATGCATTTTTACTCTTGGAAAAAAGGTCTGAAAACTGGTATTTATTATTTGAGAAGAAAAGCCAAACATCAACCACAACAATTTACTATTCAGCCAGAAACAATCAATTCTAGGTTAGTCAATGATGATATTTGTGAAAGTTGTTCTGCTTAAATTACTCTCATTTCATATTTAGGAAATAAAAAAATATGAAATAATTAAAATTAGAATATATATATATATGGTTGTAGTTAATTTAAACCAAACTACTTTCGCAACACGAACGCCCAATGTTGCGAATACACTGGTTGGCGCAACTAGTTCTTCACAAGCTGTAAATAATACAGTGCGAACTCCTAATAGTTCGTTATCTGTTACTCCATCAGCTACAAACAGACTATTTGATAACTTATCTGTAGAATATATTCCTGGATATCCAGGACCCATGGGAGATACAGGAGACATGGGAGACATAGGACAACAAGGCGTCCAAGTAATAGGAAGTAGAGGTCCAATTGGGACAAAAGGTATAAAAGGAATTATAGGGGTAATGGGACCACAAGGTGCAGCAGGACCAAGAGGTCCACAAGGATATACAGGAGCTATAGGACCTACAGGAACTATAGGACCTACAGGACCTATAGGACCTACAGGAGAAAATGGTGATACTGGTGCTCAAGGAGCTACTGGTACTCAAGGCGCAACTGGTATTCAAGGTGCTACTGGTCCTCAAGGCACAACTGGTATTCAAGGCGCAACTGGTATTCCAGGTGCTACTGGTGCTAAAGGCACTACTGGTCATCAAGGTGCTACTGGTCCTCAAGGCGTCACTGGTCCTCAAGGCGCAACTGGTATTCAAGGAGCTACTGGTCCTCAAGGTTCTACTGGTATTCAAGGTTCTACTGGTCCTCAAGGCGCCACTGGTATAGGTGCTCAAGGTGCTATTGGTCCTCAAGGCGCAACTGGTCCTCAAGGTGATACTGGTCCTCAAGGTGATACTGGTCCTCAAGGTGCTACTGGTACTATTGGTTCTCAAGGTGCTACTGGTATAGTTGGTGTTGTTGGTCCCACTGGTGCGCCAGGTGCTACTGGTCTTAAAGGAGCTACTGGAGTTGGCGCTCAAGGTGCTGTTGGTTCTCAAGGTTTTACTGGTTCTCAAGGCGCCACTGGTCCTCAAGGCGCCACTGGTATAGGTTCTCAAGGTGCTATTGGTCCTCAAGGCGCAACTGGTCCTCAAGGTGATACTGGTCCTAAAGGTGATACTGGTCCTCAAGGTGCTACTGGTCATATTGGTTCTCAAGGTGCTACTGGTATAGTTGGTGTTGTTGGTCCCACTGGTGCGCCAGGTGCTACTGGTCTTAAAGGAGCTACTGGAGTTGGTGCTCAAGGTGCTATTGGTTCTCAAGGTTTTACTGGTCCTCAAGGCGCCACTGGTCCTCAAGGCGCCACTGGTATAGGTTCTCAAGGTGCTATTGGTCCTCAAGGTGCTACTGGTCCTCAAGGTGCTACTGGTCCTCAAGGTGATGCAGGCCCTCAAGGTGCTACTGGTCCTATTGGTTCTCAAGGTGCTACTGGCATAGTTGGTGTTGTTGGTCCCACTGGTGCTCCAGGTGTTGTTGGACCTACTGGTGCTCCAGGTGTAGGGGTTCAAGGTGCTACTGGTCCTCAAGGTGCTACTGGTCCTCAAGGTTCTACTGGTTCTAAAGGTGCTACTGGTTCTCAAGGTGCTACTGGTTCTCAAGGTGCTACTGGTTCTCAAGGTGCTACTGGTTCTCAAGGTGCTACTGGTTCTATTGGCTCTCAAGGTCTTACTGGTTCAATTGGCTCTCAAGGTCTTACTGGTTCAATTGGCTCTCAAGGTGACACTGGTTCTAAAGGCGCTACTGGCTCTCAAGGTGCCACTGGTTCAATTGGTTCTCAAGGCACGACGGGTTCTAAAGGTGCTACTGGTTCAATTGGGTCTCAAGGTCTTGCTGGTTCTCAAGGTGCCACTGGTTCAATTGGTTCTCAAGGTGCCATTGGTTCTCAAGGTGCTACTGGTTCAATTGGGTCTCAAGGTCTTGCTGGTTCTCAAGGTGCCACTGGTTCAATTGGTTCTCAAGGTGCCATTGGTTCTCAAGGTGCTACTGGTTCAATTGGGTCTCAAGGTCTTGCTGGTTCTCAAGGTGCCACTGGTTCAATTGGTTCTCAAGGTGCCATTGGTTCAATTGGTTCTCAAGGTGCCACTGGTTCAATTGGTTCTCAAGGTGCCATTGGTTCAATTGGTTCTCAAGGTGCCATTGGTTCTCAAGGTGCTACTGGTTCAATTGGTTCTCAAGGTGCTACTGGTTCAATTGGTTCTCAAGGTGCTACTGGTTCAATTGGTTCTCAAGGTGCCATTGGTTCTCAAGGTGCCATTGGTTCTCAAGGTGCCACTGGTTCTAAAGGCGCCACTGGTTCTCAAGGCGCCACTGGTTCTCAAGGTGCCGCTGGTTCAATTGGTTCTCAAGGTGACACTGGTGCTCAAGGTGCTACTGGCGCAACTGGTGCTCAAGGTGCCACTGGTTCTCAAGGCGCTACTGGCGCAAATGGTTCTCAAGGCGCTACTGGTTCTCAAGGTGCCACTGGTTCTCAAGGTGCCACTGGTTCTCAAGGTGCCACTGGTTCTAGAGGCGCTACTGGTGTAGGAGCACAAGGTGCTCAAGGTGCCACTGGTGCCACTGGTTCTCAAGGTGCCACTGGTTCTAGAGGCGCTACTGGTGTAGGAGCACAAGGTGCTCAAGGTGCCACTGGTGCCACTGGTGCTCAAGGTGCCACTGGTGCTCAAGGTGCCGCTGGTGCTCAAGGTGCCAGTGGTGCTCAAGGTGTCACTGGTGCTACTGGTGCTACTACAGGTGCTCAAGGTGCCACTGGTGCTCAAGGTGCTACAGGTTCTCAAGGTGCTACTGGTGCTACAGGAACGGTGGGCGTTGCCGCAACATATAATTCATTTACATACTCATTTACGGCTAATCAAGATGGAATAACAGATCAAACAATTGTTAATAACTTTCCAGTAAAAAATGATAACGGCTCGTTTGCTGCTTATACATATTCAATAACAAGAACAGGAACAAATAACTTAAATATAAGTGTATCATTATCATTAGCCTATATAGAAAAAAATACTAGTGATGGTATAACATTTTCTGGAGTAACCAATGGAACGACAACCCCAATGACAAACTTTTACAATAATAACACTACAAACTTATCCATTGATAGCTTTAATGGATTACCTCTATCACGTGGTGGATATCAATTTTATGGACTCAATAATGTGTATATATCACCTATGACCACACCAACCATTCTATCAAATACATCTTTATTATCTTGTTTCGAAGGGTGTACATTAAGTGGTGGCATTGGAACTTGGGATACTAGCAAAGCAATAAACATGTCAAGAATGTTTTATAATTGTGCCTTCAATTCTAATATTAGTAATTGGAATACAACTTTAGTAACAAATATGAGTTATATGTTTTATGGCGCTTCATTATTCAATAATGGTGATGTATCAGGCAACGCAGGTAATAGCCCAATACTATGGGGAAATACAACTTCAAATGTTACAGATATGTCATATATGTTTTATGGTGCGGTATCATTTAATCAGACTATTAGCAGTTTTAATACTAGTAAAGTAGTAACAATTTCTAATATGTTTAATGGATGTGCCAATTTTAATAATGGCGCTTCTAAAACTACTAATGGAGGCAGTGCTTTATCATGGACATTTAGTAATTTATTAACAGATATATCTAATGTTTTTAATAACGCTCTAGTATTCAATCAAAATGTTGATACATGGAATGTTACAGCAGTACCAAAGATGGAATATGTTTTTAATGGATGCGCTAGATTTAATAATGGATACGGTTCATCTGGTACTTCATTATTGTGGACTAATTCTGTGGTAACAAGTATCAGTAATATGTTTAATGGTGCTACCGTATTCAATCTTACTATGCCAAATTTCACTACTACTAATGTAACAAATATGAGTGGTGTATTTATGAATGCTCAAACATTCAATAAAGCTATATCGTGGAACACTGCTAATGTAACTGATATGAGTAATATGTTTAACGGTGCTACAAGTTACAATCAACCTCTAACAACTAGTGGTAGCATTTGGAATACAAGTAAAGTAACCGATATGAGTAATATGTTTAACGGTGCTACAAGTTACAATCAGGTTATTAATTGGACTACAAGTGCACTTACAAATACTAGCGGTATGTTTATGGGCGCTACAACTTTCAATCAAAACCTTCAGTTAGTTACTGATCTTGTAACAGATATGTCAAATATGTTTAATGGTGCAACACAATTTTGGCAAATTCTTCGTAATGCGACTCCAACTGATAAATGGAGTTTTACTAATGTTACAAATATGAGCAACATGTTTGCTAACGCAACAAGGTATAACAGTGGACTTTATAATTGGAATACAGACAGATTAACAAATTGTAGTAATATGTTTAAAAATGCGACCAATTTTAACAATGTTTGTCAGTTATCTACTAGTTACGTAACTAATATGTCTGGTATGTTTTCTGGTGCTATCGTATTCAATCAATCTCTTTCTACTTTTAACACCTCTAATGTAACAAATATGAGCAATATGTTTTATAATGCCACGAACTTCAATCAAGATATCGCAGGATGGCAATCACAAAATCTAACAGACATGAGTTATATGTTTTATGGTGCTACAGCATTTAATTGTGCTAGCGGAAATGGTTTCGCCTCATGGGCCGCATATAAAGTAACGACTATGAATAGTATGTTTATGAATGCTAGAAATTACAATAAATCTGTATTTAATTTTACTAGCAACCTACTAACAGATACTTCTAATATGTTTAATGGCGCAACATCATTTAATAAATCAGTTAATCTTATTACTACGACTGGTGTAACAAATATGTCTGGTATGTTTGCTGGGGCTACAGCATTTAACAATGAAGCACAATCTTTAACGATTTCTACTGTTAATGTAACAGATATGAGCAATATGTTTAATGGTGCTACGGCATTTAACCAAGAAATATCAAGCTTTAATGTTAGCAAAGTAACAAATATGAACGGTATGTTTAAAAATGCGTCATCATTTAATAAAAATATTGCTACTCTAAATACAAGTTCTGTAACCAATATGAGCAGTATGTTTATGAATGCTACATCATTTAACAATAATGCGCAAGCTTTAACATTTTCAACTGCTAGTGTAACAGATATGAGTTATATGTTTTATGGTGCTTCATCATTTAATCAGGTTATTAGCAGTTTTACCACTAATAATGTAACAAATATGAGTTATATGTTTTATGGCGCAACAATATTTAATAAAACTATCAGTGCTTGGGTAGTTACTAAAGTAACAAATATGAGTTACATGTTTTACAACGCTATAGCATTTAATAATGGAAATGGTTCTGCTGTAGTAGGCACCTTAACATGGACTACCAGTGCTGTAACAAATATGGCATCTATGTTCCAATTATGTTCTGCTTGTTATCTAGATCTAAGCACATGGAATGTTACACTTATAACAATCGCTGCTTCACGCACAGCATTTAACACTGGCGCAGTAAATATGATAATTCCTAATTTTACGGTATAAGCTTTATTAGTGTAAAAAAAATATAAGCAATAATTTTGAAATATAATACAAATGTAATACAAATATAATTATAATAAATACAATTATAATTATAAAAATAAAAAATATCTTTAGTTATATCAAATCATTTTAGCAGCATAAATTATTTAGATTATATGAATTGCGTTAGCAATATTTTTAAATTTAACGCAATAATCATTTAAATCTTTATTAACAGTCATTTTAATAAAACACCTTAGAGTTACAAGGATATCATTAAAAGAGTTATGAAGGTTATTTGGTGTTGTTTCAAATAGTTTTTCATGTAATTCACTCAATTTTGGATATTTTAAATACGGTTTACCATATTTACTTAAAGATTGAATATTACAAAGCTCAATTGACTCCTGTAAAGTGCAATAAATATTTTTAATATTTTGTAAATAATGAAGATTTAATTTTATTTCCTTTAAATTTTTCTCAGAAACACTGGGGGTTACTAAATTAATCATTCTTAATAATTCAACCTTTACTACATTCATATCAAAAGATATATTATGTCCTACAATTTTATCACAGCTTCTCAAATGAAAGAAGAACTCATTAAAAATCTCATCTAGGTTGTCTCCTTTCGTCATTGATATTTTATTCGTAATTCCATGAATTTTAATCGAATCCGTGCTAATTGTAACATTTTCTGGAACTCTTACAATGTAGTCTTTCGTTTCTACTATATCGTTAACTTCATCGTCGTATATAATATAACTAAACTGGACTATATGAGGCCATTTATCCAAAGTATCTGGGCTTATTATTTTCGTCTCAGGCAGGCCTGTTGTTTCAGTATCAAACACTAACACACGCATATTGGTTCAATTATAAATATAATTTTAAGTCGTTGTTTTTTATTATAAGTTATTTACAATAAAAAATACATTTCAATTTTATTTTATTCAATCTATTACGTGTGTTATTACTATTTAATAACTTTTACAAATACCAAAACTTCTCCTATGCCATATTGTAATGCCATGTTCTTTTATTCCATCCAAATGTTTTTTAGCGCCATAACCTTTATTGGTATCTATTCCATAATATTCTGATAAATATGGGTTTTTCTGACATAAGTCATCAATATATTTGTCTCTCTCTACTTTTGCCAAAATAGAAGCCGCCGCAATTGAAGAATATTTATTGTCACCTCCTTCAATAGTTGTATATGGTATAGTTTCTATTTTATTCGTTTTTTTATTTAATATTGTAAGTGGAATAAAATAGTTACCATCTATTAATAAATTGTAATTATAATCTCTAACCTCTTCACTTCCAGAAAGTGAAAGTTTTTTATTAAATTGTTTTCTTACTTCCAATATCGAGTTTCGCATTGCTTGTTGTGTCGCCTGAAGAATATTTATTTCATCTATCGTTGTTTCATCCTCATAACAAACATACCATGCCAACGCATTTGCTTTAATATATTCAGCCACTTCTTCAATCTTCTTTTTTGAATGAAACTTTTTGCTATCCTTCATCTTTGAATGGTCAAAAGTGTCGTCTTTAGGTAAAATAACCGCTCCTGTATAGACTCTTCCAAATAATGGACCGCGACCAGCTTCATCTACTCCTATTTCAAATATTTTATCATCTTCATTATAATATTTCTTTAAAATTTGTTGAGGAGTTTTTGATTTGAGTATTTTTTTATTTTTTTTCGGAACAATAATAACCTCTTCATCTGAATCATCAATAATTTCAGCACATTCATAGTCTGTTTTATTCATATTATATTATATATTTTTATATTTTATTACAAAAATCAATTCAATTATATTATAAACTTTTTTCACTATATAAATTATACAATGAACACTGAAGCATTATTTCTTTTCGTGATTTTATTATTAGGCTTAGTTTTATCTTCTTTTTTAGGAAGCATTTATAAGGAAGGTTTTGATTTAAGCATGTCATCAGCAGAAGATTCGTTATCTAATTTATATAACACCGCAGCTAGTGACGTAGATAGCGCAGTTAATACAACTGCTAATGCTGTAGATAGCGCATATGATGCCACCGCAAATGCTGTAGATAATACATATAATGCTACAACTAATGCTGTATCTAGTGCTTTTGACAATTATAATCATTATACTGGTTCATCTGCACAACTTCAAAGTGGTGCGACATTTTCAGATACTAGTGGTAATACTATAGTGGTTATTACTAATAGTGATGGAACACAATCCTTACAATTAAATCAAGTAGGACAATCAACGCCAATGATATTATCATCTACACCTCCTTCTTCATCTAATGTTCCCGCATCACCAAATACATTTTATGCGCCATTTGGAAATTTAAACGCTACAGTTGTTACAGGTAATAATGGACAACCTGTTATTCAATTTAATTTTCCAAGTGGTCAATCAATAACATTTACTCAAACTAGTGCTCCCTCTAATACGAATACTACTGCTACATCTACACAATATTATGGAAGCACTGGTTATCCAATTCAACAAGCTCCTAATAGTTTAGCGTATCAAGGACCTTATGGCGGGTCCGCTGGAGCTGTAATTGGTCCATATGGAAACACTGCTTATTATGCTCAAGGACCTTATGGAAATACTGTCGCAGGAACGCAACCTTATGGATACCCTAACGCCCAATACCAAGGACCTTATGGCGGGTCCGCAGGAGCTGTTACTGGACCATATGGAAACACAGCATATTATGCTCAAGGTCCTTATGGAAATGCTGTTGCTGGCGTAGCATCAAATCCTTATGCTAGTTCATTACCCCAAGGTATTCCTGCTAGCCAAATACCACCTGGAGAAGAAGACTTATATATTCTTAAGTCAGAAGTTGTTCCTCCTGTTTGTCCTGCTTGTCCTGCTGCGGGTTCATGTCCAAGACAAGAAAAATGTCCTCCTTGCCCTGCTTGCGCACGTTGTCCTGAGCCATCCTTTGAATGTAAAAAGGTTCCTAACTACAGCACTATCAATAATGATTATTTGCCTTCACCTGTTTTGAATGATTTCTCTCAATTTGGTATGTAAAGTATATACACCCTTGAACATTTTAAATGGAACAAAATTTTTGTTTTTATAATATAATTATAATATGAAACAAAAAGGTGATGATTATAAAATTTCTGCAGTTAAATACTATTTGAATAATTATGATACTATGGATAATACTTGTAAAATTTTTAATTGTAAAAAACCATCATTACATAGATGGTTACAAATATACAAAACTAAAAAGAATTTACAAAGAAAACCAAGAAAATCAATATCTTACAAAGTCAAAAAAGAACAAGTAAAAACAGCACTAAATATGATTGATAAAAACGAGCAACTTACTATGGATGAATTATTATTTGATATGAAACAAAAATATCCTGACTTCAATATTACACGGCAACATTTAGGGAGGATTATTAGAACAAATAACCGAACCAGAAAAAGAACAAGACATCAACACTTCCCTAAAGAAAGACACAAAAAACCTACTGATAAAAATAGAGAATTAGAAAATTTCTATTACGAAGTGAATAAATACCCATTAGATAAAATTATTTGTTTGGATGAAACAAGCATTGGTTCTCATTTGAAACCATCATACAGTAGGTGTTATATTGGTAAGCGTTGTGTAATAAAAAGTAATAATAATTTTGTATTTCGTAGTTTTACTTTATTAGTAGCAATAAATAACAAAAAATGTGTAGGAAAAATATTTTATGAAAAAGGTGGAACAACCAAAGAACGAATGGTATATTTTTTAGAAACTCAAATATTTCCAAAATACAAAGACCATTTGATAATATTGGATAATGCTAAAAGTCATAATAATGATATGGTAAAAGAAGCAATATTGAAAAGTGGTAATAAATATTTATTCTCGGTTCCTTATACACCTAAAACAAACGCAATTGAAATGTGGTTTAATCAAATAAAAACATATATAAAAAAGAATAGAGATATATACACTTTTGAAGGTTTGGATAAAAATATAGAAAACGCAATTGAAAAAGTAAAACCAGAAAATTACAAGAATTATTTTGATTACGCTTACAAAACAAAAGAAAGTTTAGAATATAGTAAAAAATCATCTACCAGAAAATGCAAACCGAAAAAATATAAAGAATAATATACTTAAAATTTTCATATAATAAGTATATTATGAGGTTAAAAAGTGAATTATACAAAAAGCAACAGGAAGATGTTATAGAAAAAATTATATCCATATTAGATTTAGCCAATAAGAATACCTATACACTTTATGAATTAGATAAAAATGTTGAAATACAACAAAAAATAATGGAATTAATACCAGAAATAAGAAAATGGTTTTCGTTTAATGGATTAAAAGCAGTTGGAGAACCAAGTAAAATAAAAAGACCTTGGTTAAGTATTATAAAACAATTAACCAAGACAAAATATACTATTGAAAGTAAAGATTTTCAATTTACAGAAAACGGAAAATATATTAGAACACATATTTATAGTTTTAATAATCTTTAAAATTTATGTTTGGTTTTGGTTCTTGTAAGATTACATGTTTGGCACAACATTCTTAATGTTGCGTTTGTATAATGGTAATCAATCCATTTATTCTTGAAATTATTATCTATTTCTAAAAAACATCTTCTATGCGTTTCATCGTTTGTATCACCAAAAGTATTAGGTATATTTATATTTTTATTTTCCATAATATTTATAAAATTAAGTGCTATTTCGTCAAAATGTATAATATGGTCTACATGTAATTTATCTGTATTGGTACACAACACACATTTTTCTGGATTGTTTTTTCTAAATTGAAATGTTTGTTCATCAACACTACTTCTCATAGCAGACATTAACTCATGTTTATTTCCTTTTGGTTTTCCTGTTATAGAACATTTCCACGAAATATCAATTTCACTTTCATCTGTATTAATAATAATAATTTTAAGAGCATTTATATTTAATATATCTCTGGTTATTTTTATATTACACATATTTTGAGTTTTTGAAATATAATCTGGATGTCGTTTTAATACTTCAATTAAAGTAATGTAATGGGATGGATAAATATGTTTTATGTCATCACATATACCAATATCATTATATATAAGATTTTTTACAAATGCTTCAAATTCACCTTGAGTTTTATATGTTTTATCTAAAAAGATTATTGATTTTCGTGGCATTTGGTTTTAATAATATACACATTTTGTGTTTAATATAATTCAATTTTATAATATATTCGTTAAATTATTTAAAATAATAATCTTTAGGAATAGTATAGAATGGAAAATCTAAAAGGAAAACCTCCAGAGTTTTTCAAATCCATCAAAACCTCCTTGAAAAGTGTATTGAAACATCCTGAAATAAACACTACCAAAATTAACGATGCTGTTATTAAGGCAAATAAAATAGTCATTCATACTTTACAGTATTTAAAATTATACTTACTTGATTATTACGAAAACAATAACCATTCATTACCAGTTATTAGCAAAGAACTTATTAATAATTCTATGAAAGTAATTTGTGGAGAAAAAGAAGAAAAACGAGGAAAACCTCCAAAGAAAGAAACGGTTGAAATGAAAGAACAACTTACAACTTTTTACAAGGAACATTATTTACCACTTATGCAAAATGACCCAATTGATTACGCTGGGTTAAATACTGTGTTGGATTATTTGAAAGAAGATGTTATTACGATGTATGAAAATAACATTCAGTTACATTATGTGGAATATGTGGAACGATATGTAAATGTAGTTTGGAAAAATAAGTTTCTTACAGAAAAAATAAGAAAGTTAGGAAAAACAAAAGCAGAAAGAGAAAATAGAATACGAAATCTTTGTAATGAATTAAGAAAAATAAAAAATGATTTGTTAAATGTAGATACTGTTATTTTTACTTCCAAAAGTTATTACCACAAATGGATTAAAGAACAAAAACAACACGTGTTACCTTGCAAAAAGCAGTTTGAAAAAAATAGTATTTACTATGATTTGAAATGTTCTCCTATAGATTACTTACCTTGTATGGTTTATATGATGAAACAAGTTGAAACTGAAATGGAAAGTATTAATAATGTGTTTCCATTGAGAAGTGAAATTACACCTAAATATATAAGAATAGACACAACTACATTAGTGAATTTGTTATTGAGAAAAGAACAAGGAAATAAGGGGTTTTACAAAACAGAAGGGAACTTGAAAAAAAATGAAGATAAAATATGGAATTTCTTTTTTAGAACAGAAAGAAAATGTTTTACCAAAACAGGTTATTCGTTCCATCATATGATTTCCACAGATGGTGTTGGCATTTCTATTTTATTTTTACAAAAAGAACTAGTTGGTAAGAAACTCCCTATGATGAAAAAGAAAGTAGCAAAGGAATTATATATTGATGAACTACCCGATTATTCTGCTTTACAAAATAAGAAAATAATAGGTATAGATGCGGGTAAATGTGATTTGATTTATTGTGTAGATGGTTCAACAAAAGACGCAACTGTATTTCGTCATTCACAAGACCAAAGAAGAAAAGAAACAAAAATGAAAAAATATAACAATATTATTCTCGCTATGAAAACCAATAAAATAAATGGTAAATCAATTATAGATTATGAAACAGAATTATCGCATTACAATAAAAAAACACTTAATATTGCCAAGTTTAAGGAATATATACAAGAAAAAAACCTTATTAACCATATTTTATTTGGATTTTACAAGAAAGAATTATTCCGTAAATTAAAATTTGGAAGATACATAAATACAAAAAGAAACGAACAAAAAATGATAAATGAATTCAAGAAAACATTTGGGTCTCACGAAGATACAGTTATATGTATTGGTGATTGGGAACAGAGAAAACAAATGAAATATAAAGAACCAACATTAGGGAAAGGGATGAGAACCTTATTTAGAAAAAACAATTACGCCGTTTTTTTAGTTGATGAGTTTAGAACAAGTTGTAAATGTTCTAATTGTGAAGGAGGAATATGTGAAAAGTTTAGAATAAGACAACATCCAAACAAAAAGAAAGATGAGATGCGGTTAATTCACGGACTACTACGCTGTAAGAGCGGTTGTGGGTTGTGGAATAGAGACCGTAACGGTTCATCTAATATCTACAGAATAGCAAATAACGCAATAAATAAATTAGAAAGACCAAGTTATTTATGTAGAGAAACAAGTAATCAAGCACTTAAACCGAGTTGCTATAATCAAACTTTACTACAGGTATGAAAAGACCAAACCTTGAACCTCTTTTATTTTTTTGAAACAATATAAAAAGTTCCATTTAAAATGTTCAAGGGTGTAAACCAAAATATCTAACATAAATTATTTATTAGAAATATAATAAATAATTTTATTCACGAGATTTTATACATTTTTTGTCCATCTTAAATGTAGCAGTTTTATCTTCTAGAGGAACAATATTAATAACACATTTTGATTTTTTGCCATAAAGTGGTTCAGTGCATCCTTTTTCTTTTTTCTTCATTGTATTGCTTTTCTTAAACGTAAATACCTTGGGTTTCTCATCTGTACAACGAGACCTAAAGTGTTCATATCTTTCTCTCACATCACAATATGTCAAATTTGATTTCTTATGTAACATTTTATTAACTGTCTCATGTAGTTCATATATATAACGAGAAAATGTTTCTCTGCTAGCCATATGACACATATTCAATGGTTTCTTCTTAAAATTATTTGACAAATTCATCCTACAATACTTACAAGGTAATACATATTGGAGATTTAGCACATAATCCCTATAATGTTTTTTATCCTCATCTGTGGGATTAACAGGATAATTAAAACTCATTATATGTAGATATGTCCATTGTAACGGACCCCAAATTTTTACCATCATTCCATCGCCAGATAAAAAATCTTTTTTCGTGAATACTCTTTTCTTTTTTGTTTTATTATTTGTAGTAATATTTTTACGAGTATGTTTCATTCTATAATTTAATTAGAAAAAATTAAAATACAAATAATAAAATATATGTCAAATTTATATGGATACGAATAAAGCATTTAACTTAACTGTTTTTACTAGCGCAACTAAACAAATCTGTATGTGCTCAGCTACTTCCATTTTTTTGATTATTCTTTTTATAATTAGCCCATTAAGTAATTTTTTTAAAACATCATTGTTTATGAAGTTAATAGCTTTAATAATATTAGTTTATACCATTTACTTAAATAATAAACAAACAAATTCACTAAGAGACGCCTCATCAATGTCTACGGCTTCCCAAATTAAATCACAATTAAATATTAATATTATTTGTAGTTATGTATTTACTATTTTTATAGGGTTATTAATAATTTTTATCATTAAGAGTTTTTTTTAATTTAGACAAACAATCTTCTTTAATAAAGGGTGTTTTTATTTCCATTATTTTGGTGTAATATAACTTATCATTTTTAAAGGAGTGTTTATTAATTTCAATAAGTTCTCCATTAATAGTTCTAAACAACATTTTATATAATTAACTATAATTAATTAGCTTTATATTATATTCGTTAAAACAGTTTCATAATTTCTTCTAGAATATATATAAATGGCTAAATACGTAAATTTTAATGAAGCTCCTGGTATTAGATTGCCACTCGGTAATGAGAATGCTGGTGTGTTTTCTAGAATTAAAAGTGCGGGAGGAAACATTAGCACTACTACACTAGTTACGACATTTGTAGTTATTTTATTTGGAGCTCTAGCACTATTTTATTATTTTTATTATGTTTCAGCAAAAAATAATACCGCTTATAAACCGAATAGCGAACAGGTGCCTCTAGGGACTTCGCAAAGCAGCACAGCTGAGTTATTATTCTTTTTTGCTGACTGGTGTCCCCATTGTAAAGCAGCTAAACCAATTTGGAATGAATTAAAATCTGAATATGAAAATAAAACAATTAATGGATATAAAGTAATATTTACGGAAATAGATTGTTCTACAGAAACAGCTGAAGTAGAAAAAATGGTTAATCAATATAATATAGAAGGATATCCAACCATCAAATTATTAAAGGATGGTCAAGTTATAGAATATGACGCAAAACCTTCAAAGGCTACTCTCACACAATTCTTGAACACTGTTCTCTAAGCTAGAGAGAAATGTTTTTGCGCTTTCCACACCATTATTAAATAAATCTTTGCGAACTTCTATGTTACTTAAAGCATCTTTTAGAACATTTATACTTAAATAACTCGCATTACATACAACTTCATATTTAACATTATGTTGAATATGTTCAGTATTTAGACTGAAAATGGCTTTAAATAAAAAACTTAATAAAAAATCAATCAACGACGATTCAGAATCAATGTAATTTTTATCATCGCTATATCTATTTTTAAATCCTATTATTTCATCGATATTTTTACCAGAGTTAATACAATAATTTAACGGATAATTAGAAACTATACCTCCATCTGTATAACATTTATTGTCGATACAAACGGGCGTAATTAATATTGGCAAACAGCAGCTCATTTGAACTGCGGTAATAAGGGATAATTTTGGATGTGTCAAATAAGATATATCTTCTGGTTTATATTCATTGATTTCAAATGAAAAAAGATGTAACTCAATTTTAGATAAATTATAGAATTCTTCTAATGTAATTTCCATAGGAATATCTTTAGCATCAAGAAGTGGTTTAAAGCATTTTTCAATCGTTTTATGGTCAAATAATCCTTTCTTTGTATAAGCATCAAAAATATTTTGGACATTAATGTTGAAAACATCCTGCCATGGGCGTTTTATAATATAATCATTAATAGTTTCCCAGTCAAATTTTAAACAGATTAATGTTCCAATAATAGCTCCTGCTGAGGTTCCGTATATTGTTTCAATATTTGTCATATCTAAAAAGCCATTGTTTTCAAGATGTTGTATGGCTCCTAAAACTTGAACCATAATGGGTCCTCCTCCAGAAATAACCAAATGTTTTATTGTCATTAATAATAAATAATTGCCTAACTGTATTTAAGTAATTATGTATTTTATGTATTACAATTTTGTTAAGATTAAATTTGTATTTTTTTTTCACACAAAATACAAATGGCTAATATTTTTACTCTTGAAAACATTGAAGATTTCTCTGAAAAACTAAATATAGATGAGTTATATGAAAAAAAACACCAATATGATTTAAATAAATTGGTTTTATTTAATAAAATATTAAATCGTATCCACGTGAGAATAAAAACGGTATCACGACAAAGAATGGATGAACAATTTTGTTGGTTTGTAGTCCCTGAGTTAATAATAGGGGTTCCTAAATATGACCAAGGTGCGTGTATAGCTTATTTGATGGATAAATTAAAAGAAAATGGGTTTAATGTGCGTTACATACATCCAAACACATTATTTATATCATGGATACATTGGGTGCCATCATATGTTAGAACAGAACTTAAAAAGAAGACTGGAATAGCCGTAAACGAATATGGACAAAAGATTGACGAAACCGCAGAGGATGGAAATGGAAATAATAAGTTGATTTTTGAACCAAAAGACCCAAATGATTTTATGTTAAATAGAACACAACAAGACCCTTCACAAAAAGGGAAACCTCCAAAGAAAGAATACACACCGATTAAGTCATATAAACCATCAGGCAATTTGGTATATGATGATGAAATGTTGAATAAAATAGAAAATAAATTTCTGTAGATATATTTAAAAATGTTATATTTTATAAAAAAATAGCTTGATTAATCATACCAAATATTTTATATTTGGATTAAATTATTTGTATATTATATTATATTAGATTATATTATACTATGAATGATAACTTATCTACTAAAACGTTTACAATAAATAATAATATCGCGCGTGGTGCCTTTTTTGGAACAGCAATGTCTTATAATGGTCAATACCAGTTAGTAGGCGATGAAAGCCGCGGCGTTTTTTTATCAACAAATTATGGTCTAAATTGGAGCTTAGTTTCAGATACATCAGGCGATCCTATAAAAGGTCAATCTTTTGTTGCTATATCAAGGAGTGGTCAGTACCAAACAATTGCTACAGGGGGTAAGTCTATATATATTTCTAATAATTTTGGTGTAACATGGGTCGCAAGTTCTTCACCAGTTAAAACATGGAGGTCTGTTGCGATGTCATCCACTGGTAGATATCAAATAGCAAGTGACACAGCAGTGTATATATCTAGTGACTATGGGATAAATTGGAATATAATAACAGCGACTAATTATAGCAATCCAACAACTGTTTCTATATCTTTAACAGGTAAATATCAAAGTGCTGCGGTTAATAATGTTGGAATATTAACATCTTCTGATTATGGCGCAACATGGAACCTAAAAACTAATATAACATCAAATAATACATGGTTTGCGATAGCAATGTCTTCATCAGGACAACATCAAACCGCAACTAAAATTACATCCGCTTCAAATACTGATGTGCTTTATGTATCAAATGATTATGGAAAGACATGGGTAAATAAGATGAGTTTGGTAGGAGTGGTTTTGTGTGTAGCAATATCAGGAACAGGAAAGTATCAATTAATAGCAAACCAAATCACAGGTGCAATTTATGTATCAATCGATTACGGAAATACATGGGCTATTAATGCACCAGGAACTGGTGCTTTCATTCAAAGATTCGGGTCTATTGCTATATCAAAAGATGGTAAATACATTACGTTAGCAGCTTATCAAGGAAATATATTTCAATGTTTTAATGATATAAATTATAGCGGTTCACCAGAGTTAGTGTATTCTACTAATTCAAATGGAACAGCAGAACTTATACAATACATAGGTATTGAAAGTAGTGTAACTATACCAGATTCAATAATTGATAGCGTTAATAATAATTCATATATAGTAACAACCATATACGATGATACTTTTTCAGATTCTACTCAATTGACAACTGTTATAATCCCATCTTCAATAACATCTATAAACCAAAATGCGTTTAAATGTGCAAATTTGATAAATGTGTATTTTTTAGGTGATACTATACCAACAATAAGTCAAGGTAATTTTCCTAATTTAAGTGATACAGTTTATTATAAAGATGGCGCAAATAATTCACCAGAGTTATCTGGATTATTTAATACACAAGTGGTTGCTAAGAGAAATCCAGCATCAAATGTTCTAGCAACTTATTCTGGAACTAGTATATTAGTATCTTGGACAGCTCCTGTAGTTACTACTGGAATATTGACTTATTATAACTTAACAAAATACATTGTAACACCTTATTTAAATGATTCTCGATTATCAGATATAGTGATAACTGTTGTAAATAATTTATTATCAACATCAACTACAATATCAAATATAGATAGAGCAGGATATTATAAATTTAAAGTAACATGTGTTTATGAAACGGTAAATTCATTACAAGTAGAATCAAATAATCTAGTTCCATATATTATACATTGTTTTAATAAAGGAACGAAGATATTAACAGATACTGGATATAAAAATATTGAAACTTTAAAGAAAGGTGATTTAGTAAAAACTCATAAAAATGGTTTTCGACATATAACTTATATATACAAGTCAACAGTTGATTATAAATCAATCAATTCTGATATGTCAAAAATATATAAATGTAGCAAAGAAAACTATCCTGAATTATTTGAAGATTTGTTAATAACTGGTTATCATGGTATATTAGTAGATGAATTATCAGAAGAAAATAAAGAAAAAACTATTCTCAGTGGGAATAATGTTTATAAAGTAGAAGATAAATGGGCATTGTTAGCTAGTTTAGATAATAGAGCAACACCACACGACGAATATGGTATCTACACAGTTTATCATGTGGCTGTTAGTAAATCAAGAAAACATAAATTTGGTATATACTCAAATGGTCTATTAACAGAAGCATATTTTTAACCTATATCATCACCCATAATATACCATTACGTTTCTCTAATATATATTTGATTGTAAAATTAAATATATATTCTCAAAGTAACTTAAAGAACGAAGGGTCGGGAAGGAATTATTTTTTCCCAAAAGTATTTCAGGTTTTGAATTTTGGACATTTATAAATGTCCATTTTCCAAAAGTCCTTATATTTTGGGGAAAAAAGGAAGCCGCCACTGCATAATTGAAAATTACCGTCTGGTTGCTGTAAAAATATTTTTTATTTTGTTACCATATTTTTTTTTAGTTTTGCGAAAAAGTATTTAGGAACATTTTATTTTACATATTTATGGAAACATTTGGAAACCAAAATATGCTGAAATTATGCTCCAAATATTATTGTGAAAAATGTGAATACAAAACAGATAAGAAAAGTAGTTATAAAAATCATTTGTTAAGTGCTAAACATATTAAGGAAACGGATGGATACCCTATTATGCCAAAAATATGCCCAGACTACAATTGTGAAAAATGTAACAAAATTTATAGCAATAGGTCTGGTTTATGGAAGCATAAAAAAACTTGTAAAATTACAGAATCTAACAACGAAATGGATTCTCATTCTAACAACGAAATGGATTCTCATTCTATAAAAACACAACCTACGGATAAAGACCTTATCATGCTTCTTATTAAAGAAAATAGTGAATTTAAAAATATGGTTATTGAGCAACAAAATATGATGATGGAAGTTATTAAAAATGGAACCCATAATACTACACATACAAATTCACACAATAAATCATTTAATTTACAATTCTTTTTAAATGAAACCTGTAAAGATGCTATGAATATTATGGATTTTGTTGAATCCATTCAGTTACAGCTTTCTGATTTAGAAAAGGTTGGCGAAGTTGGTTTTGTAGAAGGTATTTCTAATATTATTGTGAAAAACTTAAAAGCATTGGATGTTACTCAAAGACCTGTTCATTGCACTGATAAGAAAAGGGAAGTTCTATATGTAAAGGATGAAGATAAATGGGAGAAACAGGATGAAGAGAATGTGAAACTAAGAAAGGTAATTAAGAAAGTTACAGATAAAAATATGAGATTAATACCAAAGTATAGAGAGAAATATCCAGATTGTAACAAAAGTATTTCAAGACATTCCGACCAATATAATAAAATTATTGTAGAATCCATGGGCGGGTCTGGTGATAATGACCATGAAAAAGCAAGTAAAATTATTAAAAATATTACCAAACAGGTGCTTGTAGAAAAGGAACAAGAATCTGATTCTATTTAAGTTACTTTAAATATATATTCTCAAAGTTACTTAAAGAAAGTTGGCAGGGAAGGAATTATTTTTTCCCAAAAGTATTTCAGGTTTTGAATTTTGGACATTTATAAATGTCCAAAATTCAAAAGTCCTTACATTTTGGGGGAAAAAAGGAAGCCTCCAGATGCTAATTGAAAATTACCGTCTGGTTACTTAAAAAATATTTTTTAATTTGTGATTGTAATTTTTTTAATTTATACTTAAAAATAAATTCTGTTTATATTGTATGGCAACAATTGGCAACAATTTAGTGGCAAAAAGTGGCATAGAAATGGCAACAAAATATTATTGTGAATCATGTGATTATAAATGCTTTAAAAAATACAACTGGGATAAACATATTTTAACATCAAAACATATAAATTCAACAAATGGCAACGAATTGGCAACAGAAAATGGCAAAAAGTGGCAAAAAGACACAATTTATTGCTGTGAAAATTGTAATAAAGAATACAACGATAGGTCTGGGTTATGGAAACACAAAAAAAAATGTAAATCAAATGAAAACAACGATGATAAAATTAAAAAATCCGATGAACATTCTGATAAAGAAATCATTATGATGCTTATTAAAGATAATAATGAATTTAAAAATATGATGATGAAGGTTTTAGAAAATGGTACTAATAATACTACACATACAAATTCACATAACAAATCATTTAATTTACAATTCTTTTTAAATGAAACATGTAAAGATGCGATGAATATTATGGATTTTGTGGAATCCATTCAGTTACAATTATCAGATTTGGAAAATGTTGGTAAAGTTGGTTATGTGGAAGGTATTTCTAATATTATTGTGAAAAACTTAAAAGCATTGGATGTAACACAAAGGCCTGTTCATTGTACTGATAAAAAGAGGGAAGTTTTATATGTAAAGGATGAAAATAAATGGGAGAAGCAAGATGATGAAAATATGAAACTAAGAAAGGCAATTAAAAAAGTTACCGATAAAAATATGAGATTAATACCAAAGTATAGAGAGAAATACCCAGATTGTAACAAAAGTATTTCAAGACATTCCGACCAATATAATAAAATTATTGTAGAATCCATGGGCGGTTCTGGCGACAATGACCATGAAAAAGCAAGTAAAATTATTAAAAATATTACCAAACAGGTCCTTGTAGAAAAGGAACAAGAATCTGATTCTATTTAAGTTACTTTAAATATATATTCCCAAAGTAACTTAAAGAACGAAGGGTCGGGAAGGAATATTTTTTTCCCAAAAGTATTTCAGGTTTTGAATTTTGGACATTTATAAATGTCCATTTTTCAAAAGTCCTTACATTTTGGGGGAAAAAAGGAAGCCGCCACTGCATAATTGAAAATTAGCGTCTTGTAACTTTAAAAATATTTTATAGTTTGTTACCATAATTTTTTATTATTTTTTTCGGAAAAGTATTTAGGGTTAATTTGTGTTGTTACTATATGACAACAAATAACAACGAAAACAAGCCAGAAACTAGCCACGCATTTTATTGTAAAAATTGTGACTATGGAACATCTAAAAAAAGTAATTATGACACTCATTGTTTGACACTGAAGCACCTAAAAACAACAAATAACAACGAAATCAAGCCAAAAACTAGCCAGAAAATATATGCGTGTGAATTTTGTGAAAAAAAATTTAACGATAGAGCAGGATTATGGAGACATAACAAAAAATGTAATACAACTGAAAAAATATTGGAAAATAATATATCTCTGGAAGTTATTTTGGAACTTATAAAGGATAACAAAGAATTAAAACAATTAGTTATTGAACAAAGTAAAGCAATGCAACAAATAGCTATTAATGGAACTCATAATAATACTACTACTAACTCACATAATAAAACATTTAATCTTCAATTCTTTTTAAATGAAACCTGTAAAGATGCTATGAATATTATGGATTTTGTTGAATCCATTCAGTTACAACTGTCTGATTTAGAAAAGGTTGGTGAAATTGGTTACGTAGATGGCATTTCTAATATTATTGTTAAAAACTTAAAAGCATTAGACATAACTCAAAGACCTCTACATTGTGCAGATAAGAAAAGAGAGGTTCTGTATGTAAAAGATGAAGATAAATGGGAAAAACAAGATGATGAGAATATGAAATTAAAAAAGGTTATCAAGAAAGTTACAGATAAAAATATGAGATTAATACCAAAGTATAGAGAGAAATATCCCGATTGTAATAAAAGCATTTCAAGACATTCTGACCAATATAACAAAATCGTTGTAGAATCCATGGGTGGCTCTGGTGATAATGATGATGAAAAAGCAAGTAAAATAATTAAAAATATCACCAAACAGGTACTTGTAGAAAAAGAACAATATATTGATACTCTTTAACTTACTTTTAACATTATACAAATTTTGGCAATTGGTATTGTAATTATAAAGCGATACAAAAAACTATTCCAATATAGCACAATATTTTAACTATTATTTTAGATAAAATGTCCAATAATTTATTGTCATTTGTCTCGTCTTCTTCAGTTTTATCAGAATCATTTTCCGTAATTTTATCCTCTATGACGGGATGAACCTTTGTGTATTTTTTAATAATTATTTCTTTTTTCACTCCATCGGTAGTTTTTTTTATAATAACGTGTTTTTCATTATAAATATCGATTTCGTCTTCCATCCAATTTGAGATGGAATTCCGACGTTTATGTTTTACATTATTACCAATGCGTTTGTCAAGTTCATTTGGGAATGTATATCGCTTTTTCCTGTTATTGGATTTTATCTTGGTTATACTGTCTGCCATAATAATGTTATATAATCAATATAAAAAATATAAAAAATATAAAACCGAAAGAATTATTATTCGGGTTTTTGTAAACCAATATAGATTTAAAATGCGCTTTGCAATAAATTATAATATTAATATTATATATGAAGAATTACACAATAAGAAAATTAACCAACATTAAAAATAAAACAATAAAAAAAAAAAATTCCAGAATAAAATCACAAGTTGAAAGATTACCTTTGAATCAACGCAACTCAATATGTAAAACAATAACAAAAAGATATAATACATTTGAGGATAAGGTTGAAGAACTATTTAAAAAAAACAGCATTGATTTTTTATCAGCAAACTATAATTTAGAAAAAGAAATATTGAATAACTTAAAAAAAGCAGTTAGTCCTTCTAATATAAATCCGCAAAATGATTTTTATTCTTATATTAATGATAGATGGCTAAAAGATTATGAACTAGCAACAGGACAAGAATACATTGTTCAAGTAGATGATTTTAGAATTGTCCAGGATAAGGTTTATAGAGAGTTGCATGAAATTATACAAAATTATCTAGATGATGCCAAAAATAAAAATACAAAAAAATACAATTGTATAAAAAATGCTTTTACAGCATGTAGAAAATATAATACACAATATCAACAACAACATGATGCTAAAAGCATAGTTGAATTATTTGATGAAATTAGAAAAAATAAGAACAACTTATGGAAAATGCTCGCTTTAATTAACAAAAATGAAATTATTTCATGGGGTTGTCCATTTGTATGGACATTAAATCCCGATGAAAAAAACCCAAAGGTTTATAAATGTTATTTAGATGCTCCTCAAGTTACATTAATTGACCTGGATTTGTATTTTGATGATGGAACAGAAATAGAATATAAAAAAAATTACAGAAATGAATATTTTAAATATTTAAAAAAACTATTCGAGAATGCCTTTGGACCAAACCATAATTTTAACATTAAAGACGTTTTTGATTGTGAAGTAAAGATAATAAATAACATTGGTTGTGACTTAATAAAACAAACAGATGAGGATTTATATAATTTAATAACAAAAGATGAAGCTTTAACAGATTTTGGTTTTAATTGGGAAGAATTTTCAAAAGAGTTGGGATTTGATGATGTTCCAAAAGATTTTGTAACTTCAAATGTAAATTATCTTTTATGTGGAACAAAATTATTGCTAGATGAATGGGACTCGCCACAGTGGAGAACCTATTGGGTTTATATTTATATAAGACAACAACAAAGATGGAGTAAAAAAGGCAAACTAATATTTTATGATTTTCAAGGAAAATTTGTTAGAGGCCAAGCACAACCAATAGATATAAGTGTATATGAAATATTTTCAATGGGGTTTTTATTTAATACATTTTTAACAAATGAATATATATCAAAATATAAAAACGATGAAACCATAAATTATGTAAAAACAATGGCAGAAGATTTAAAAACTGTCTTTACAAGAATAATAAAACGTAACAAATGGTTAGAACCAAAAACAAAAGAAAAAGCATTATCAAAATTATATAATTTAAATTTAGAAGTAGGTTCTCCAAAAATATTAAGAGCAGACCCATTGCTAAATTATAGTCCAGACGACCCGTGGGGTAATTTAGTTAAATCAGCTGAATGGAGGAATAAAGAAGCTATTAAATTAAATGGAAAACCAGTAATAGATATACCTGTTATAGATTGGTCCACACTTCCTCCAAAATTTATAGGAACACAGGCATATGTTGTAAATGCGTATTATATGCCATCTAAAAATGGTATATATATACCATTAGGATATATTCAAAAACCCTTTATAGATTTAGATGAAAGAGGGGTAGAATATAATTTAGCAAGAATCGGTTTTACAATAGCTCACGAGATGTCTCATGCTTTAGATGACCGCGGTAGTAAATATGATGAATTGGGTGTTTTAAATAACTGGTGGTCAAAAAAAGATAAAACTAAGTTTGAAGCAATTCAAAAGGATGTAGTCAACCAATATGAGAAATTTGCTTCCAATGATGGGCTAAAATTTGATGCCTGGCCGAGTATTGGCGAAGATTTAGCGGATATTTCAGGTTTAACTATATGTAGGGAATATTTAAGAGATTTTCAATTAAAAAATGAGGATATTTTACCTATTCAAAAAATATCATTTGAGGCATTTTTTATATATTTTGCTGTTCAACAAAGACAAAAGTTAAGCAAAAATGCTTTATCTTCACAATTAAAATCAAATCCACATCCTTTAGACAAATATAGAACAAATGTGCCACTTTCAAGACTCCCAATATTTAGGTCAATATTTAATGTTGTGAAGGGGGATAAAATGTGGTGGCATACAACCAATCGAATTTGGGAAGAATGAACTAATATATTTTATGATAATTTAGAAAAACACCTAATGAATATTTTTTTTTATAAGTTATATATATAAATGGCAAAAACTCGTCGCTCTATTTCTCGTTCTGCATCCAGATCTCGTTCCGCATCTAGATCTGCTGCTCGCTCTGCTGCTCGCGGACGTTCCCGCGCTGCTTCCCGCGCTGCCTCTGCTGCTGCTTCCCGCGCTGCCGCTGCTTCACGCTCCGCCTCTGCTGCTGCTTCCCGTGCTGCCTCTGCTTCCCGCTCTGCCTCTGCTTCCCGCTCTGCCTCTGCTGGTCGCGCTGCCTCCGCTGCTGCTTCCCGCGCCGCCGCTGCTTCTCGTGCCGCTGCTGCCGCTGCCTCCCGTGCCGCTGCTGCTTCCCGCGCCCGTGCCGCTGCTTAAGCAACCAACCCTTATATAGTTCAAATTTTTACCACATAGATAAATATTTAAACTTCCGTAATATTTAATATTAACATAATATATAAAATGCCTATTACATATAAAAATAAATCAAAAAGAAATTACGTTAATAAAAGAAAAAATAAAACTTTAAAACGTCCATCAAAGCAAGGTAAAAAATGGGTGACTGCTATAGAAAAAGCACAAAAAACCTTAATGCGTACTGGTTCTATTCAATCAGCTAAGGCAAGTTTAAAAAAACAGGCATTGGTAAATGCCAGGAAGTTGTTTGGTTCTGTAGGCAAAATCTTGTAAACCGCGCAAAAATTGTCTTTTTTGTTAGTTAATATTATTATAAAAAATTGAAATAATATTAACAAAATATTAAAACACAAATTGTTTATATTATAATCATGAATCTATATCAAATAGTCGGACTAACAAAAACAACTGGTCTTGGCACGTCTTATCAAACGGGCGATAAAAATTATATATTGCTAGATGAGAATGGTAAAGGGATTCTCAAACCAAAACTTTTCACGAAGTATATATTATATATTTTATTGGAAAAAACGTATTACGCAATCCATTTGTCAAAATATGACTGTGCGTCCTTTTCTGGAAAACTATGTTATATCGGAATGATGAGCGTAATGCCTTGTAATTACGCAGAAGATTCGTCAAGTATTACTCATGTTCCAATACAACCACTTTCTGTTTTTGCGAATTTTGAAGAAAAAAAGTATGATTATGATGACGACTATATGGATTTATATTTACATGACGAACCAGATATTTATGTGTTTCGGTTTAGTCGTATAGGTGGAAATGAGCTTAACCCGTTTGGTTATGTCCATTTTAATATGGATTTGTTTGAACCTGTGTAAGTATATAAACGTGCGAATTTGAAGTGATAAAATATATAAAAATAATATAAAGCTATAGGTATGGTTTATTTATAGATTTATAATGAGTTATCTTGAATTAGCAATGTTATTTCTATTGTGTTTGGTTGTTTCTCCGCCCATAAGTATGATTTTTTTAGTTTTATTATATTATTTTTATGAAACGTTTGCGAATTTCTAATGATTATCCTTTTGGTAAATTTACAACAGGATTATTATTTGATAAAGGCAAAGGTGTAATAATGTTTTTAGCAGGGGGTTGTGTAGTATTTTCAGAAATTGTTACAGGAGATATGGGAGTTGAGTTTTGTGGTTGCGTTTGTGTTGATAGCACTTGATGTTGAATTGGAGACGCTGCTACTACAACAGGTGGTTGTTGATTAGCAGTTACTGTAGGCACCGACGCAACTGTTTGTTTAGTTTCAACAATTATTTTATTTGCTTCGTTTTTAAGCGTCTCTATTTGATTTTGTGTTGTTTCTAATATTTTTGTTTCAACAATAGCTTCGTAAATTTTCATTCCATTAACATAATCAGTCTCGCATTTAACATATAAATCTACAATTAATCTCCTTGTTTTTTCAACAGATTTTTGTAGTGATTCTTCTGTCAATTTTGGATTAACCCTAATAACTTTTTTACCTGAATATGGGTCAGAAATATATGTGAATAATTCATTAATTACAGATAGTAATTTTGATTGATTATCCGCAGCGTTTTGTATCATTTGATTAATATTATTAGCATAATCAATAAATAACTTATTTTTTTTATTTAGTGTGTATTTCGCACTGTATATTGATGGCTGTCCCTGGCAACCTTTTTTATCCATATAATTTCTTAACTTAATATCACTAAATTTAGTAATTTCAGGTGGCATTGTTTCATTTCCTGTAAATGCTGTGTAAAAAGTTTTTAAATCTTTCATAAATTGAACTTTTGTGGAATCAGACATGCCAGTAAATGTGCCATTAGAGTAATCGTAGTTATCATCTAAATATAAACGCATCAATTCAGGCATTCCTGGTTCATCTTGTAGTGTTTTTGTATTTCCATTTATATCAATATTCATATCACATACCTTAGGTTGAATTGTTATATTACCAGTAGTATCATCAAAAACCTGTCCTTTTTTTAGTGCTCTAATTCTGTTATCACAAATATTTAATTTATATAATTTTCTATTAACATTTTTAGGTATTTTATCTTTGTCCAATAATCCAACTTTAACCGTTTCACCATCAACACCTTTATAAGTATAAATAGGATTAATAGTCATAACAATAGAAGCAAATAGATGTGCTATTTTAATATAAAATTTAGCTATACCAATACAAACACGTTTTTTCCTAATTGTTTTTTGGGCATCATTTGATATATCTAATCCTTCAAGATTATCTTTATTAATAAAAACGACCTTATCTTTTTTAAGTTCATTCACATCAATACCATCTTTAATTCTTTGCGCTAGATATGTAATTTCTACATCATTAAAATATCTTTGAATAATGTCAGAAGTTAAAATAACTAATTTATCACAATATGCCTTTTCTGTAAGTTTGCTTAAACTCTTAAAATCCATAGTTAAAATATAATATGTCGCAATATAGTCTATTACGTCATAAAAGTTTTTAAATTCTTTATCGGCATTTTTATTAATGTTAGCGGATGATGTATTTCCCATATATTATAACATCTAAAAAAATGTGAGAAAAATAATATAAATAAAATTGAATTAAAAATATATTATATTATGAATGATAATATAAGAAATGAGCAATGACAACAAAAGTAAAAAGAGGAAGACCAATATAATAAATAAGACAGAATTATGGAATATATTTGATGATGAAATAGAAAATCCGAATAAATCAAAAATTCCATTAGAATGTATTTATAGGAATTCTGGTAATAGAGAAATGTGTGAGAGGTGCGAAACTATTTTAGCCTTTTCAGATGAAGGATTCTTAACATGTACAAATTCAAAATGTGGAATTATTTATAAAGACCTGGTTGATCAAACCGCCGAATGGAGATATTATGGAGCTGACGATAATCAAAATTCTGACCCAACCAGGTGCGGCATGCCAATAAACCCATTATTAAAAGAGTCCTCATATGGTTGTAAAGTTTTGTGTATAGGTCCAATGTCATATGAAATGAGGAAAATTAGAAGATATACTGAATGGCAGTCAATGCCATATAAAGAAAAATCACAATACGACGAATTTCAAATCATTACTACAATGGCGCACCACGCTGGTATTCCAAAGATGATAATCGACGATGCTATTAGATATCACAAAAAAATATCAGAATATGAACTGACCTTTAGAGGAGATAATAGAGATGGTATTTTAGCAGCTTCTATATACATATCATGTAGAATAAATAATTTCCCACGAACCGCAAAAGAAATAGCTGTTATATTTAATTTAGATGTTACAAGCGCAACAAAGGGTTGTAAAAACGCATTGGCTATTATCAATAATTTGGAAAAAGATATGGATAATAAAGAGAAGACCAATTTTGGAAGAACAAAACCAGAAGCATTTATTGAAAGGTATTGTAGTAAGCTAAATATAAATAATGAGCTTACTAAATTATGTCAATTTATCGCAATGAAAATTGAAAAATTAAATATTATGCCAGAAAACACGCCTCCTTCTATTGCTGCTGGTGTAGTATATTTTATTTCACAAATGTGTAAGTTAAATATTAGCAAAAGAGATGTTAAAAATGTTAGTGAAACAAGTGAGGTCACGATAAATAAATGTTATAAAAAATTAGAAAAAATTCAAGACGAATTAATTCCAGTAACCATATTAAAAAAATATACAAATGCTATTTAAGGTCTTCTAAATAATTTATATAAATCCTTACTAGTTCTATAAATATTTTTTGTATTGTGTTTTTTAATTTTTTGTAATACTTCAAAAAAATCTCGTTCAAGTTGTTCAATATCTTCTTTTTCATTAACTTCACCACAACATCTATTATTCAATTCATTTAACTCTTCCATGTCAATAGCATTGACCTTTACATTTTCTGAAGCATCTTCATATAAGAAGCCAGATTTTCCGCAGAGATTTTCATTACTTCGACAATGTATAGCAAAATTATAAAGAGTTACTTCATTGCTTTTAACGTAACAGGTATCTTTAAACATTTTACATAACCCTAATTCATCGTTGCCTTTTTTATTTGGCATAAACCATTTGCACGAAGCGCATGAGGGCTCATACGCAAATAAACAAGATATGATTGAAAATAAGACTAGATATGATAACATTATTGTGTAATTAATATTAATTTATATCTTTAAATATATTTAAATATATATAATAGTTATAACATAAAAAATAAAAAGTTTTGTAAAAATATAAATGTCAGAATTAAAGGTTCCAAAACGTGTTTTTATTGTTCCATATAGAAATCGTGTCCAACATAAATTCTTTTTTAGCAAATACATGAGTTTTATTTTAGAAAATTGCGATGATTATGAAATATATTTCTCTCATCAATGTGATGCTAGAACTTTTAATAGAGGCGCAACAAAAAATATAGGGTTTTTAGCTATTAAGAACAAATATCCCGACCATTATAAAAACATAACATTTATTTTTAATGATGTTGATACCATTCCATTTAATAAAATTTTTGATTATGAAACTACTCATGGCGTTGTGAAACATTATTATGGATTTAAATATGCTTTAGGCGGTATAGTTGTAATGAAAGGTTCAGACTTTGAAATGACAAATGGGTTTCCTTGTTTTTGGGGATGGGGTATGGAAGATAATACGCTTCAAAAAAGATGCGAAGGGCGTGGTTTAACGATTGATAGGAGCGTTTTTTATAATATTGGTAGTCCAGAAATTTTACAATTGTTTGATGGTATATCAAGAATTATAAGCAAAAAAGACCCTTGGAGAGGTGAAAATGATAATGGTATTGATGGGTTAAGAACAATTCATCAATTAAAATATACAGTTGATGAAATTTCTGAAAACCCTAACGACAATATTTTTTCAATAAACAATAACAAGATTTTTTTCATAAATATTTCTACCTTTTTGACATATATACCATTTGGAACAGAAGAGTATTACAGTTATGATTTAAGAGAACCTAAAAGAAAAATAATTAATCCAGATAAAATTAGAGAAACAAAAAAAACGGTTATATCAACAAATGATTGGTCAAATATTCCTTATTATCCAACAACAAGAGAGAAAAGAGAAAATGTAGCAAAATATCTAACCTCAATGGGAAAATCAGTCCCTGAAACATTAATTAGGCAAATAGAAGAGGATAAAAAAAACGAAATTGAACAAGATACTTTTAATAACTTTAATACAATTAATCGCGCTCAAGAAACATCAGTTGTTAATAAAAATATACATTATATTCCATCACCAATTAATCATAATATTAATCAAATACCAATTCAAAATATAAAACAACCACCCGCACCTCCTCATAAATATTCGCAACAATACGCTGCTTATGTGGGCGCACAACCTAGAGCTCAGGCAAGCGCACGTATTAAATTAGGGGGCGTTTTTTAATGTTTAATCCAGACATAAATCATTTCATTATAGTCATTTTGTCTTTGTGATTTTTTATAATGGTATATATCATTTGCTACACCAAATAATTTAATTAATACATTTTCATACACTTCTTTACATACATTTATTATGTAAATTCCATCTTTTTTTAATCCATTATACGTTTTAGTAAATAATGGAATGTAGAAATTATTATCCATGTCATTTTTAGAACTATATTCAACATTGTTTTCATATTTTTGTATAAAATAATAGGGGGGCGATGTAAATACAAAATCGTAATCAAGACAACTGTAATTTACATTTAAAGCATTTTCAAAAATCATATCAATTTTTGTATGGGATTTTTGTTCAAGATAAGATATAAGATTTGAATAAGGTATTTTTAAACTGGTATTAATTTCAATGCCAATATATTTTTTTATGTTTAAAGCAGAAGCTGCCACAGCCGCACCTCCCCATCCAGCACAAAAATCTAATATGGCGGTTGGCTTATATTTTGAATAAATTTCCATATACACTAATGGTCTTATTATATTGATTGCGCTGATACAAATATTATATACTTCTTTATAAACAGTATATTCATTTTTCTTTTGGTTTTTATTTTTAACATTTTTGTAATATGTAAGCATTGTCTGAATAAATTTTTTCTTTTTGAATTCGTCAATATTTACAATAAAATCAAAAAAATTAATATCATATTTTCCTTTAGTTTCAAGACGTTGTGTAAATGTAAAATAATCAACTACATTGTTACCAATTCTTGACCTAGATGACATAATATATGCTTTATCTCCTATTTCAATCAATTTATTCATTTCTCTCTCAACATCATTCATATGTATATTTTTTACTTGTTTAGATATAATTTCCTTTTCTGTATTAGAAAAACTATTAGTAATCATTTAATAATGTTTGAGAGAAAATATTTTATGAAACAATTTAAATTTAAATACTTTAATATTATAAATTTAAATGAAAAATATTTGTGATATAAATCATACTTTTTATATTAATCTACTTGAAAGACAAGATAGAAAAGAACATGTTGAAGGAGAGCTAAAAACATTAGGAATTACAGGAGAAAGATTTAATGCTATTAAATTACCAAACGGAGCCCTTGGTTGTAGTATGAGTCATTTAAAATGTCTAGAAATTGCGAAAGAAAAGAAATGGTCGCATGTGTTAATTATTGAAGATGACATTAAATTTTTAAACCCTGAATTATTTAAAAAACAATTAAATGCCTTTTTATCAAATCATAGTGATTGGGATGTTGTTATAATTGGTGGAAATAATGTTCCGCCATATGAAAAAATCGATGATACGTGTGTAAAAGTAAATAGTTGTCAAACAACAACTGGTTATTTAGTAAATGGACATTATTTTGACACGTTAATCGATAATTTTAGGACAGGTATTAAAAAACTTATGGAGGCACCACATCTTCGTATTTTATATGCGATTGATAAATATTGGTTTCAACTTCAACAAAAAGACAAATGGTATTTAATAATACCTTTAACCGTAACACAAAGACAAGATTATAGTGACATTGAAAAAATACAGACAAATTATACAAAGGCTATGATTGATTTAGATAAAAAAGATTTCATGGAACGCATTAGAAAATCGCAAAATCTAAAAAAATGAAGACCATATCCATTATACCACACTGACTATCTAAATTTTATTTTCTTTAACTAATTTTGGAAAATCGCTTAACTCAATGTCTGTAAAATAATTATTTGTAGATATATTTAGTATATTGGTTTTGTAACATTCATCTAAATTAAACCCTATAGCATAATCTTCCAAATATTCACAGTGTATTTTTTCTCTTTTGTTAATTAAGTTTGAAATAGCACTCTTAGAGAGAAAATAAAACCTACCACTACAGTATTTGGTAACATATAAAGGTAGTTTTTTTGGTAATTCTGGATGAATTCGATGATATTCTGATAAATAAGGCTGTTTTACATCAACAATGTATCCACCATAATGTGGTTTTGGACTCATATTTGGTATTATCTTAATAATATTATCGAAAAATTTAGGTTTGACTAATATTTGGTCATCATCCGTTTTAAATATATATTTAAAACTAAAGGTATAATATACCGCTTCATAGGCAGCAATTACTTTTTTTGGAAGCGAATTATAATCATCTGGAACATTTACATACAATATTTCATTTTCATTGTCAAATTTAAACTTTGAATCTAATTCTTCATTACCAATTACATGATAATATTTTAAAGAAAGAGGAATGGATTGTAACCAAGTATTTTTTTGAAAAAGTGCCTTTTGTCTGTATTTTTTACAGTTCATAATGAGCATTATAAAATCCTGTTCAATCATATACATTTATTTTAGATATGTTTTAAATAATTATAATAAATATAGTTTAAAATATTATCCTATATTATATAATGTTAATTACATTTGATAATATTAATAAAATTTTATTAGAAAAAAATATAAATATTTCTGGGGCTTTTCACATAGGGGCTCACGAGTGCGAAGAATTAGCATTTTATCAACGTTTAGCTCTTACAAATGAAGATATAATATGGATAGACGCAATAAATTCAAAGGTTATTGAAGCAACAAATAGAGGTATTCCAAATGTATATAACGCTGTAATAACAGATAAAGATGACGAAGAAATTTCATTTAATGTATCAAATAACGTTCAATCATCCAGTGTATTAGAATTTGGCACACATTCACAAGAACATCCTTGGGTAGTGTATGTAAATAAAATACAGCAACAAAGTATTACAATTGATACTTTTTTTGAAAGAAATAATATTGATGCTTCTAAATATAACTTTTGGAATTTCGATATCCAAGGCGCTGAACTAATGGCATTAAAAGGCTCTACTAAATCTATACAATACGCAAAAGCTATTTATCTTGAAGTTAATGAAAAGGAATTATATAAAAATTGTGGATTAATTAATGACATTGATGTATTTTTATCAAAATACAATTTTAAACGTGTTTTGACTAATATGACAAAACATGGTTGGGGTGATGCGTTATACATTATAGATGTATAAATTATAGGTGTAATATATTATATTATGATATTATATGATATATGTATATGGTGATAGCCATGGGCATTTCAGTTTTAATAATTTAGAGTTGCCTTATAAAGATTATCATAAGTCATCCATAACAATGTTTCGTATTGGAAGGGACAATACTATTATAAATTTCAATAAGAATGAAGTAACTACAAAGGATTTAGTTTGTTTAGTATATGGCGAAGTTGATTGTAGATGTCATATACAAAGACAAATAAATAATGGAAGAAATGAAGATGATGTAATTAATGAATTAGTAAATAATTATTTTAGAACAATTAAAAACAATGTAAATGACAATGTAAAAGTTATTATTGTTGGAGTAATACCACCAACTAAACAAAATGACTATGAAAGAATACATGGACCAATATTACATGAATTTCCGTTTATAGGAAAAGATGAAGAACGAGTTAGATATACACAAAAGGTAAATATATTATGTGAAGAATTATCCAAAAGCAATGGATATATTTATTTCAATCCGTATTCTTATTATACGAGAGAAGATGGAACATTAAAATATGAGTTGTCTGATTCAATTGTTCATTTAGGTGATAATAATTTTTTCTTAAAAAGTTTTACTGATTTATATAACAAAATCTAAAATTAATATTTATTTTAATAAACAACATAAATTATATAAATAAATAAATTATATAATATAAAATGATGATAACTTTTTCTAGTTGTTTTTACATTATTAAATCTAAGTTTGAATCAGATGTTTATATTAAATGGATGAATAATTTTATATCTATTGTAAAT